TGACGCATAATTATAGCATAATGACGCATAATTATCGCATAATGACGCATAATGACGCATAATTATCGCATAATGACGCATAATTATCGCATAATGACGCATAATGACGCATAATGACGCATAATGACGCATAATGACGCATAATGACGCATAATGACGCATAATTATCGCATAATGACGCATAATGACGCATAATTATCGCATAATGACGCATAATTATCGCATAATGACGCATAATGACGCATAATTATCATCACAATTGTGATAATTATAATGGCTTCAAGATAAAACATGACCTCGACGACACTAATAGACTTATCTGAACTTTATCATTTCCTGCCATGGTATCCCGATACTACGGCTGAAAATTTTGCCTCGTCCACGTACGCCAAGGCGCAGTTCCGCCGACCGGTTGCGCGCGATGATGCCTCGGAAGAACAGGGCTACCTGGCGCACCAATTGCTGATTGCGCGCTTTCTGTCCCAGTACACCACCTACCAGAATTTGCTCGTTGTACACGAAATGGGTACTGGCAAAACGCACGTTGCGCTGGCCGCGCTGGACAAGATCAAGACTGCGGATCCAGCGGTCCAAGTCCTCTTTCTCGCGCCGAGCCAAACGATTGTGCAAAATTTCCTGCACCACCACGACCGCTCCAGCAACGCTTTCCAATCCTTCCTCAAGAGCCGCAACGAAGCCCCGGGGGCAGAGGAGAAGGAGGGCGATGAGGATGACGACCCCGTCGCCGGAGAACGCGCGCATCGCTGGGCCAAGCGCCGGCGCGCCTTTGGCCTGGAGGCCTTCACCTACGAGACGTTCGCCAAGAGGATCGCTCCGTGGTCGGACGCGCAACTCGTGCGCACCTACCCCAAAATGCTCATTATCTGCGACGAATGCCACCACTTGTCAGCGGAGGTGCCCAGCAGCAGCAGCGCTCCGCCGTCCTCCTCGGCACCAGCAGCAGCACGATCCCGTCTTGTCTCGGCGACGTGGACGAAGCGCGACACGTACAAGCAAATCTTTCGACTCTTTCACCAGGCCCAGGGCTTCCGCAAGACGCTGCTCATGACGGGCACGCCGATTCGGGACAGTGTCACTGAAATCGCACCCCTCCTCAACCTCGTCTTGCCCGAGGACAGACAAGTGCCCACCGGAGCGCGCTTTCTCAGCACGTACTTCCATGCCAAAGATACTGTCCAGCATGTCACCACATACGAGTGGAAGCCTGGGGCAGAGAAACAACTAACTGTCGCACTTCAGGGCCTGCTCTCTGTTTTCAAAGCGCGACTGCCCAATATCGAAGTCGATTTTCAGGGTGAGGTCGTGCCTCCGATGAAGCACTGGAAGCTTGTCATGCACCCCATGTCGGATTTCCAGTCCTACTGGTATGAAGAGGCCTGGCGCCGAGGCAGTGGCTCAACGACGACACATGAGGAGGAACAGCAGGCGACGACACAGCAAGCCGACAAGGCGTCGGACTCTCTGTACAAGGAAGCCATCCAGGCATCGCTCCTCATTCTTCCCGTCGCACAGGGCGAAGAGGAGCTGGGCGTCTACGGAGAGGCGCTCTACCGCCAATTCATCGTGCAACGCAACGACCGCGTGGCCATGCGAACCGGTGCGCCATGGCCCCCCGACCTGTGGCAACTGCTCACGTCCCGAACGACTTCTTACGCGGACAAGGTAGAGCAACTCCGCGAGTACTCGGCGACCTATGCTGCGGTCATTGATGCGATACTTCAGCGCCCGACAGAGGTCGCGTACGTGTACTGTAGCGCCGTCATGGGATCTGGTATATTGGCCTTCGCGGGTCTTTTGCATTCATTCTTTGGCTTTTCCATCATTACCAGGGCATCCCAGTTGCAGGATCCCTCAGTCCGGCGCGTCGGAAAGCGGTGCCTCCTGTTGAACGCACAGGTCGGTTTGCGAGACAGTGAGATTCCCCGGCTCAGCGCCTTCGTTAACGATCCCACCAACGCCGAAGGAGAGTTTTGCCAGGTGATTCTCTCGACCAACAAGACCAAGGAGGGCATCTCGTTTGCGCACGTTCGTCAGATCCACATTCTGACGCCGGCGTGGAACATGTCGGACATTACGCAGGCCATGGCGCGCGGTCTCCGTCACGGCTCCCACGATGAACTGCACCGTCGAGGCGTGCGACCGCTTACCGTCACGATTTCTCTCCACTGTGCCGTGCCCGTGCAGGCCGAGGACGAAGGTGGGGCGATGGTGAAAGAGCAGAGCATTGACTTTTTGCGGTACGCTCGTAGCGAGCGCAAAGACATGAACGTCCAACTGGTGATGCGCATGTTGATGCGAAGCGCGTGGGACTGTCGTTTTTGGAAGGACCGACACGTCTCGGGCGCCGGGCAAGACTACTCGCGTGACTGCAACTACACCGTCTGCGACTACAAATGCGCCGGTGAGGAGTCGTCAGCCATGGACTTTGACACTTACGACCTGTACTACGGTGAGGCAGACAGGGATGGCATCATGCATATTATGCGTGACCTCATCGAGAACGGCCCTATCAACATGCCTACAGAGCAGTTGCTCGTCGCCACAGAGCAACGTCTCGGTCGTCGCCTTCGTCCATTTGAGTGGACCAACTCCCTCTTTGCCCTTGTGGATCGCGCAGATGTGCGAGGGCCCTGGGGTCAGGCTGGCCTCTTGACGTACACCAGCGGATGCCTTTCGTGGACAGACCAGCCGGCCTGGACAGACGGCGCCTTCACCGCACCCAATATCATGGACATTCGCGTGCGTGAACCGTCCTTCCGGACCGCATTAGCGCCATTCGAGACGCTCAACCAGCTCAATCCGCATTGGCTCCAAATCCTACGGACGCTCAAGCACCTGTTGCGGGACAGCCCGACGCCGGAGGACGCGATGTGGCCCGCCGTGCTCCAGCGCTGTTCGTGTCTCCCTGACGTCGCGTGGAGCGATTTTTTCCAGCATGTGTGGGTCACCTGGGCCCGATCTGCAGCGACAGTCGCCTGGACTTGGTTGCGCGCGGTCCACGAAGCTCTTCCAGGGAAAGTGGCCTTCTCGCCAACGACAGCCAGCTCGATGACCGACGTCAAGGGCGTCACACTTGCCTTCTCCACTTCCGCTGACGGAGCGCCCACACGCCTAGGCGCAGAGGCGCCCCTGTGGAAGTTTGAAGAACTGGGAGCACGCCGACCGACAACCATGACCACCGTTGCCACGACAACGGCGCCTCCCCCCGCAGGACGCCAGCGGGCCAGGAGGGCCTCGGAACCAGCCACTGCACCAGCAGTCGCGACGCGACCACCGCCACGCTCTCGTTCTTCTCGCACGAAGCACGCGCTGACGCCGGCGCAAGAGCGCCGATTCATCTTTGACAATGTGGCGGGCTTCTATGGTATTATCGAGCCTGGCGGTCAGTTTCTGATCCGCAATGTCCAGGACAAGGCTTTGTTCGCTCCCACGCACACTGGGTCCAAGAAAGACGTCCCGAGTGGGCGCGTGTGCGCCAACTTTCAGGTAAAAGACCTTCACCGCATCGTCTTGCGCTTGTGGATGACGCATCCCGTGTTATTGCAGGCCGGCACTGGCAACCGTCCGTGGTACGAGGAGCCATCACTGACGAGTGCTCTGGATAAGCACTTGAAGCCAGAGTTGAGACTTCCGAACGCTGCCACTGTGGCGAAAGCCGTCGCGCCAGTGGAGAGCGTCTTGCAGAACGACGCGGAAAAGGCGTTCGTTCGCAGCCACCTGGCGGACTTCTTCCTGCTGTCGAAACTACCCAAAACCACCTTGCTGTGCGGGTGGTTGCGCGGTGCGTTTGAGCGGGTGTCCCTGTTGTACACGGGAAGCATCGCGCTGTGAGGGTGATGCAAACCAGCGGTTGTGGCACACGTAGATGGCGCCCAGGGAGGACAGGCACGCATCGACTGCGCTCCGCACCATCAACGCGGGTGAATGGATCGTGTGGGCATATGGAATCCAAAACGCATTGGCTACAGCATTGAGCAGGCAGACAAAGAAGGAGATGCGGTTTTTGCTCTTGTTGCGGTATAGGATCATGACAAAGAGCACTCGCGAGGTGAGCGAGAAGGACATGCCGAGGTACACGAGTTGAGTAGAGCAGGGCATGTTGCCCAGCGACAAAGAAGTGTGCTGGTTGGCTTCGACAATCATCCAGGAGGCCAGCGCTGTGTTATAGGACGCGTGAACGAGAAACAAATGTGGATCCACTTTACAATGAATCACTGAACTTTAAAGTTGCCATAGAGTAATGAAAGTGCCATACACCGTCATTCAAAAAAAGTCTTGTATGACAAGTATCTCCGTAACACGGGCAGTGCCCTTGACGTTTCGCGACGACAATTTTATTCAGCGCACCCTCGAGGTGAGGAGATCTAATGCGGGCAACAAATTCTCAATGATTGCGCCAGTATTTACATTTCGAGACGATAATTTCGAGTCTCAGCGAACGAACAGTGATAAATCAAAAGATTTAATCAATAAACCAACCAAAGAATCATCATCTTTTCAAAAGAAGCAAAGTAAATTAAGTGAAACTTGTCATGGTATCGGGTCATAAATTCATCATGACGGGGGTGCCTGTTTGTGTTGGAGTGGGAATATGGACTTGCCTCCTATGGTACCTCTCCGTTCGTTGGACTGGAGTATCATACAGTATGGGCATGACACATCCTTACAAACTTCTTGCTACAACCATGATTATCTTTTCAGAGACTATTATTACCATTGTGGGCGCGTTGAACATTACGTTTCTGCTCACAGGTACCGTGCTTTGTGCGGGTAAGAGCGACGACGCGGTGTGTTGGGAGGAGTGGCGGAACGTGGTCATGCCGTGCGACTATCCCTCCGTTGCTGTCCTGATTCCGACATATAAAGAAGACGAGAGCATTCTCCGACGAACTCTTGACGCGGTGCGTCGCATCGATTATCCCGCAGGGCTCATAACTGTCATAGTCGGCGATGACGGAAAACGAGAGTCCATTGCCAAACTCATGATTCGCGACTACCCAGAGATGTACTACCATGTGCGTCAGCACGTACGAGGTCATGCCAAAGCTGGAAACATTAACGACATTCTCATGTACCATACACCGTCGCAACATACTGATTTTGTGCTCATTCTTGATTGCGACATGGCTCCGCAACCCACGATTCTTCAGACAATGGTGCCTTTGTTTTACGACAAAGCACACACGCATGCTGAAAGCGGAATGTACGTCTTGAACCCTGGCGTGGCTTTTGTGCAATCACCTCAGAGTTTCATCAACATTAAAGAACCCGACTTCCTTGGTCAGGCATACAATTTCTTTTACCACGTCGTCTTGCCTTCGTACAGCGGATTTGCCTCTGGTGTGCCGTGTTGTGGAACCAACGTCGTCTTCCAAAGAAGGATTCTACAGTCTGTCGCCGGGTTTCAGTATGGCAGCATAACTGAAGACTTTCTCACCTCTCTACACCTGCACAGCCTTGGGTACATCAGCAGGTACACGGAGCGGGAAACGGCCGAGGGGTTTGCGCCTGACACGCTGGTGGCCTTTTACGACCAGCGGCAGCGCTGGTGCATCGGAGGACTCCAGATCCTCTGCAGTGAGACCATGCGACGCGACTTTTACAAGCTCCGATTCTCGCACAAATGGATCTACGCCTTTAGTTCCTCCGCGCCTTACGTAAACTGCTTGTTCATCCTGCTACTCGTCGGTCCTGCGCTGGACATGCTGTACCCCAGCATATTCCTGGGCTCCCTCCCAACGGCGGTCTACGTCAGGCACTTTGTGCCGTACACGGCGCTGTACAGTGCAGTCGTAGTATGGCTCCATCGCCAGTTGCCCCTGGACGTCCTCTTATTGTCCCTGCAGGAAACCATGTTTCTGGTACCAATGATGCTACAGTTCGTCTTGGCGTACCTGCAAAAGACGTGTTTCCGACACTCCATCTCGTTCAAACCGACGCCCAAACAGTTGACGGCGGCGACCGCAACGGGCAACAACGGCGAGTGTCCCAGGACGATGGTCATTCTGCTGCCCTACCTGTCATTCTATGCATTTCACGCCGTGGCCATGACGTATGGCAGACAACAGCACGGACACCTGCCACCGGTGGACATTGCTTGGAGCATTGTTTTGATGGTACAAATGATAAATCCTCTGTGCTTCTTTCTGCAAACTATTTTAATGTCTCCATAATGTCGTCAGAATGACGTAAACATTAAAATTACCAGAACTCGGCCACATGAACAGACGCCTGGGGCGTTAATGATTTCAGGGCAACTGGGGGCACAACAAGACGGATGAGAAGGACCGCGGTTAACGCCACTGTTCCAGTCGGCGCGTGGTAATGATGGATTCACAAAAAAAGTATTACCGAAAAGGAAAGAGCGCCTGATTCCTCATCGCGTCGACTGACACTATGATTCCAGCCGTCCCTCCAGCGGCAATCAGGCATCCACGCTACGGACTCAAGTTGCCTGGAAGGCCACGCGACAGCAACCTTCTCCGTCGCCTCGTTGCCATGCGACAAGGTACGCAAAAGCTTCAAGTTGGCGATTGCGACGAACTTGTATCACTCATCACCCAACTCATACGCCCCGTTGCCCGCCGCGGTCAACAACAGCACCGACCGCAGACACGCCAACAAAATCAACAAAATGAAAGGCGGCGTCAAATGCAACTTGAACACTACCTCAGATTATTCAATGAACGGTGCTCGATCATGTTGTTATCCACCGAAGCACTTTTTAATTTAAGGACAAAATTCATGGAGCACTTGCGCTTGCACCAGAGTGGGATTGGGAGAGACGACGCCAACTTGCTTTTTCTATTCTTTATCGAGTCGTTATGGAATCTCGGAGTCCACGGAAATCTTCCCACTGCAGCGAACAAAGACCAACGTCGGATTGCGTTTGCTCACCACGTTCTCTTCAACTGGATATCCAGTGTGGAAGCGCAGGGCTAGCCATGCGACTCCCTGATTTGAAATTAAACCAAGAAGAGCCTTGGCCTTTTCGACCAGTACAACAGGCGCCTCCGCTTGTCTTGCAGCAAGCACAGCAAAAACAGCAACAGGGACGATCATCCAAGAGACCCAGGAGTCAAGGAGGCGGTGGAGCCGCTCCTTGAGACATCCTTAGAATCGCTTGTGATCTTTCTCCAAACAATATTTTGCTAGTGTCATTTTTGTTTTCCATCAATAACAAATCATAATGACACACCATCACCCACTCCGATTGCCATTGACGTGCCAGACATGGTTGCCCTATTCGTTCATCAGCGTCTTGACGATGTCCTTAATTGGTGAGGCGTTTGAATTACAGCAAATCCGATGGGTCTTTTCCATCATTCTCATTCTCTATCTGCTCTTTTCAGTATTCATCACGATGGCGATGCTGAGCGAACCGTCTCCAAGTGTGGCGTCTCGCGCGGGCTACCGGATAATCCACCTCATTGTCACCATAGCCACCCTCAGTGCGTGCACCATTTTCATGCTGAAGCGTGTGCACCGCTCCACTTTTGTTGTGAAAAGGTGGATGGCCCACTGCGCCTTCGTGACCATCGTCACCCTTGTGCTCCTGAACCAGGTTCGCATCATGGAAAACCATTACACATGAGTTATCGGGTTTTGAAAGATTAATCACCCATGTTGACGGCGTCTGGAGAGATGTATGTGGTACTGGGGCGCGCTGGTCTGGACGCCGTTTCCAACCAAGGTGTCGCCAACTGTCGTCCCACACGGGGATGGCGATCAGGAACGATGGCAAGTTTTTTATCATTCGAGAAAAAAACAAAACAATTTGTTTGTCTCTCCGTCTCTTCCCCTCTCACCCGCTCAGCGGAACGGACCGAAACTCTTCAAAGTGAAAGTTGACGTTCTGCGGGTAGCGCTTCTTGACGCTGCGCAGCTCGCGACACATGGCCTTGTAGGTGTCCTTGTCGCCCTCCCTGGACGTGTAGTAGTGGTGCATCTCCGCGCCGTCCACCAGGCCGAGCCGCAGCGCCCCGTAGGGGTGCAGCAGCATGTCCAGCCCCCACAGGTACTGCGAGTCCTCGGGGACCAGCGCCCACAGACGCCGACACGCGCTGCTGGTCATGACGAAGCAAAAGAGCTCGGCAAAGTTGGTCACGCGCAATCGCACCGGTGGCCACTTCACCAAGCCCCCCTCGTCGCCCTCCGGCACCTCGCGAGACGACTTCATGAACCGGTGGCAAAACGAGCACAAAGGAGACATGGTAGGGGACACAATGTCCAGATCGTGCTGCTCCAGACATGTGAGCATGCGATGGACATCGACGAGTGAGGATATTCGCACGTCGTCAAGGATCCATATCCAGTGAGTGGCTCGGGGGAAGGCTTTCCAGAGGTGCTGGTGGGACGCGAGAAAGGCCCCGAGCAGCGCCCTTTGGGCGTAAATGACGACGGCGATGCGGGGAAACAGCTTCTGCAGAACGAGTCGACTCCAGGTGCGCAAGACCTCTTCTTGCTCGAGGGAGTAGAGACGGACCACGACCGTTATCGTGCACGCCCACTGTTCACAGGACCGAACGATGACTTGGACGTTGTCGCGCAAAATCTCGAGTTTGTGGGCGAAAAAACTCTCACCCAAGCCTGGCACAAAGACCACCACGTCTTTTGAAAGGGTAGGAAAACCATTATGCGACATTCGCTCAACTGATTTTTTAATGCACTTCTGACGACACGTTAGACCACGCGCAGCAGCAGTCCCAGCAGACGTCAATTGGACATTCCCAACGCAAGCACCGAGTGCTCGTGCTCCTCGTTGCACGACGCAGAGCAGCAAGCATGAAAAATTATAATCAGAGCAATTGACAGAAGACTACCATGATCTCCCGAGAAACAGGAGCCCCCAACTTTAGCATCGACTGCGGCAAAACCATCGTGTGTGCGGATTCCGCGCGATGTTTCCCAAAGGACTGCCCTCTATCGCTTCCCACAGAGCCCATACGTGGGTTGGGGAAGAGTTTCAGCGAGATTGGAGTTGAACTGGCTGCGTTGAAAGAGCAACTCCTCGCATTGCCCATCACACGGGCCTTTCTCGCATCGCCCTACACGCAGACCCAAGCCAGCGTGGAACAACTCGATCGCACATGGGCGTTGCTCAATTCGCGTCTGTGCAACGAAAACGTACCGACTGGGTACGGCAAGCGAGTGCTCATGTGCACCAATGGTGGTCGTGTGTTTTTAAACGTTCAAACATACGACTCCACTATTTCCGCATTGTCACAGTCGTACTATGTGGTCAACGTGTCCCCTCAGGTCAATTTCATTTACACGGCGCAACCACCCGCCACCACTCCGGTCACGACAATCAACATCAACCCACCCCCCTACTCTTTCAATCCCGACAACATCGATATCTCAAAGGTGGTCTCTGATCCTAGCACTCAACTGGTTTCCGTGCTTACGCCATTCGCTCTCTTGTGTGGGTGTCCTCAACCCCCGCCGACCACCGCTGAACCCGCTGCCTACCAAGCTACATCATTTGAATTGCTGGAAAATCATCTCACACGAAAGGAGGTGCAACAAGCAATAGCAAAGGTCAACGGATGCGCATATGGCTACGCCTCGCGTTACAGCGACACGAACTTTCTCGTAAACTACTACGTGGCGACCACTATCACCGGGTCAGATGGTTATGAGGTGTGTTTACGGCTGTCCTATTTTGCATTGTAAGGCCTTTCTAAAGTCTCTGAGCATGCATGCTTTCGAAAAAGACACGTAACTACAGTGGAAGTTCAGAAATGTAAAGTATTTCCTTTCATGCCCTCGCATAACGGCTAAACTGACGCGTTCGCGCCCGGACGCGCGGTAGCAAGACGCGTGGCTGCTGATGAACGCCTGTGACGGTTACCAGCCGTTTCTCGCTTCAAAAAATTTGAATTGGATTTAAATTCAAGTTTAAATTAAAACAAGAGGACGCATTCGAGGCGTCGTCTAGCAAAACTGACGCGTAGCCGGCAATCAACAGCCGTGACGGTTACCAGCCATTTCTGGCTGCAAACGGTTTGAATTTGATTTAAATTCAAATTAAAACAAGAGGACGCATTCGAGGCGTCTTCCACCAAAACTGACGCGTGTCCGGCAATCAACAGCCGTGACGGTTACCAGCCGTTTCTGGCTTCAAACGGTTTGAATTTTATTTAAATTCAAGTTTAAACAGGGGGACGCATTCGAGGCGTCGTCTAGCAAAACTGACGCGTGGCCGGTGATAAAGGGCTGTGACGGTTACCAGCCGTTTCTGGCTTCAAACGGTTCGAATTTGATTTAAATTCAAATTTAAACAGGGGGATGCATTCGAGGCGTCGTCTAGCAAAACTGACGCGTGGCCAATGATGAACGGCTGTGACGGTTACAGCCGTTTCTGGCTTCAAACGGTTTTAATTTGATTTTAATTCAAATTTAAACAGGGGGCGCATTCGAAGCGTCGTCTAGCAAAACTGATGCGTTTGGGCTCGGACGCGCGGTCACAAGACGCGTGGTCAATGATGAACGGCTGTGACGGTTACAGCCGTTTCTGGCTTCAAACGGTTTGAATTTGATTTTATTTAATTCAAATTCAAACAGGGGGGCGCATTCGAAGCGTCGTCTAGCAAAACTGATGCGTTTGGGCTCGGACGCGCCGTCACAAGACGCGTGGCCAATGATGAACGGCTGTGACGGTTACAGCCGTTTCTGGCTTCAAACGGTTTGAATTTGATTTTAATTCAAATTTAAACAGGGGGCGCATTCGAAGCGTCGTCTAGCAAAACTGATGCGTTTGGGCTCGGACGCGCGGTCACAAGACGCGTGGTCAATGATGAACGCAAACTCGAATTCGATCGTGACGAGGATGGCGTTTGTGCAAATGGACAGGTCAACCTCTGCAAAAGTCCCGCATCATGGCTTCCAATGCGGCAACCGTTGCAATGGCCAACTGCTTCGTCTGCACTGAAACCATCAACGGCCGAAACCGCCGCCAAGTCGTCTGCTTCAGTTGTGGTCATGACGAGGGCGCCCCAGTGCAGTGCTCGGACTGCGTTGAGCGTTACCTGCTGCAGTCATTCCAAGACCCGAAGTGCATGCACTGTCAGACGGCGTGGAACCGAGACTTTTTGTATCGCAATATGCCCCATGGGTTCCAGAAGAAGTACGACTTGCATCGTTGCAATGTTCTGGAGCAACGGGAGCGTTGCAAGTTCCCAGCGACGATGCCGTTGGTGCAGTTACGCAAGGAGGTGGACACTGCAGACCAACAGGCAAAGGAAGCAAAAAAGCTACTGGAGATCGCGCGATTGAACTACAACAACGCCGTGCAACGTAAACGACAAGCGGCAACTCGGTTTGCGGCTGCGCAAGAGGCGATCGTGAATGATCAGCCGCCTGTGCCCACGCAAGTCGTTGCAGTTGCAACGGTTGCAGAGCAACGAACGCAATCGCTGGAGAACTTTGGTCAACATGCAGGTCACCATGACGGCTTCATTCATGATGGCCAATCAGATCTCCACATCGCGTCCGGTGCGTCACTTCAAAATGAGATGATTGGTATTGCATGACGTGTGAAGGATTTTATTCAGTAAGAAGTCACTCACCGCAAATCTTACAATTCTTAGGATGATTGTTCTTGGATAGTAGCCGCATAGTTGGTTTGGAATTGAACAGCGAGGCCATTGTCCCATGATACGGTGGTGGGATCTTGCCACAAGTAAGTTGTTGTCTTGGACCATTCGGGCATTTTTGCTTTTTCATATTACCTCCTCTTACAAGCGAGCCCTCAACATACGGGGGAGTGATGGAAAAGTCAATGCGGGGCCACTAATTTTCGCCGTAAACAGGAAGCGGACAAGATCACATGTCGACAGCCATGCTCGCGCGCTGGCGGGAAGGAAGCCCTTGTACGGCGCCACGACGCCCCCTCGGACGGGCTCCGCAAAGACGCAGATTGCATTCTTGAGGGGAATCGGCCCGACGAGGTTCGGCAGCGGTTCAAAGTCCCAACTAAAGTGCTCGGACCGATGTGTCCACACAACGCCACTGCGATCGTGATTCCGAAACGCGATTTCACCTTGCATGGATGTGTATTGCAAGTCTCGGTCGGCCAAGCGTCTGTCCCACATGGACCAGAGTTGGTCAATGTCGTACGCGCAAAAGGACATGAAGTGGTGACCGTAGTTGCGGGAGCCCATGGCGCAGAGGGGGCCGAAGAGGGATGTGGAAAACAGGTCCGTGGGAGTCCGCAAGCAAGTGCTTCCATTGACGCACAGCCGTGGCCGTCCCTTGGCAATCTTTTGGCGTAACAGCAGGTGGCGGAAACTGTAGACAATCTCTTGCTGTCGACTGACGACGTAGACAAAGTGGCTGTAGCGATACGGTAGCGTGTCATCGTCCATGCTCACGGCCCGATTGTAGTCCTGGACGCTAATGGTGGGCGCCGTGATTATCTTTTTGGGGCGTAGGTAGACAGACGCATCGTTGATCGCCTCTGAGAACTTGTGCCTGGTGTATCGCGACCGACAGAGGCAGTGGAATTCACGCCAGCGACGGGGCAAAATGCGTCCGCAGGACTGGCAGTAACGAGAGCTGAAATGGTTGGACAGCATGCTCCTAAAGTGCGTGGTTAAAGGTGGAAGTCTTGGCGCATAGTCGAGAATATGGCGTTGAAGGTCAAAGGGCAGGTCCGAGATTTGTGGAAACCACGGGACCGCGTGGAGTCTGCGTCTACCACACATCTGAGTATGTGGGTATTTGCTATGTTGATTGTTTTTGTGATTCATTGGAATGTCGAGTTGAAAGGTTTGATAAAAAAAGTGATGCGTGTGTGAAATCACTTTTGTGTAAAAAACTTGAACAACATATTGTGATTAGTGTATCATCACATGCCGACACAATCAGGATTTCTCTACCATTTGAACGCCGTCGAGGAGGAGCGAGGCGAAGGCGACGTGTCTCTCATCATGCACTTGCACGTCATTCGTCAAGATGGCGGATACGAGTGCATCCGAGTCCACGGATATCAGCCCTTTTTCTACGTGGAACTGGGGAATGTCATGTCTGTCCAAATGTGGAAAGCGCGATGCAGCGAGTTTTCACGCAAACTGTTGACCATGGCACGCTTGCACCAGGAGTGCCCCGGCGAAGACACGTGTGCCATGTGCGCGCGTGGCTCCGAGGCCTGGACGGGTGTGTTTGCGATGGAGTGGAAGAAAAAGTTGTATCACGTGCAAAAGGAGGCATGGCATCCCGTGTTGAAAATGACCTTTGCGAACGGCCAACAACGCCGGAACGCCTTTTACCGGCTGCACCAAAAAAAGATTGTCATGGCGCCGTACTCCTGGGAGCTCGCGGTGCACGAGAAGGAGGCACCGGCGACCCTGCAGTTCTGCGTGGACCTGAAGCTCCCGACCACAGGCTGGATTCAGTACGAACGCACCAGCATGAGTGTGCGGGACTGCACGCGAGGCGGTCTGGTGGTCCTCACGGACGGGAATCGCAACCCCGCGATACCGCGCGTCGTCGCGGTGGACATTGAAGTGTATTCCAGCAATGAGCGCCGGATGCCCGCCGCCGAGAACCCAGAGGACTGCGTGTTTCAAATATCATTAGTGTCCTCGGAGGACGACATGCGCCTGCTCCACGTCGGCTCCGTCGACCCTGCGGGTTTGGGCACGATCCGTGCAGTCGAGTTTCCCGACGAAGCGAGTCTGTTGCGGGGATTTGCGCGTCACGTGCGTGAAATGAGACCCCATGTCATTTGTGGGTACAATATTTTTGGGTTCGACTTTCCGTATCTCATGGCGCGGGCCACGAGAGTGGGTCTCGAACGCGAAATTGCCCGGCTCGCCTGGGAGGAACGCGTCGTTTGTCCCGTGCGAGAGATCAGCTGGTCCAGCAGTGCGTGTCGCAACCAGCACTTTAAATTCTGGGATATAGCAGGGCGAGTGTCCATGGATCTGCTACCCATCATCCGTCGAGACTACAAGTTTGACAACTACAAACTCAAGACCGTAGCCACGGCCTTTTTGGGCGAGACCAAAGACCCAGTGTCTGTGACGGATATCTTTACTTCCTTTCGCATGCACCTGCAGAAAGACCCCTCTGCCCGCAAACTGCTGACAATTGTCGGCAAGTACTGTGTGCAGGATGCCTTGTTGGTGCTGCGACTTTTCAGCAAACTCAACCAGTGGATTGGTCTCAGCGAAATGGCGCGAATCAGCAAGGTTCCCATCCCCGCCTTGTATTTGCAGGGGCAACAGATCAAGGTGTTTTCTCAAATCTACCACCACTGCCATGCGCACCAGATCCTGGTGCAGACGCCGCCCGGCGAGAATCGCGCCGACAAGTATGCGGGCGCCACCGTCTTTCCGCCCAAGCCCGGCATGTACGAAAACGTCATTCCATTCGACTTTGCGTCGCTGTATCCCACAACCATTATCGCCTACAACATTGACTACTCCACTATCGTCCCGCCTTCGCGCACAGACATTGCGGACAGCGATTGCCACATTATCGAGTGGGAGGAACACGTGCTGTGTGCCCACGACCAGAATAAGTACACGCCCGCCACCCGACCCGCGCATTCGCACTGCGGTACGCACCGATTCCGCTTCGTCAAGTCCCCACGCGGAGTGGTGCCGACGCTCTTGCAGGGACTCTTGGACGCGCGCAGTCGCACCAAGAAGGAGATGAAGCAGTTTGCCAAACACGCCATGGAGTACAATGTGCTCGACAAACGTCAGCTGGCGTACAAGATCAGCGCCAACTCCATGTATGGCGCCATGGGCGTCCAGCGGGGATACCTGCCCTTTCTCCCCGGCGCCATGAGCATCACAGCCAAGGGACGCGAGTCCATCAAGACGGCGTCTTCGCTGGTGCAGTCATGGGGAGGCCAGATCGTCTACGGCGACAGCGTCGCAGGGCCGACACCTGTCATCATGCTCCACGCGCCATGCCAGGGCGTGCTGGTGTGTACCATGGACGACTTGAGGGCCACATGCTCGCACCATGAACAGCGCTTGTGCACGTGCGCCTCGTTAGTCGTTGAGGGATCGACGCCATGGGTGGCGGACGCAGAGGGCCGAGAGCGATGGCGCCCCGCCTCCGAGTGGTCCGTGTGGACGGAGACGGGGTGGACGGCGTTGTTGCATGTGTACCGTCACGGCTATCTGAAACCCCTCGTGCACGTGTGGACATCAACTGGTAGCGTGGTTGTCACACAAGACCACTCCTTATTGGACAGCGATGGCGAGGCACTGACTCCGTTGGATTGGATCCAGCATCCCAAGTCGCTCTTGACAACAGCGCTCCCTGGGGCGCACGAGGTGGCGACGATATCTTCCTGTCTGACGCCTCCGTCGTCCGCGTGTCACACTTCAACGTCGTGTGAGCAACTCGGCTTTCAGTGCGGGTTCTTTTTGCGGTTTGGCTGGCAACCAGACCTGGCCCGTCATTCCCAGTTCATGCTCCCCGTCGCGACCACCCTGCAGGAGCGGATACAGACGGTGTGGACATCTCATGACTTGCAAATGTGGGGAAGCGCCATTTTGCATGGATTCGCGCTGGCGACGAGTGGTGGTCTGGGAAAAAGAAATGGTAGGGATCGCCCCCAGGACCGGAGCGGACCTGCGTCTATGTGGCTACCGCGAACGGTGTCGGTCCGCTTCATGGGATCCCATGCACGCATGGTGCGGGAGGGCATGTGTTCAGATGAGGGTGACATGAGAACCCTCCAAGACGTGTCGCTCATTCTCCAGTGGATAAACATGGTTTTCGCCTTTATCGCAGGATACCAGGGTCGTTGGACCAGTGACTGTGAGTTTTCTTGGGCGGTGGACCATGTCGGCAAAGACAAGGCGTGGGCCAGACATGCATTTTTGAGGACCGAGAACAGCGTGGTGTACGACTTGACGACGGCGAATCATCACTTCCAAGCTGGCATCGGAAGTCTCGTAGTCCACAACACGGACAGCATCTACTGTCACTTCAACATGCCATCTGACACGCCTGCGCACCACATGTGGGATCACGCCAAAAAGATGGAACAGCGGCTGAATGAGCATTTCCCGGCGCCAATGAAACTGGCCTTTGAGGACAAAATCTACACCCGCTTCCTCATTGTCACCAAGAAGCGGTACATGGCGTTGACATGCGATGGTCAGGGTGTCCATGATAAAGATCTTACTATCCGGGGCGTCCTCCTGGCCAGACGGGATAACTGCGCGTGGGTGCGTGAATGTTACGAGCAGATCGTACGCAGTCTGTTTCAGGACGCGACGGCCAACGACGTGGCAACAGAACTCTCGACGCGCTTTCTCGCCCTCTTCCAGCGCGAGCTGGGAATCCGGTCATTCGTGACGACCAAGTTGCTGAGCGACGACTACACCATCCGCCCCTTCCTCTGGGACGGACGCGCGCTCATGATCAAGTGTCGGGAGTGGGATTGGCAGGTCGACAAGACATTTCCGATGCAGGCGCTGAAGGATTACGCTGGAAAGCACGGCCTGCCTGTCCCCGCTGGTCGCACCTTTACCGCGGAGCAGTGGGCGTCCTGGCAAACGCATCTGCAGCATGTGAGTGGTAACGCCAGCGATAATGACCAAGGCGTAACAGCCTCATGCGCGTGTGTGGCGAAGCGCTTCTTGGTCCTCCATGCCCTGCGGAGTCAGCCTGCGCACGCCCAGTTAGCGCAACGCATGGCGACCAGAGGGAAGCCGATTGAGCCCGGCACGCGAATGGAGTTTGTCATGTGCCGGCCCTTTTGGCGCACCTTGGACGACTGCGCCAAGACCAAGATCTTTGCGCGGATCGAGGACCCGCTCTACGTGCTCGAGCGCCGGCCCTTGCTGGACATTGATGTGGCCTACTACGCCACCAGTTTGTGCACCGCGCTCGACCAGATTCTGGCCATTGTCTTTGGGCGCAAACTGTGCCACCAGGTCTGGCAGACGCACCTCCACTACGACAAGGTCATGACCGAGTTCAAGCAGGCGTGGCTCGGGGCGACGCCCCCCCACGCCCGACCGAGACAGTCCAAGGCCTCTGCTTCTTGTAAAGGAGCTCGGTGAATAAGTTTTTTTTTCTGCAGTGGATAGAAAAAGAAAGGAAACACATCATTGTACAGAAAGACAATGTCTTTTGCTCAAATCGATTCCACCAACGTCGCCAACAACCCCTACCAAGGCGGGATCAGCAATGTCATTAGCAACTACGTCACCCTGCAGGACACGGGATCGACAGCCACCAACGCCGGGCCCGGAGGCGTGACGGCCATCCCCCCCGTCAAGACCTATGGAAGCACCGACTCCCTCCTGGTCACTATTCCAGTGTACGGCGGTGTCGCCGTGAACGTGCCCACGTTTGGCGGAGCCGACACTCCCCAGTACGGCACCCTCAACTCGGCGTACGGAAACCTGGGCACCTGCAACTCTTCGCACGTCTCGTTCTGAACAAGAAACGGTGCGTCCACCATTCTTTTTGCGAAAGAAAAAAGAATGAAATGGTGTGCTGTTTCTTTCAAAAAAGACTGAAAGGTCGTACTACTACTTACTGTATAATGATCATGTTTCTTCGTCAAAATGGTGAGCGACAGAGAGAACAGCGTTGCGCAAAAATGAAGGGTCTGAGGCTTGCATAGGCTCAGTATGTATCAGTTTGTATCAGTATGGATGCTTTGGATGCCAATGGACTGCTGACCCATGCATATCGCCTTTGTTGTGTCACGCAGACAATCTTTTTTCAGATACACCATGGGTAACGCCTTTTCGACGACTGCCCCGCCGGAGTTGGACCAGATGCAGACGCTCTTTCTCGAGTTTGTGACCGAAGCGTACGCTAACAATCCTCTGCTGTCGAAAGCAGTCCACTTCGACCCGAGCGCTGGGTCCAGCAAGTGGGCCCTGATGGTCGGCGATGTGCAAGCGGGCAAGGCGACCGCCAGCGCGCTGTACGCTCTGTTTTTGGCAATCGTGCGCCGAGAAGACGTGCATGTGATTCTGCGCAACTGCAAAGTGGACATGACGCAGATGGACTCGTCCACCTTTAGCCGACTAAAGATGGAGTTTCTAGACTTTGCCGTCCAGCGCGGAGTGCCGTTCAGCGTCGCCAACAAGTGGGACACCCATCGGTGGCCCAGCATCAGCATCCTGCACAATGGAGACAAGAAGAAGACATCTGATATGCGAGGACAGCAACGAAGCGGCCGCATCCTGTTGTCCATTTGTCATCACACGCACCTTCAGTCCGCCTGCGACCTGTTCTTGACTGGTGACTCGGGGAATGATCGGCGTAAACGCTTCCACTTGGTCGTGGACGAAGCCGATATGGTCCTGAGCGCTCACCCTGATAGGCTCATGGCGAAAGCGTTGGACACCTTGACTGACCACGCGGACTCCGTTCTGGCCGTGACGGCAACGTCCCACGACCTCATGATGGACGAACGGTTCACGTGTTGCTCCACGTTCGTGCTGCCCCGACCCCCCGACTACAAGTCGGTCGAGGACATGGAGTGGGTAAACATCCGCAGTCGGCCAAAGAGCGCTAGGCGCCCAAAGCATGGGGACGTATTGCTTGACGCGGACCTGCTGATTACCTTGCGAGCGGAAGCGGATAAGGGGCCGTACGCGGACAACAGCCAGCCAGCGATCGGCCTCATCAAGACGCAAAGCACGGACGAAGGGCAGAACCAGTTGGCGAAGGAGATCCATGATCGACTCCCCCAAAAGTTCCTCACGATTGTCTTCAACGGCAAGGGGGTCACGCTTTCGTGCCCAGCAAAGCAACGTCAACTGGCCCACATTTTGCGTCAAGACCAGTGGAAGTTCAAGATGGGTGACGATGACACAATCCACATGAACACGGACGGTATCCAGCGCATCCTGAGCACTTTGCGAGAGAACGAGTGGTCGACATCTATCGCAATCATCAGTGACAAGGTGGCGGGACGTGGGCTCAACTTTGCCTGCTCCAAGTACAAGTGGCATCTGTCCTTCCTCTTTTTGCGGGTCTGCAAGGACACGTCCGTCAGCAACATGATGCAGGACATGCGCATCTGTGGGCGCTACAAGGACGACATTCCTTTGACGCTCTACTGTGGCGAGGAGGAGCACAAGACGCTCAAGGTGGAGTTCAAGGCGCACAACGAGTTAGTCGAGCGCGCTCGGGCATATGCGGATGGAGAAGCGAGCATCCTGGACGCGATCAAGAAGATGCGCATGGATCGTCGCAAGACGACGAAGCGCAAGCAATTGCGGTACGCGGGATCGCGCCTGCCTGTGCAAGTCGTCAATCCTGGGCCGAACGGACAGGTCGCGGATGGCGGGTGGAGCATCGCGGACTATGGCATCACCACTCCTCCTCCGCCAGTGGCCGTTCCTGTGGCGCAAGAGGTGGTGGTTCATGGCGATAACGACGGGCCACCTATGGACTCCGCCGAGTTCCGCCGTTTGACGACCAAGAGATTCCCAGACTGGGCGCGCGTGGACAACACGAGTGCTATCGCGCGCTTCATGAAGGAGGGTCTTGAAGCGGAGAAACACTACACAAAGGCTGATTTGTCCGAGTTGTGCACTCAGTACAGCATACAAAAGATAGAAGACATTGATCGTCCACGCCGAAATCGTGTGGCGACTGGCTCAACTCAGGCCCACAGCATCGGACAGATCATGGAGATGATGTCATCAGGGCACTACCGACTCCATCACCAACTACGACAAGCGTTCGCCAACAACTTCTCAGGAACACATTAGAGTTAGAAGGTTAAATAAAATGCTCTTCAACACGGGGACAGATATCGAGTTACCGATTTGCTTTATAATCTGGGCTTCTGACACTACAATCTTGAACGATTGTGGAAAGCCTTGGAGTCTGAGACACTCTTTCACAGTAGCAAACCGATGCAGAGGAACACACCACAGTTTCGAGTTCGTCACCAAAGTTGGACTCAGCACTCGGGCAGTGGTGCGTTGGCCTCTACAGAATCCAATGTTGACGAAAACAACTCCTTTAGCCAAGTGGTCGTAGATATAGTTCCGAGAGGGAGGTAACGCGTCACGTCTTTTCTCGGACCAATCTACCATTGAGCTTACTATCGGGCAAACGCGGGAGCCACATACCGAGATCCACAAGTCTTTGTCACAATGAGTGCGACCAACAACGCCCCTTTCTTTGAGCAACCTGCCCACAATAAACAATCGTTCTCGGTTTTGGGGGATGCCATAGTCCTTCGTGTTCAGCACTCTCCATTCTACTTCATACCCCTTGATCGATTTCAGTTCACGCATCATTTGTTTAAACGTTTCACCACCATCGATCGAGAGCAAACCCTTGACATTCTCCAGGACGAAAACCATCGGTCTTTTGTGCCGGATCACCTTCACGCACTCCCAAAAAATGGTTCCGCGGGGGTCTCTCACTCCGTCCCTCTTCCCCGCAACAGAGAACGGCTGACAGGGAAAGCCACACACGTACAGATCAATATCTGGAACGTCCTTGACATTGCGTTTCGTCATATCATTGAAGATTATCTTTGGCTCAAAGTTGGCCCTTATGGTCGTGACGCAGTGCCTGTCGACCTCTGAAGAAAACTCGTGCGTGAAGGGCACTCCGAGCTGCTTGAGAGCGACGATGGGCGCTTCAATCCCAGAACAGTCCGTACCCACCCTCAGCGGACGATCCTTGGTGAAAATGCCCCATTTGTTTTTTTTACGACTCCCCTTACTCATATTCCAAGTCGCTGACACACCTGGCGTTGAATGGATCGCGTCGGTACGTTCTGCGCCACCAGAGCGTGACGGCTTACTTCTTGTCCTATCGTACATCTTTTTTATTTTCTGACTACTTTTTCGAAAACAAGATAATGTTGTAATTACCTTTCCAGGGTTTCAAAATCATACTCGTAATCTATTTACCCAGAGACCGCGTCAGTCGCACTTGTGGCTGACGTGGCACTCGCTAGTAATGCGGATAAAAGGATCGCGCAAAAGGCGAGCAGGGCGACAACTGCGTCTGTGGAAATGGCAATCGGTGACTAAAGTCGTAAGCATCGGCTGCGGTGGTAAAGCTGTTGCTCTTCTGGCACGCCTCACATTCATAACGAATGTCACCCGTCTTTTGCTGGTAGCATGGGCGCTTATAAGTGCACGGGTAGCCCGCTGTAGGGAGGCAAGTGGCCACCGGTTCTGGCTCTGAGCTCACGCCACCCGGCTTGTTGCCGGGACAGCAGTTGGCCATGCAACTCCGGGGACAGGTGTTGGGACGGTTGGGTCCCGTCAGGTGACAGGGGTCGCTGAATCCAACGTAGCACTCATCGTTTCCGAACCCCGATCCGGTGCGTGTGGGCACGCAGGGTGAGGCGCCCGCCGGTATGACTTTATCCCAGTCGTAGTGGTAGAAGCCAATGCATTTCGCCTGCTCTTGAATTGGGCACGCATTGCCAGAGGCGCTGTAGTCTGGCGGCAAGAGAATAGTGGTGGATCCGTCGGGGACTGAGCGCACCCTGCAGTCTGGGTCCAGGTAGCACCCGTTTGGAATCATGCGGTTGCTTCTCAGCACGCTCTCGAACTGTGCCAACGCGTCTTCGTTGCCAGCTTGGCATAACGGGGTCTCGACGCACTGGTACTGTGAGTTTGGCGCGTAAAACCCCAGGTACGATGGCGTGCCAACCGTCATATTGGGACGGGAAGGCTTCTGGCTCATTGGCACCGTGCAGGTTGACTCCTGGTAGCACCCATCAGGGACTGCATTGTTGAGTTTCAAGATGCTTTCCACCTGCGCCAACCCGGTTTCGTTGCCGGGCTGGCACAGGGGCGTCGCGACGCATTTGTATTCCAGGTTTGGCGCGTAAAAGCCCAGAAAGGATTTCATAAGAAGAAGAAGAAGACTCGCTTTTTTATAATCGGCGGAATGTTTTTTTCAGTGGATGGTTGGGTTAGTAGTAGTACAGGTAGTGACTGCAAGTGCATGACCTGGTCACTGGCATGACTGTCCCGGACGTCCTGTACTCCCCGCACACGAGACAGTTGATGGCTTGGAACTGCTGCTCTCGTTCGCCGCACCAAAAGGACCAGTGCTCATCCTCACTGTCCGGTATGCTTTGTCCCTGGAATCCGTTTCTCCTGGAGTGGGTAGCCGACGCGATCTGGCGCACGACAGCGCTTCTGCGGTCTCGTTGCTCCAGTTGTCGGACGAAATCGTCAATGGTCCTGACCAGGTCGGTGGGCAGTGGAAGGAGAGTTGTATGCAAATCGGCCATTGCTCTCTTGACTGTTAGCAACAAGAAATGCAATTCTTAAAAGCGAAAGAATTGCATTTTCGAACAGAAGAAACAAAGGAAATGCAAAAAGTCTTTTCCAGTGCGCTCTTCCGCGCGTCGCCTCGACGCGTCTTTGACTTTTTCGCCGATCGATTGACCTTTCACGGCGACCGTCCCTTCACTCAGGGCGTGTCCTACAAGTCCCTCATGCAACAGGTGCAACAAAAAATCAACCAGTGGCAAACACCGCACGCGGACGATCGAGCAGACGGAAGAGTGCTCATTCGCGGACCAAACTCGACCGCCTTTATCGCGAATGTGCTGGCCTCGTGGGCCGTGGGCAAAGTGCCCGTGCTCATCGGCCCACACGTGTCCGAGACATACGCGACCACACTGCTGGACCGGGATCCCGGATGCACGTCGGAGAGTTTGATCGTCTTCACGTCCGGCACGGGCGCCAGCCAGCCCAAGGGCGTGCGGCTGAGTAGCGACAACGTCATCTCGCACACCTTGATGCTCCGAGAACACGTGTCCGAGGATCTGCTGAACATGCACGATCGTACAGTGAGCGTCCTTCCGTGGACGCACTGCTACGGGCTTCTGGGAGAGTGCTTCTCCGTCATGTACCGAGGCGCCTACACGCTTCCCATCGCACACCCCCAGCAGTTATTCGGGGCCATCCACAGAGTCCAACCTACTGTGCTCTTTGCCGTCCCCCGCATGCTGGACGTCTGGTCTCTCCGCAACCAGCAGTTGCGACGGTGGATGCCGATCCGAACCCTTCGCCGGATGACCCTTTTCGGAACGCGTCTGCGCTTCGTTGTCAGCGGTGGCGCCAAACTGTCCAATGAGACTCGTCTGGCGCTTTCGTCGGACCTGGACTTGCGCATCTACCAGGGCTATGGTTGCACTGAAATGTCCCCCATGATTGCCCTGCAGACGAGTCCGTTCCACGGCGGGGTGGGTCCCGCGTTGCCTGGTGTCCAGATTGACCTTTCACCGAACAATGAAATTCTAGTCAACGGTCCTAATCGCTTCCTCGGGTATCTGGGCGAGCCGTCCCTCGACCAGAGCGAGCCCTACGCGACTGGAGACTCGGGGGCGTTTCTCAAGAACGAATGCCTGCACATATCGGGGCGCATAAAAGACACTGTCAAGGTGGCCTCTGGCAGATTCGTGAGCCTGACGGAACTGGAGCAATGGAGCACGCGCACCTTTCCGCGACTCCAACACGCGTCGTTCTGGGAGAGGGACGGGCGCTTCGAGGGCGCCATCCAGGGGACAGGCCTGCAGTCGGGGGATGTCGACGAGTTGCGGAGGGCGTTGAAGAAAACGCACAACGTGGACCTGCACAATATTGCCGTGTTGGAGCGTCCGCTCAGCGTCCAGGACGGCACCTTGAGCATCAAAGGTGAGCCTCGACGATCGGTTATCCAGCGTCTCTGCTGTCAACCAACATCCCTGTGTGATAAGCAGTGAACTGGCAAATATAAAAGCATTTTGTATTTCAAAATGAGTTGCATTGATGATGCTCAACGATGTCAGGGTGAAACTTTTACGATAGAAATCCCCAGAATGCTGAATTGGCGGATTGGTGACATGGTGGAAATGAATATTCCAACGCACCTTCGAAACGGTTTCGTGCTGACGACCGGCACGGTCAGTTCTATTGACACGGACCCCTCGCAGACACTTCTTCCCGTTTGTTTCGTGACGGGTGACGTCACATGTGTGAAGACGGCGATGCCACCGCACGCCTTTCGACGAGTTGATTCATGATGATTATTGTTCTTGTAACCTCATAGGATGGAGTAGTGTCGGGACTGCGGGGGTACGTGGATGTAGTTGGAGTAGTCCGTGTCCTCCAGTTGCACAATGGTGCGATACGTCTCCACCGCCAGGCTGATAGACCCGCGCTGGGCGTACTCATCCGGGGCCTGGCGCTGGTGGAGCAGAAAGACGGTCAATTGCGGGAAGCGGTCGGATTGGTATCGACTCCACTCGCGGTTGGATTCGACCCTGACCACGCGTTCCGACGTGAGGATGGAGTTGGGCGCATTCAGGTTGTACCTGTGGGACTGCGGGACAAAGGCGTACTTCTCGGGCTGTTGCACGTGTCGCGTTTGCAGAACGTGCCAGTGCAGGTCTCGCAGTGGAGTGGGCGCCCCCGTTGCAGGGCAGGAGTGGTCGCGCTTGCACATGACAATGAGGTATCTGTTTTCGTTCAGCAACAGGCTGTGGATTCGACAGACGTGCACGGTGTGCTCGCCGTCCGCGCGTGAATCGGTTTCGGAGTAAAACATGAGCGGGTTGTTGAAATAGGATGCAAACGCGTCCCACAGAAACTCCTTTTCGGGATCCACTCCCCCGATCAAAGTCGCCATGTGTGATTCACAGTTTTGGTGTAAATCTTTTGTCTCTCCATAGTATCCATTTAACAGATGATGGAACTCCGAACAAAACTTGCCATGGACAAGCGAGTGACCGTGATCAAAGTTCCCGCGGCATCCAATTCGGGCCCTGAAGCGGTACCTACGCAACAACTTTTTACGCGTCAAAAGGCGCTCCCCAAAATGCCCCAACTGTACTTGGAACTTTTGGAAAACAAGGACAAGATCAAACAGACGCTCTTGAGCAAGGAGTATGATCCCAGCGACTCCGTCTCTGACATTTCCTACTTTCGTCAACCCTACATCGAAGCACCAGTGGCGCCAGTGGAGTCAAGGCCGTCTGCACAAGAACAGCAGGTCCATCAAGACGACGATGATGGGACAGCCTCTGTGCAGGAAGGGGATGGTGGTGGTCGTGGATCGGAGTGGTCAGATTCCTCTGAAGGCGTTGTCGAGCGCGGCGCTGGTCGCCGTGACCCAGAAGACGCGTACAGCGAAGAAGAGGATGACAATCCTCAGAGCGAAGCCGAGCGTGACGAAGAGGACGGGGATGATGACGAAGATGCGGAAACGGTGTGGGAGGAGGAGGAGGCGGACGACGATGAGGATCCGGGCTTGTCGGGTCGACACCGTGGTGGCCACGAATACAGCCATCGCCAGCGTGAGGAGTACCCTAAACATCCGAACCGTCATCAAAAGTACGCAGACATGTTGCAAGGTGCCCGTGATGGCAATGGGGTAGCGGACGCGCCAGCGGCGCCTGCGCCCAAGCTGTCAGATCTGGAGCGCATGGGCCACCTGCGTTCTGGCGCGTCGCGTCCGTCTGACCCGATTTATCCGGAACTTTCGCGTTTGCAGTCCAAAGACAACGATCGGGAAGATGAGGTCAAGCGCGAGTTGCTCTTTAAATTTGATCTTTTGCGCAAGGGCTACAAGCATGTGTCCATTCCGGAGTACACCATGAACACGGATCTGCGCCACCTGTCCCGCTCCTACGAAAACACGTTGCGTCGCGTTACTTTGGACAGTTCTGTGGAGAACTACAAGAGTTACATGATTGGTGGCTTCATGCTCACCGAATTTCTGATCCAGCAGTGGTTTCAGTTCGACATGCAGGGGTTCACCAAGCAGCAGGTGATGAACATGAACCAGTACGAGCGCCTGTTCATCGAGCTGGGGGAGAAGTCGTACCGCCCTGGTGGAAGCCCGTGGCCGGTGGAGGTGCGCATCCTGACCACGGTGCTCATGAACGCCGTCATCTTTGCCGTGTCCAAAATGATTCTGAAAAAGACGGGGTCAGATGTCATGAACATGATGGGTCTGGGTGGCTCCACCGCGAGCGCCACCCCCCCGAGCCCGCATCCAGAACATGGCGGGGATGCGTATGGCGGTCAGAAGCGCAAGATGCAGGGGCCCTCTATCAATTTCCAGGACCTTCCTGACATTTAGCAAAAACATGACGCCTGTTCCGCCGCCTCAATCGGAGGAATCATTTGCTCAATGAAATCAGCAACAACTACACCACCTATGCACCTATGCACCTATGCACCTATACACCTATGCGCATAGGTGCATGGATTTTTGGATTCAGGCATTCATGATCTGACTTAAATGTTATCCCCATTGTGCAATAAATAGACGATCAGTCTCTTCAATGCGCGTTGCCTCGACGTTCTTCTTTCATGCGTGTACTCTTTTATCCCATTTTTCTCGAGTGTTGTCGATTCACCTCTGACCACTTCTGGCAACATGTGTTTGAGGACCTGGCGTACCAAATTTGTCCATCTGGCACCTTTTTCGACAAGGACCTGTTCTGTTGCCACGTCAAGCAGCAGGAGTTCGCCTATCGCGTCTTTTGCAACGACGCACCCATCGCAGACGCTCGAACCCTGTTCGAGGACATTTCGCACCTGCTGCGTTCAAAAAGAGGCCTGCTGGAGGATAAGCATACCCTGCAACTTTTCCACGACCAACTCTACCAGCGAGACGCGACAGCAGAGGGCATGCACACTGGCGCACACGTGCGAGGAGCCCTGCGGACTCACCTGCTGGAGCGCTCAGCACTGCAACAAGGATTGCTCTATAAATGCCCCTTGCGCGTGGTGCGCCGACTCTTTTCCTTTCTCGCGGTCGCCGTCATTTTCAAAACCATCACCCTGCGCTCCGCCTGGGAGATTGACACAACCGCGCTCTTTTTGAAACCTTTGGGGGGTGGTGGTGCCCGGGAGGCGATTGAAAGTTACTCATTCGGACGCATAGAGACGCTAAAGACTGCGACGCAACAGATTATCGGAAGCCACGACAGCAATCCCCTTTCTTTGACATTTCTCATTCCCGCCAGCAACCGCAACGGCAAAGGGCCCGCGCGACGCCGTCGGACGCCCTGCACGACCGCTACCACGCTCCTGTCACAGTCCCCCCACGTGGTCACCGCGCCTCCCTCATCCGCCCGCGCCCTCTTGTCATTGTGGCAGGAAGCGCAAGAGAAGCTGGTTACCACGACGTTTTGAACTCATATTGCATCACCGCTCGTTTGTGGATTTTGCGGGACACCCACGTCCCCTTCGTCTCTGTCTCAGCAGTCATCATGATCATGCTCCGATCGATCGCCACGACCTCCCGAAACGGAGCCCGAGAGACAAGCACCGAATGCAATAGATGCCATTGCGTCTGCACACGCAGCTCCTCTGCCGAATAAGGGAACGGAAAGGCGGACACCAGGGCGCTCACCTTGCGGAGCGAGAAACAGAGTCGACCACCCCCCTCCCGCTCGCCCCCACGAACGATGCATCCGTTCTGCACTGCATATGTTGTGTCATCCGCCATCATTTCTTCTGCGTCCTCGCGAGGCAGAGGCGAGAAGAAAAATCGGTAGAGAGGCTCCCATTCGAACCACCAATCGCCATCATCATTATCATCATGACTATCATCACTACCTCCAAATGGTCCGCACGATATGACACGGACATGCGTGCTTTCCTCCAAGGCATACTCGAGCGGGCTTTTGCGACAACGCGCGTCCTGAGTCTCCTCCTCCGGGGGCGTGCAATCCACCTGCGTGCCACCACTGCCAGACTCATCGTCATACTCGCCCCCCCTCTCCGATGACGCTGACGCGCACTTGGCGCTTGGCCGGTACTGGCACTGAAGACACCGCACGTTCATTGTGCGACGAGGAGTAGGCTTCTTGGCCTTCTTCTTGCTTCCAGTCGATGGCATGTCTTTTAATGTATTGATATCTGTCCAGTCATAGGAAACATATCAGTCCATGAGTATGATATATCCATATATTTCTATTATTTCTATATATTTATTTCTATATAGATGTGTGTGTGTATGTACATTCGTACCCCCTTGTCCCTTTCAGTTTTTGAGATGACGAGTAGATAGAGTAAACAGACAAAACTGAAATGATATTACAGGGTCGTATCCAGGAAAAGAAATGACGGCATCAGTGTTCAAGTCTGATCTTGCGTCCATCAAGCAGTACATGCAGGAGAACCTGCATGATGACGTCTTGCATGAAATCTCTGACAAAATGTGGACGATAAGCCAACATTTAAAGCCAGATGGCAAGGGACTGTCAGGCGGTCTGTTGATCGAAGAGGTGGTGTTTGAGATTCTGCAGCACGCACTGGATGACTTTTCCCACTTTCACGACCAGCAATCAGACTGTATCATTTTGGGAAACATGCTGTCGTTTAAAAAGATAACAGGAAAGTCGTGTCTGGCGCTCAATTGGAGCAAGAATGCGACGCCGAATTCGGCAGCGCTCCAATTTGAGCATCCCATACTTGTCCTCAATATGAAGGAAGGAAAATGGTGGCGGAATCGACCTGATTTCGATCGGCATATCCCCATGGGGTTTTTCTTGCTGAACCCCCTCCACTGCAACGAGCACATCCTCTTGAAGTCCAATAACAAGACGGACTCCTTGATCGACCACTGGGACTTGTACAAGGCCATTACGGACGCCATGGACCAGGATTTGGTAATAGAACTCCCCCCTCCCTGCACACAGCGGTTTTCGTGCTCGTTCAACACGGGATTTCGAGAGATGACGCCGTCTGCGGGAAAGTGGGCGACGTTGCCTTTTGACAAGTCGAGCCCTCGATTCATTGATCTTTTTTGCGGGGTCGGAGGCTTTCACGTGGCGCTTTCGGCCGTTGGCGGGAGGTGTGTCTTTGCGTGCGACATAGATGCAGCTTGTCGCGAGAATTATCTGCAGAACTGGGGTGTCGACCCCGACCAGGATATTCGGACAGTTCGTGAAGCGGATATTCCCCCTTTTGACATTCTGTGCGCTGGCTTTCCCTGTCAGCCGTTCAGCAAGGCGGGCGATCAAGCCGGATTCGCCGACAAGACAAAGGGGAATTTATTTTTCGAGATCCTGCGGATTATGGCCCATCATCGTCCAGAAGCGTGTATATTGGAGAATGTGAAAAACATTGTGACGCACAACAAGGGCGACACGTGGGTGACGATTCGCACCCACCTCCGCGAACTGGGATACAGTGTGCACGATCAGCCCGTCATCCTTTCACCCCTGCAGTTCGGAGTCCCTCAGTCCCGGGAAAGAGCCTTTATCGTCGCTCGCAGGCAGGCGTCGCCTCTGCCCCCCTTCCCGCGCCCCGCGCTGACAAAGACGAGCATCGAGTCCGTGCTGGACAAAGAACAGAAGCGGACTCGCGTCTTCAAGTTAACAGGAAGGCATCATGAAGCTGGGGTAATTTGGGAAGAGTTTTGCCAAATTCTAACGCAAAACGGCGCAACCATACCTCGCTTTCCGCTATGGACGGATGAATGGGACAAACAGCGCGCCCCCGACGACGCCTTTTATGTCAAGTACAAGAACTGGATCGACCGGAATCACGCTTTCTACAAGGAGCATCACTCTATCCTCCATCCCTGGCTGGCAAAGTCTCGAGAGCATGCAATGTGGACGGGCGCCCTGCGCAAATTGGAATGGCAATGCAATGAGACGTCTCTGAAGCAGAGTCTTTGGACATTCCGGGGGTCGGGGATTCGGGTGCGCAATCTTGATTACTCCCCGACGTTGGTGGCCATCTCCATGATTCCCGTGTACGGCCCCGAGTGGAGAAAGTTGACGCCCCGCGAAGTCTGCCGACTGCAAGCGTTCCCCGACTCTTACCACTACCATCCCAAACAGTATTCTAAACAAATGGGCAACGCCGTGAACGTAAAGGTGGTCCAGCATGTCGCTGAATGGCTTTTGAACGTTAATCAACAGGAGGAGTGTGAAATTGCTCCCGACAAAACTGCTCCAGTGAAAGAAATATATGATTAGCCAATATATATAGTGTATATTATATAATGTCACGACAACTTACTACATAGTCCAACATTATATACTCCGACATTAATGACTACCGAAGTGACGACCAGTGCTCCGCAACGGACGTATCTGTTGACGAGTGACGATGACTCTCCTGACGGCTTTGGGAGCAACCTGTGTCGTTATCAGTGGGCCCAGTCCTTGCAGGCGCTTCGTTCCGTGCACGCGCTAAACACGTTGGCCTTGACTACGTCTCACGCAATGATGTTTCTCGCCACGATGCGCCGTTTGCCTCAGCGCTTCGGCAGTCAGTGGACGTACCGAGCCCAGCACTTTTTCCAAGAGACCGTGATCAACCTGCATACCATTGTCATGAACCGTCACGACGTGACTGACGACGTGAAAGCCATGTGCTTGTCCTTCCTGGTCTATCAGGATCGCGCGCGCGCTGAGTGGTATATCCACCAGGCGTGGGAGTGGCTCCAAAACACGGCGGATGACAACCTCCTCGACATTGTGTACACGTACCGCCACCTCGTTCCCGATCTGCCCGTGGACGAATGGATCGATGCTCACAGGTTCACGACACTGGCCACTGACCATGATGAAGCTGACCATGACGATGACTACTACAACCAAGAGCGCGCCCCAACGCCAAATCGCGCTCCACATTCGGTGTTGACCACCAACGTTCTCGCGGATCGGCAAAACGTGCACACCGAAGGCGCGGTGTTTGGCTTCCACGAAAGCCTCAGTCGCTTGCTGAACGCTGAAAACAGCGCACTGATCACGCAGCATCTCGGCGCAGACGCCACCATGGACGCCCACGACTACTGCTTGAGAGTGATGCGGGCGGATCCGGCGTGGTACAATGATCGAATTCTCCACGATCCCACTGTCTTTCCATGCAACCACCGCAACTTGCACTTGACTGATATCTTTGCGCTGGTGCACCGCATGGCACGCATCAACGAGCACTCGACGGATGCCTTACAGAGGTTGCAAACAGAACTCCATGACGCTTCCGGCACCTGCACGACTGGGCACGCCATGCGCATGGTGAACGCCCTGGCTGGTCTTCACCCCGATGTCCACATTGGTGTCTCCGACGCCTCCCAAGTGCGCATCTATATCCAGCACGTTCTGCAACAGGAAGCGACCGGGGATGGAGTGACGTGGTTCGAAGGCGCCGAATTCGATCGTTGGGTCCGCCGACAGGCCAGTGGCGCGCTCATTGCCTGTTTCCAATCCAAGGACGAGTTGGGCGGGGTGGGCACGTGGAAGAAAGAGTGGAACGCGCTCTTTCCCGCATGCACCGTCCAGCCGTTCTCCTGGCGCCTACGGGTCCAGTGGAGGATCAGGCGCTTTTGGCGCGGTGTTGGCCTGCTGGTTTGTGCGCACAAACAACATCGTCACGGATCACTGCGCGCAAACGCTCCTTCATCTCGTCCTCCAGTCGGCGCGAAAGCCCAGTCGACGATTGGGGCACTTGAAGTTGCAATTTTATCATCTTCCACGGCTTTTTAGTCGCAACAAGGTGCGAGTCCTGTTCCATAGGCAGGCGCTGGCGCAAAAAGCTTGCCGTGACGGGCGTCCCGGGGATCAGAAGCCAGTCCACGTCCTTTGCGGGCCGACCCCGGTTGTCCAAGATGGTGTGCATTGTAAAACCTAATTTCAACAAGGACCACGCTGAAATCCAATTGATGGCATAAGAGGTGATGGTGCGTACCGTGTGCGACCGCTTGTAGCACATGCGCAAACTGAGCAGAATGGCCACAACGCGAAGCAACGCGTTGTATCGCTTATTCCGCTCCGCGGGCACCGTGTACGAGTCGATGAGAAGGTCTAGGCCGGAACTTGTGGTGCGAAAGTATTCCAGTTTTATACGGGCGACCATGCTCTCTGGCGTGGTTTGCCCGGCAAGCGGGCGTTTCACCAACCGGATCTCGAGCACCTTGTCAGAGCGATCGTGCACCAGTTCGATACCGAGGTCTGGGCATCGTTTGCTCAGTCGCGGCCGGACGTGCTTGTCCAGATACCGCTCTAACTGCGAAATGTTCATCTTTCTTTCTTACTGGATGGATATCTTTTACGTTCCGTATATGAAAATGAACCCCACCGACGGACCGATTCCCGCATTCAGCGCAGTGGGGAAGCGCGTCGCGACACATGTTTACTACATGATCCTCAGTTATGCGCCCCGTCATGTCGGTTCGTTGGCGCTGTGCTGGAACATTACACTCTTTCGACTAAGGAATGGTCTCCTGGCCTTGAATGTGGGAGACCGCAACACTGTGCGCCGTCTGCTGCGAGAGGGTAGCGTCTCATCTTTCCAACGGCATCATCACCGACTGGAGTACGTCCAGGATGACTTTTGGCTGTCCGCCGAGTTTACTTCCTTTCCCAAGCGGGGCGAATTCGGCATCACTGACTACATGGTGATTTGGTCCTAGCATCATATAGCCATCTAGGCAAAGCCATGTAGGCAAGCCATGTAGGCAAGCCATGTAGGCAAGCCATGTAGGCAATCATGCCGACATTACCCACGGAAAGTCGGCGTGACGCGTCTCGCACACCATCGTCTTTGGTTCGCATGTGGCGTCCATGATGTGGCAACAAAGCCCGTACCGATCTCGCTGGGCGCACTGGGCGTGCATGCAATCCTCCAAAAAGAGAAGGAGGGAAACGGGCAACATGTTCGGCAACACCAGCTCCTGCCAGCCGGGTCGGAGTTCCTTGGTCGCCGTCGCGTTTCGCAACATGTCGTACAGTTGAGCAGTGAAAACCAGGTACAAATTGGTGCTCAGTTCCAGAGGAGTAATCATCATTTCCTGCATGGCCATTGCCAGAAACGGATTTCCGGGGTAGCTCGCAAGAATGCCCTGGTAGATCGTGCCGGGTATCATGGACAGCACCGTGCAGAAAGCCCGCGGAGTCGTCCACGGGAACATGTCAAGGACGGGTTGCGTGAACTTGGTCTTGATGTCGCAGTACACACCGCCTTCCTTGTAAATGTATGCGTACCGAAACAGGTCCGCTTTGTGCGCGCCCCGCAGTTGCGAGAACATGGTGGCCACGGAATTTCCAAAGTTGTTGTGGAGGTATTGCATCGCCTCGTCATTGTCAAAGACGTGGTGAGGGATCGCTCCGCAGGCGTGAGAGATGTGCTCGCGAATGCGCGCGGGGATGCGATCCAGGCGATCGTACGTGAAGCAGACTTGTTGCGGAATAAAAAAGTCCTTGTGCTCGTCTTGCTGGATCATTGTGCGCCAGTCCGGCGCGGACAATGGGGTGGGAATCGCGGGCTGACTGACTTTGCGCCTCAGAATGCATATAGTCATTATGACAATGCTCATCACAGTTGCAATCACCATAAGGACCACCCACCATCTGTCAAGCATTATTCGTGTCAAATAACAACAAATCGTCTTGTCTTTAGTATTTAAAGCGAGAGATTAAACACGCTTCAAAACGATTGCCAGTGTTGGATAATATATATTATACTATTTATTATGGGTCAAGTGTTTGCTTGCCACCATCCTCCAGCCACCGAAGCGTGCGAAGCGGAACAAGCGGAAACTTTGTGCTTTCCGTTGCTCGTCGATAAAAATGAAGATCGCTTGGAACTGTGGGCGCATCCAGGGGGGGAGAGGTCATTGGTCTGGTGTCGCGGTGCCAGACGCAGAGTCTTGTCCAGACACTTGGTCACCACGATGCATTACGCGAACGAGTCAGAGATGCTCATCGGCTTTGGTGATCCACAGGACTATAAGGTGTATTCGTTCCGACGGATCAGCGAGTGCTCCTATCTAGTGCACAGTCGCCACGCCGGCAAACTATGGCTGATGCCCACGACCCGCGGTCAGAATCCACCCGGCTTTGTGCCCGCCGACGTGGCTCTGGTGTTGCGCATTATTTACACGGACTGACCTCTTTCTCGATGCCCCCCCAGGCCGCCAAAATGGACTCGCATCGCGCCATGGTGGCGATATCTATCGTCATCGTCACCATCTACCGCCCCTCCAACGCCAAACGCATCGCCAAGAGAGAGGCGTTGCTTGTCGAAGTCATTCGCGTCCGCACAGTCACCAGGCGTCTGGTTGACGTCATACGCGCGCCTCCGTTCATGACGTGGGGGGTCACCAAACGGGAGATGGTCGCAACAGTCCTACCGTCACTCCGCGCAAATGACGCTTTCGGCGTTTGTTGCTTCTGTCATGCGCATGTCATCGTGTCAGGCGCCATGCTGGACACCCAGTTTTTTTTCTGGGACGGCTTCCCGGTGCGGTGCAAAGGATGCCACCAGTCGTACGTGGACCCCTTCATGCCGTTTTGAGCGCCTTCAGCACAAATGTTTTTTTTTCTTTTGTCTCGCTCATTGTAAAGAAAAACCAAGCACATAAACTTTCTCCACACAGCATGTCCGTTCTCAGTTTGAACAAATCCGTGCGCACGTGCAAGGTCGACCAGGGCTACGCCGATCGCATCCAGTCTGCGCGATTCCAAGACTCCGACCTCATGGTCTGCCCCAACTGGCAGGGCTTCGACAACGCCGGCAGAACCGTCAGCCCCGACTCCTTCGTCACCAAGACGGCCGGGTGCAACCTCCCCATGGACCGCGTGGCCGTCGAGAACTACCTCCGCCCAATGTACATGACTTATATCAATCTGGATGCTTCCGGCTACAAGGCCAATCTCTACGGAGAAGAGTGTACAGATGCCGATACTAATATGGACTGCTACGAAGCCTTCCAACGCAACTACCAATTGGAGCAGAACAAGAAGGTCACCGGTTCCTTCTCCACCTGGAATCCCTCCAATCTTACCATGCGTTGCAACTCCTTCCCATACGAACTGGCGCTCGCCCAGGAGAACAATGTCGCCATGGCCCGCCAGGGAGACCGCGTCGGCCAGAATCTCGAGGACCAGTTCCGTAGCCAGACCTTCCGTCACAGTTCGGGTATGTAAATAAATACTTGAAAATGTTGTTGATCCAGCAGTCACTCTCTTCAAATTATCCTTCCCATATCGTACGAGCGAATGATAATTGCAATAATTTGAGTTGCACGTGAATTTTGTTATAAAGTTTGATAATGAAATCTGCATCGTCTACATTTCTTACTCCTTTTCCTCTTCCTCTTGTGCGATACTGCTGAATTCGGACGCATTCTGGTGTTGAACCACGACGGACTCCAGAAAGCTGAGTTCGCGCTGGGCGCGACGCGTAAACTGCTGAAACTCATCCCACCGATTTCGAATTCTCTCCAAGTGCGTTCGAACGTGTTCAGCCCAGTCACTGTGGCGGACCATCTCCAAACATATGGAACACATTTCAGGACGTTGAAGACACTCCTGGTGAAAGTGTTTCGAGGCTTTATCCACCGGGACTGGGAGTCCGCACATGTAGCACAAGAGGTGACCATGCTTGTCGAAGCAGTGCTGACCCACGTTCTCGGACGGAATGTGTTCGGCACACACGGGGCATTTGGTGTACTGCGGACACACGGGTTTATGTTCGCGTTGCCATCGCGCCCTGGTCATGACCTGGCCACAGACGCACACCACGGGGAATTTCGGGCAGCACGACCGCACATGCCTGTACAGATCCAGTTGCTGTGGGACCCGCACATGACAGCCATACGGGCACTCGATGCCGTCCTCGGTTGCGTCGTTTTCCGCAACGGTGGGAAAGAGAGTCATGTACAAAAAGTCAATGGTGTACAGCCGGCCCTCTGTCCGTCTCTCCGTGACTGCGTGCAAAGAACACGTGGTGGGGCAAAACAGACACTTGTACTGGGATTGCATCGCACATGCCGGCTTCTCATAGTCCAGGTACTGTTGCAAGCACCGGAGACAGATGCGCTGGGATGAAAAGCATGTCATGGGAGGCAAAGATTGACATCCATCGGAATACGCGTTTCTGCTGACGGTCGTCCAATCCATTGCGTCCGCCTCCTCATCCTCTTCATCTGGCCATGGCTCCACATCGTCATCGTTCGTTTCCGTGTCGTCGTCCTCCGTGACAGTGGCCAAGCGGTAAGTAAGCGCGCGATCGCTTTGCTCCACAGTCGCGACATGGGAGCGAGAGAGAATCCAGCGATGCACATGCTCGTGTTCGTCGAATTCGTTGTGTGCGAGGAGGGGGGTCGAGGTGCAGGAAAAGCAAATGGGCCAGACGGGAATGCGCACGGCATCCAGGCAAATCGGACAGGTAATATTTTTTTGCGTCATCATCTCACCTACTCTAGAAGAGCCTTATACAATCAATATTCACTACAAGTGGTAAATATCCTTTCTAAAGCATACGCAAGATATATTGATATCTGTATATAGATATCTGTATACGGCATGCCTGATGCCTATCCGACTCGGTTTCCCGATCGATAGCAGCTCGTTAAGACTTTCCAGAACGCTGAAGTGCGCGTGCATAGTGGTTTACGAGATACTTTGGCGACGGTGTGTTGCCACCAGTCATTGCTCGCGACGCGTGCCAACAGGCCTGTCGCCACATAGAGGGCGTCGTGGGGCGTAATGGATGCGCGCTTCAGCGGGGTCAGCACGTGCATCTGCACAAAGGACTGGAGCACTGCCGTGTAGTTGTCTTTCTTGCGCGACAAGGACATATCCGCAAAGTCTCGTCGAATCAGATGCTCCGCGAGCCGGCGTAGCACCATGTGCTGTCTGACTTTGGAGTCCAAGACGCAAAATGTGCACCAGGCGGTCGTGGTGTGCAATAGGGGAAGCACGTGCTGAATCCACACGTCGCATGGTATCCGATAGTAGCAGGGCGTCATGATCATATAGACTGTATATATATCGTATATATATCGTACGTATATATCGCGTTGGTGGAAGATTGATATAGGTTCTGCACAGACAAACATGTAAACAAAAACAATTATCGGATGACCAAGATTCTGTAATTGTGTATCCAGGACACTACTACTGTTTTTGCATCTTTTTGTCAGTTTTGTGGTACCCGTCCTGTGGACGAGGTGGCAGTGAAAAAGATGAAGTTGTGTTAATAAAACAATCTTTTAATCCATTTTTACAAACAAACATAGTTTGCATACTAATGGCAACGACGGGTTTTGCGTGGAAGTGGTCGGCTCAGTGCTGGCTCATTGCCTTTGTCATTGTGCTCGGTCTGGACGCTATTTGGTTGTCGGTCATGGGTCCCCGAGCGTACGCTCCAGCGTTTCGAAAAATTACCAAGAGTCGATCAATCCACTTCTCCATCGCCTACGGATTCATCGCATGGGCTTTGCTCGCGGGCGCAGTCGTCCACTGCTCGTGGCGCAACACTGCAAAGAGCGCCTTCTACGGAGCCATGGCAGGGTTTGTCATTTACGGCGTGTACAACTCCACGATGCTGGCTACACTCTCCGAGTATCCAATGTCTCTGGCCGTGGTGGACACTTTGTGGGGCACATTTGCGCTATCCGTCGCCGCCACTCTGTGCTCAGTGTGCATGTACCGGAGGGGTTGACAGTGAGGACACACGACACGCCATTCATTTTGTTGTAGATAAAAGTTCTCACGGCCGTTATGCTCCGGCTGTTGAGACTATGCATCCTTTTTCAACCACGACAGCATGCTATCCACGCCTAACAAACAACGTTGTCCCTGCGTTTGGACAGTTTGTGACGTTGCACCAGTCAGGCGAGATCCGCGGTTGCATGGGTTGGTGGTCAACTACTTGGAGGAATGGCCAGACTCCAACCAACACGCTGGGTCAAGTGCTCGCCTCGTGCACGATCCTGTACGACAGTGACAAGCAGGGGCGAGGGACAAGACGCCCTGTATCTTGTTTCTGCGAAAATCTTTCTGGAAGGGTTGCTCGTGTATGTCCCGCACCGGCTAGAGCACGCTGTCGTAAAAATGAAAGTGTTGTTGGGGCGATAAAGCGTGGGGGGTGGATAGGGAGAGTGACGACTGTAGAATGACGCAGTGATGACGGTGGGTGGTGACAATGGTGTTTGCGTGACAGAAGAAAATGGCAGTCGTTGACGTTGCGTCCTTGTTTAGGCGGCTTCCCGCGGACCTGCAACGATGCATCAAGGCGTACTTTCTGGTGTGGGAGCGTCGCGGATGGGCGATGCCCGTCATGTTTCAGCCGTCTCGGTGCCTTTACTACACTCATGTGCGCCATGGTCCGCGCTTCATGACGTGGGATGATGCACACTTTCCGCGCGTGTTTCAGTATCGCCGACAGCGTCTCGGCTTCCAGTGGCAGCTTATCTTGGACATACAGGGTTTGGTGGGTCAGGAGTGGATTGTAAAAATGTTTCCGCAGTGGGATGACGAGCTGAATCTTGTGGACGCGATAATCTCTCGCGACCCGAACTTTTGTGAGAGGGTGAATATGCCTGCTGGGGCGAGAGTGGTGCACGCTACAGTCGTTCCCGAGCGCGTAACATACACTCGACCACTGATGAACATCTATCGACTGAGCATCATGACGCGTCGCTCGAGCGACGTATCGCCCCCGACGCTTCAGTGGTTCGTGGAGGCTCTTGGGAATTACGTCAGGGAGTTGTCTGCAGTTGCAGAGGGGCTTGTTGCGGAAAAGCGTACGAAGGACTGATTAGATAGTTTTGGATCGCTTGGAACATGTTTTCTTTTCCCCTCGTGACGTGTTTAATGGTTTGAAGGCGATACCCAAAATTGTCGGACTTACTTGAGAAGCCCATGACCGCCACGCACACGTTTGCTATCGTGGGAGATTGGGGAGACTCTTCCACGAGCGTTTACAAGAACACACGCCTGCACCTGCGTCACTTGTTGCGACGACGCCCTCCCCCACATCCAAATGCCCTGACTGACATTATCCTCACCGGAGATAACCTGTACCCAGCCGGAGCCCAGTCGTGGCTGGACGCCAAATGGGTTCACCACTTTGACCACACGTGGAACAATGTGCGGGCCCGATTCGTCATGGCTGTACTGGGCAACCACGACAAGATGCTGGGCGTCCCATCTGGCCTCTTGTCCCCTACCCCGTTGCACGTGGCCGGCACCGGTCCCGCTTGGGTGCTTCCGCACACGTTCTACCGACAGACGTTCCCGCACATATCCATGGACCTGTGGTGCCTCGACACGTGCGTGCTGGACTGGCCACAGAGTTTGCGTCTGGACGTCCCGTGCTCGCTCAATGTCGTGCACGAGGCGCAAGAGCAATTGAAGTGGCTGGATAACAGCCTTCAACAGTCGACTGCACGGTTCAAAGTTTGCGTGGGCCACTACCCCGTCTTTTCCAACGGCCCTCATGGCGGATCCAAGGTGCTCCAGGACATGCTCCTTCCGCTTTTTCGGAAACACCACGTCGACCTGTACCTTTGTGGTCACGACCACAATTTGCAATGGGGTCTAGACCCCAACGGGTCCACGCATTTCCTGGTGAGCGGGGCCGCGTCCTACATCACACCTCCGAAAGACCAATCCTGGTCGTCCTCGCAGCAGTGGACGGCGCCAGGTTTCGGTTTTTGGACGCTCGACGTGGAGCACCACCCGGGTAGCCCGTCCCTCTTGTTGCCCACGTGCCACTTCTCCCAGGACGGACGCAAGTGGCACGCTCGGACCTTTTTCATTGTTCGCGCGTAAAGATCTTGACATATTTATTGAATAATAAAGACGCACACGGAATCAAATCTATCACCATGTCTCAAATGCGAGCAGAGCGAGGCTGGCGGGATCGGACAGAGCGCACCTTTCCCACGCGCTGGGCGGCGCTGGAGCGACCTCACCACGTCGTCCAATCGTTCGAGACTTTTGCCCAAACATGCTGGGAACTGTACGAGACGTTGCCCCCTGCGCTTGTGGTGGCGCCGACCCTTTCGTACGAGCAGTTTCGTCGCCAGGTCGAGAGTGCATTCAACCCGACAGAGTCGGGGCCTTACCCGTACTTGCCCGCGCTAGTGGCGATCGCCATCAACCTGACCAACCGCCAGCGTGCGCCTCGCACCGACCGCGACATGGACGATCAGGTAAAGGATTGCATGGACATGGGCCGGATCACCCGCATCCTGCAATTCTGGGCTGGGCAGGGCGGTCAGTACCTGCTGTCGGCATCGACGTACTTGCAGTTGCTCGGCTACGTCCGTGCGTCGCTTACGGATCGGGCTCGCGGAAATTGATTGCTTTCCAGTCCGTCAACCACGTTTCCAAAAGCATAAAAGGAACTTAAGGAGAATAAAAAGAATAATGGCCATCGAATTGCCCCGCGATATCTGGTCCGTCATTCTTTCCTACTGTGAGTACCCGATCTCGCGCAGGGGTCTTTGCCGGGAGTGGCGACATGCTGGCCAGGAGCCCACGGTCGCGGACTACCGCGCCCAAATTTCCTGGCGCATCCGGTCAATGCGCAAGCGGATCAAGCGCGTCAACGCCGTGAAAGCGTCGTTGCTCGAATTTCCAGAAAAATTCAATGACAACCCGTACGACATGATGCGTCGGCTAAACATGGAGACGGACCAGTACGAGGACACGATCGACCAGTACCAGCACATTCTGTCTACGTTAACGAGATTGGATCGAACATAAAAATCTCGAATCTCTCGCTCCTCACACGAAAGAAATGTCCTTGTCGTCCTTCGAAGATGTTCTGAAGAACTATCAGAAACGCATGTCCGCACCCGATTGGCGCGTTGGCGCTTTTGGCGCCCCTCAGGCGCCGCCGGTGGAAACGCCAGCACTACCCGTGCTGCCACCCTCCGTGGGTGTGAATCTGGGTGTGGGTATGGGCCGAGCAGGTCCCGAAGACTATCCGTCAATGAAGCCGTTTGGTGCTGAATATGGGTTGGCGCCCGAACTGGCGGATTCGCTGGCGGACAACAACAATAACCCCTTTATCAAACTGGTGCACGGAGACTCGATTGCTGAGATGCCTTTGACGAATCCGATGAAGCCATCACAAGACCATCATGTCGAGATTGTGACTGCCGAAATCGCACCCCGGGTGACAGGGGGTGATGATGTTGATAATGATGGTATGACCGCTAGTCGGGAGGGTGGGCATGAGCAGGTTTCCAAAACGATTCCCGAGATGCTACGAGAACTGAGCCGGGAACAGATCCTGCATCTGCAACGACTGGTATCGGAGTGCAGTACCGAGAGTGAAAAGGCCTCTACGATTTACCACTACATTGGCTCTTTCCGAAACGCGGCAGTCGCTTCGCTGGCGACTTCTCATGCCAGTGATGATGCAAAGCGAACAGCCACGGGAGAGGAGACGGACTCTGCGAGTCTCCAAAGAGATCCTTGCAGGTCGTCGACGTACATGCCCAGGCAGGAGATGGAGAGCAACATTCGCAACTTGCTGGCCGAGGTGAAACGGCTCGAGGGCTACATCCGGATTATGCGGACAGACGAACAGCTGATTCTGGACCAACTGCACTTCCTGAAGGAGATCCTTGGCGTCGACGACAACGAGGTCACCTACACCATGAGTCGCCTCGCCCCTCTGGATGCCGATGACGCGCAAGCGCAGGCCGACGAAGAGGACGGCACTGGGGAGAAATCCGAGGACGAACACGCACCCCAAGCGGAGGAGGAGAGCGCCGGTCCTGTGGCCGAACAGGTCGCCCGAGAAGAACCCCTACAGGCATTATCACAAACGTCAGAGGACCGATTCCAGCAATTGCTGAACAACCTCATCGGCGCCATGAAGAACGACTAGCAAACAGACTATTTGATGTCGGCGTCACAGACGTCTATCAACTTTTCTGATACAATATACATTGTCTATATATACATTGTCTATATATACATTGTCTATATATACATTGTCTATATATGCATTGTCTATATATGCATTGTTTGTTGCATATTTTAGGGATTTACACGTCATACCATTTCGCTCAGCATCGCCCCACGGCGATATAAGAGGCCCGCGCCTGAGTGGATGGCGGATTGAGGTTGTACGTGAAAGATGTCGTGGTAACATTATTGATGCCTGCGCAAGACCCTGGGCTGGATGCCTGTTGCGCGCAGATAAAGACGACTGGTGGGTTGTTGAATGTAAAGTTAAAATCTACAGGTGATTCTCCAGCTCCGAAATCCCCAGCATCAACGCTGTAGTTGTACCATTGAGTGGTCGCTCCAAAACTTGGAGAGATAGCCAACCACATCCACCCTTGGGGTACATTCTGACCGCAGTTATTCGTCTGGCTTGTCGCGATAGTGGCTCCCGTTGTTGTGACGTTCTGCACAGCGACGGCGTAGCCGTTTCCACTGTTGTTGGAAGCGATGGCAAAGACGTTGGGGATGGTCGGAAACGTGTAGTTGAAGTTGAAGGAAGTCCTCCAGGATAGTCCATTCGAAATAGTCCCGAAATCCACGAGGTACTGTCGATTCATGTTGCCACTCAAGACGTTGGAGGGTGGCGTGCCTGCACAGAGCCAGTAGCTAATGTAACTTGTCGAAGGAGTCATGAAATACCCCACCTCGCCTGGCGCAGCACCGGCGAAACCGTACCATGAGTATACAGCCGGACTGACAGAGTTGGCCTGTAAGACAATATACGGGGTCCCTATGGAGGAGACATTCGTCGTCGTATTTGCGTTTACGTAGCTTCCGGCGCTCGTGCTCGCCACGTTGCTGTTGTTCACCACTGTCGTACTTTGGTTGGTGTAAATGAGAGGGCCTCCGGAATTGAACCATCCCGTGTTCAAGTACAGCGTCTGCCCCAGGCACGCAGTGGTAGCAGGGGTCGTCGCAGTGGTAGCAGGGGGCGGGCATGGTGGAGGACACGCAACAGTGCAGTTCGGAGATGGGGAGGCGAACGGAGGGTTCGTCGAACACACCGCGAACGTGCTGCCAGGGTCGACGCCAATACATGTGTTCAAGTACCAACTACTGGACACTGAGGCAGAAGGAGAAGCCGTGACGGCGCTCAACACGAATGGAAAGGGGCCACTGTTGCCTTGGGTATCTGTAGTTAGTTGACTGGAAACGGTGAGAAAGTATTGAGTTCCATTCATTACAGTGCTGACTGTGCACACGTTTGTCATGGTGTTGAAAAAGCTGAGATACCATAGCGTGAATCCTGTGGTCGACAGCACTGGCGCGGTCGCGCTCGCGTTTGGCATGATTAACTGATATGAGGTTTGCGTAGGCGAAACAGCGGGCGAAATAGTGACGGCGTACGAGATGGAGTACAGCGAAGAGATGGGAGTGGTCCCGCACTCCGGCCACATGCGAAAGGTGAGGCAAGAGTTCGTCTCATTACTGCTCCCAACGTTTTGAACTTGCACTACAGGTGCAGCAGCATTCAGAAAATTGTACCCGACGTTATAGTTGGTGTTCATGGCGCACGTCAGCCTACCGCTCGTTTGGGAGCTACCTGACGTCGTCGCACATGTTGGGGGACCAGTCGCAGTTATCGGCGATGCTGATGGCAGTAGCGATGAAAAGGTAATCGGAGTGGCGGTTGAACCTGAAGAAGATGCACCGGTTGAACCCGAAGAAGATGCACCGGTTGAACCTGAAGAAGATGCACCGGATGATTCTGAAGAAGCATCAGATGGAGGCAATGTCGTGGGGGGCTTTGCCAGCCATTCTGGACGCACGACAGCGATGATGAATAACGCAACGCCGCAAAAGAAGAAAAATCCGAGAATGATGACCCATTTCTGAATGGAGGGCATTTTGTGTTTTTTGTTACGCACATTTTTTTTTGTGACAGTGACGGCTTGTCAGATAGATAGTCGTTGCAAAATTCTCTCCAACTTGTTTTCCAAAGCCGACAGTCTGCTTTCCAGTCGCTGGACTTGCCGTTCTAGCAATGGTGACGACGTGGCAGGCGGTTGTTGCGTCGCCGTGCCACTCTCATTTCGACCGGTCTGAAGCGCTTTCAGTGCGAGGTCGGTGCACAGGTTCGGGTATTTGAGTTTGATCACAGACAGATCTGATGCGGAGGTCACGGTGGGAAACTCATTCATGAGATTTTTCTTGATCCGGTACAGCAACGCAGTCGAGGTCCTTCCGTGCTTCGAGCAAAGCTCGACCAGCGTAAGCCGTGGCTTGTTGTCGTCCTGTCGCGATAAAACGTGGCGCATCAAACTGGCGTCTTCTTTCGCTGACCAGGGCTTGCCTCGTCGCAACACGACCGCTGTCTCTGCCATTTCTCCTGTTTCGTCTTTTTTCTCCATGCGAAAAAAGACAAAGTCACACCGTTTTCATTCTTAAAACAACCGAGCTGCCTGTCGATATCGCACGCTGGTCGTGAGAATCTCTGTCAAATAGTACTCATTGTTGTCCAAAAAGTGGTTGCTGTCCAACGATTCCAGATGCGGTCGTAACGCGGTGACCGCGGAGAGAATGCAGTTGCATTCTCGAGGTGACCATTCACAGCTGCTGGCCGTAGTTTGCAAAAAGGACGCCACTCCCTGCCACACGTGCAGTACGGTCCAAGGTGCTTCATGTTCCTCAAAGAGGTTTGTCAAAGTATCTATCTCTCTGGACAGTTTCTCGTCGTCGTCGCGCGTCAACTCCCGCTTCACGCAGTGCATAAGTGTCTCCGCTTCTTCGAAAATGTGTCGACACGTGTAGTTCAACCAGCGCCGAAAGCACTCCAGCCAAATGGCCTGCGTCTTGTGCATCACTCCGTACGACCCCAGTCTCAGGGACACGTCCACTTGCACGCCCGATGGCCCACGAACTTGACATACGACATCGATGCCCATGATCCTGGTATTTCGGCACGTGGAAGGCAAACAATGATGGATGGGGGAGTCGTTAATATTTAAATGTTCTATCCATATCTTTGTCCATACGTTTATCCATGTTTGTGCCATCACTTTTTAAGCTCCAGATGCTACTAGCCCTTTTTGCGCCATGGACATCATAGCCTGTTTCGCGGATGGTGATGATGGTGATGCACCGCTCCCTTTCATGAGAGTGTGTCCCAGAAAGCCGAGTAGGGCAATCACAATGATGGCAGCGAGAATGATGCCAATGATTTCACCCACATTATTGCTGGGCCACCAGGGTGGCGGAACACCCTGAGATTCGCTCGTTTGGGCGCTGGTCAAGTTTTGAACATCAGTTGTGACGCCTGCCGTATTGAACGCAGTGTTGATGGCGCTCTGCACCATGTTCTGTGCAACGACGTTGACCTGGTTGCCTTGTTGGATGCATGGCAAACATCCGCCCCCGCAGTCGAGGACGAGGTTGTTGTCCTGCACGACATTTGTCAAAAGGGAGTTTACATTGTTGTACATGTTTTGATTCACGGTATTTGTCTGCAGTTCGGCTGTAATATCCTCAATGCTCTTGCCCCCTTCAGCCTCTGCGCCTTGACCGGTCACGGTTTTTTGCATGTTGGAAAGAGCCTGAGTGAGATTGGTCTGTGTTGCGTTGGTGATGGCTTGCGCCACATCGGAAGATACGTTCAAGGTCGCATTCACAGTGCCACCGTTCTCCTGCGACAAACAGGTCTGCCCCGGTAATGGTTGCCAGGGCGCGCAGACAATCTCGCCATACTGAGTGGGAATCGTGCTACCAGGCGTGCCGGGGCAATTGCTGATTGTCAAAAAGTTGGCCTGACTGGTACTGATGCTTTCGTCATTAGTGATGGCCGTCATGATGCAGTTGGCCGTGTTGGTGGCTTGTTGGAAGGCGCTGTACAGCAGGGACTGGTTCTCGCAGCCGCTTTGTTGAGACGCCTCCGTGTCATTGGACGCCCCCACGCTCGAGAAAAGCCCGTTGGCATGTGCCTGGGCATCGTCTGCAACGGAGGAAGAGGTGCAGGTCGTCCCCATGCCCATCGCCTGCGCCATGGCCTGGGCGTTATTCGGGGTGAAATTGGTCACGGGAAGGTTCGCGCAAGTCATGTTGGCGCTACTCCCCGCTTGGGGGGGAAACTGTTGTGCGCTTGGTTGATATTGGAACAAGGAGTTGACCGCGGGTGCAATCGAGCCGTATAAGGCCGGATTGCAAAACGTGTTGGTGGGACTGGGAGAAGACTGCGGGATGCATCCGTAAATCGTGTTTTGGCCTGGCGCTAATGACGACCCCCTGTATATGAAATTGCAGGGCGGTCCCTGCGAGGGTGTGCACTGCGGGGCTCCTGTGATTGGAGGTAAAGGAAACGTAATAGTATTACTCATTTTGTCTTGACAGTGCAAAAAAAAAAAGTGGGGTAATGATAGATAAGGTAGTAAACAAATTCCATAACTCCGCTCTGTTGATTGATCGACATGTGGCTCATTTTTGGTGGTCAAGGATGGATTGGTCAACAACTGGTCAAGGTTCTTGCAGAGACCAACGTTAACTTTGAGCTGACGCTCATGAGACTAGATGACACGGACGGTGTCCGGCGCCTGCTGGAAACGCTCCGTCCGGAGAGAGTGGTGTGCTTGGTGGGGCGCACCCAGGGTGGTACGTGCACCACTATTGACTACTTGGAGCAAGGGCGACCGCAATTAGTGGAGAACGTCCGAGATAACCTGTATGCGCCAGTTTCATGTGCTATGCTTTGTCGGGATCTCGGCATCCACTTTACCTATTTGGGGACCGGTTGCATTTTCGAATACGACTCGAATCACTCGATCGAGAACGACATTGGGTTTACTGAAAACGATACTCCCAATTTTCAAGGCTCAGCCTACAGCATCGTCAAGGGCTTCACCGACCGGTTGATGCACCTGCTGGAGTCCACGGTCCTCCAGTTGCGCATCCGCATGCCAATCAATGAAGACATGACGGCGACTCGCAACTTTTTGCGCAAAATCACCACCTACAGCAAGGTGTGCAGTATCCCCAACAGCATGACGGTCCTGCCGGACCTTTTGCCGATCATGGTGAAACTCATTCAGGACGGTCGCACTGGCACGTACAACATGACCAATCCGGGCAAGATCTCGCACAATGAGATTTTGGACATGTACAAGACCATTGTGGATCCCACATTTACGTACGAAAACTTTTCCGTGGAGGAGCAACGTAAGGTCTTGCTGGCCGACCGCTCCAACAATCAGCTAGACACGCACAAGCTGGAAAACGAATTCTTCATCCTGCCCATCTACCAATCGGTGCAACGGTTGCTGAAAAAAATTCGCAAAAATCAACTGCTGGAGAGTAATTGGTCACCCCGATGCGTCTTGGTCACCGGTGGCTGTGGCTTCATCGGCAGCAACTTCCTGCACTGGCTCCATACCACCAATCCGCAACTGGAACTCATCAACATTGATGCCATGTCCTACTGCTCTCGTCATGAACACATTGCCGCTCTCCCCGTGACGCACTACGCCCTGAACCTCAACGACACGGACAAGGTCATTGATATTCTGAGCGTGCACGGCGTGGATACAATCGTGCACTTTGCCGCGCAGTCCCACGTGGACAACTCCTTCAACAACTCCATGTGCTTCACAGACGACAATGTGCGCGGTACTCACTCGCTCCTCGAGGCGACTAGACGCTATGGCAGGATTCAGCGCTTCTTGCACGTGTCCACCGACGAAGTGTACGGAGAAAACACGTCCAACGACCTCTTTACGGAAACGACAGCGCCCCAACCGACCAATCCGTACGCAGCGACCAAAGTAGCCGCCGAATTTCTGGTCCAAAGCTACTTCCACTGCTTCGAGATACCAGTCATTATCATTCGGGGCAACAACGTGTACGGCCCCCGACAATACCCCGAAAAGGTGATTCCTAAATTCATCTGCGCCCTGCTCTCTGGGGAAAAGTGCACCATCCATGGCAATGGGTACACGCGCCGCAATTTCATGTTTGTGTCTGACATGTGCGAGGCCGTCTTGACGGTGCTTCGACGGGGCCAGTTGAATGAGATTTACAACGTGGGCGTGGACGGAGACGCAGAGCACACTGTCCTCGACGTCGTGCGTACGCTCGTGCGTCAGATCTACCATACGGACACCGACCTGTCTCGCCACATGGTGTTTGGCCCGGACCGGTTCTACAACGACTTTACCTACCGCATCAACAGTGACAAACTGCGGGCGCTGGGCTGGCGACCCGTCATCTCCTTCTCCGAGGGCATTCAAATGACGATCGACTACTTCCGGTACAACAAGGACCTGTTTGCGACTTAACCAATACAAGCACTCTGGATAAAGACTGTTGCTGTTGAGATGATGGAGTGTTCAGGTGGCGTTTGTCGGCTACCCACTACTACCCACGGTGGCGATGACCTGGCGCGTTCTGTGCGGTACCTGACCGAATTCCGAAACCAGCTGATTTTGTTTCTGGACGAGTTGATTCAGCAGTTCCCCGCTGAGACGGATCTCATTATCGCGCGCATCTTTCTCAAGGACCAGGTCAGCATGGAAGACGTCTTGGGTCGGTTCATACGCGACATCCTTCCGCACAAGGACAAGGTCGTCAACCGGGACGCCAATTTCTTTCTGGAGCACTCGATTCTGTATTCCGGCGCCGCGACCAACAAGGTGGACCACTTCCAGAATCTGTGGAGGTCCGACCGACTCGACGCGCAGGACCGGCTGACCGTCTGGCGCTGGATGGATGTCTTTATGCGGATCGCTGAGCGGTACTTTGACCGGTATGGCTACGTCGCCGGATGGGAACCGCAACCGACCGCCGTGTTTCACTGACTGGAGTAAAGGGATTTTACAATGATTTCTTTCGTGGCATCATTGTAAAAAAGAGAGAGCATGACAATCGCCACGTCGTCTTTCCACTCGAAGCTCGTACGCGCCTGCCTGGAAATGGTGGTTCTCACCAAGATCTTCCATTGGCAAACCTTTCGCTACGCGCGACACACGGCGTCCGACACGTTTTACACTGACCTGAACGAAAAGGTCGACTCCCTCATTGAGCAGTGCATGGGCGCGGACGGCAGGTTCGACTTGTCGCGCACACAGACGATCCGCGTGGCCAACATGACGATGCCAAAGTATCTGCGAAAGTTGCACGCCTTCCAGCAGACCCTCCGGAGCATGGAAAGCGAGGGATTCAAGACAAAAAAGTACCAGGGGGTGCGCAACACACGTGACGACCTGCTGGGTATTATCGATCAGTACATGTACCGGCTCACCTTGGTTTGAGACAGATGGAGTTGTGCGGATAATTTTCTGGCTATGATAGAAAGCCTTCTTGTTCAAGACTTGACGCCCCATTCACAAAAAATGGAGCACACGACGAATTATGCTACGATAGGCAAGTTCAATGGCGCAAAGATGATTGCGCCCCCTGTGACGCCGCAGCAGTTCATTCCACCAAATTGGCCAGGCACACAGGACGTCGATCCCCTCTACGACTTGCGAGAGTCCTGCTACAGCGCGGCCATGACGGACAATCCGCTTCTGGACGTGTGGACGCCGTCTGCCCAAGAGTGCCGGACGAAACTCAACAAAGAACTGTGGATTCTGGGAAAGAACCCGTGCCAGCGCAAGACGTTCAAAAAGACCCCTGTACTTTGGTTTAACTAGAGTTGCGTTCCAACAAAAACGATGCGAGCCGGTTCCGCCTTGATGGGACTCTCCTGTGTCTGCTACAACATGATCGCTGGGGTCGCCTTCTCCACGCCGGCGTTTCCGTCGCATTTGTTGGGCGAGTGGAAACTGCACCTTCCCACACCCCAGACACCTGATCGCCACTACCAGGTCGCGTCCTCTATCCGACTCCATGTCTATCCTGCAAACATTGAATTCAAAGTGGGGGCGACTCCTGACTCTTCAGTCACCTTTCGGGGGCAACTGGTCAATTTGACGACGGATGCAGAACGACGTGACACTTTGTGCGCCTACCTGAACCAGATTCACGTCGTAGGAGGCCTGTGGGCTCTACGCCATGCGGACTTTAGCGCGCTGGCCAACATTACCTTTACTCAAATGATTAGGATATGGAGCCAGGTGTCCAAAGACGGCTTCCACATCCGCGTCGCCCCCCACCGCTCCTTTCGCGAGTACCGCGACTACCGCGCAGCGCTGTCGCTCAACTTGCACAAAGTGGAGTGGGAATCCGGGACTCTCAAATCAAGCACACCATGGGTGGTCCGACATGCGCGGATTGGTGATAGCTGTCTGGATAGTGAGCACAAGCATAAATAAGAGTGATGCTGTGCTCGTGCTCCATGTGCTGCTGCAGGCGTTCCACCCAGACATGATAGCGGGTCTCTTTCCACTGTCGGTATCGCAATGTGCCGTCCCCCTGCTCTCGGGCGCGCTTCATTTGATAGTCTAGCACCTTTTTCATCGACTGCAGGTGCATCGTCACCCGCGCGCGATGCTGGGGATGGCTGAGCACTCTGGCCAGTGTCCCCCAGTACGTGAGACACCAATCCTCCGTTTCCCGTATGGTGAGAAAGGATGCGACAAGTGCCTTGAGTTCCACAGGCAACACGCGAAAGACGGACATGACCAAAATATAGATATGTAGATTGATATAGTAGATTGATATCTGAAAGTCTGGTTCAATCAAGCAGTCAGAACACGAATGCAATTTTTAATATTGCAGTCAATTAGTAGATTTCGCTCTTTCTTCCTGATTGATTGTATTGTCAGCGCTCATGGCTCATCACGACTTCAGGGGACGCTTCCTGTATGCATGTGGCCACATTGCCCACTACGGTCATTTTTTAGTCGATGCCCTCTTGCCCTTTGCGCCCATATACGAGACCCTGCAAACCACCTTTCCCGCCGGCACCGTGCACAACATGTGGCTCGCGGACGAAAGCAATCAACACATGGGCACTCGGTTTGAGTCCTTCTTCCTTCAAATCTTTCCGCAGATGCGTCTCCAGTACTGCAGTCCGACGGAGTGGCGCGACAAGGCCCATCTGGACATACAGCCAGTCTTGGGGTACAAGTTCGGTCCCTACCCGGTCGAAGCGTTGGACAGTCTACGCCGCGCCGTCGATGCACTGCTGGCGCGAGAACAAAACCCACAGCGAACAGCGTATCCCGAGGTGCTATTGATTGAGCGCGGATTCCAGCCCATAACATTGGAACCCCAGTTTGCCATGAACCGGTCCGACACTGGTCGCAATCGTCGGCATCTGCGCAACCATCGTGAGTGGGAGAATGTCGTAGCCACTTGGTGCCAGTCGAACGCATACAGCTTTGAAAATATTGTTTTGGAAAACAAGAGTTGGGTCGAACAGATTCTGTATTTTCGAAATGCACGCCTCATTATCGGCCAGCACGGGGCCGGCCTGTGCAACGTCATGTTTTGCGACAGAAGCGTGCACGACGCCATGCACGTGATGGAGTTGACGCACTGGGGACTGCCAACGATCAAGAACCTGTGCCTCGCGTTGGGCATCAACTGGCAAAACGCCGGAGATGGTCGCCGACCCGCGTCCATAACCAACATTCTGTCGCTCACCACGCCAGGATGCGCTGAACGATCCGCTTCTCCCACGTCATCAAACTGACATGTTCGAACGGCGCACTCTTGCGCAGGATAAGTTCAAGAACACGCTGGACGTGGGCAATGAGAAACTGCATGTCTGGACGATACCACACGGCCGTGTTGCCCACAATGATGCACTCGCACAGACACACGAGCCCGTGGGCGTACATGGTCGGATCCGCGTCCGCCCACACAGACAGCGAGTGGATCATGATCTGAAGGTGAAAGGTGGCCTCTGGTCTACGAGACTGGCTCCGCGTTCGACGGGAAAAGAATTTGGTTGGAGCGCGACAGAGAGGGCAGTCGGGCATCGTGTTGCCCACCAGCCATTTCCGCGCGCAGGACAGGCACAGTGCATGCCCGCACTCCAGTTTCGCCACACACGTCGCCGACTTGGAGCAATAGCAAACGGGGCACTCCATAGTAGTGTTATAGTGTTATAGTGATATATCAAATATCAGTATATCAGTATATAATAGTATACCTGTATTAGCAATCTGCCAACACCTGGAGGCAACAGGCCCACATCATGGAATCAAAGACGGAATGAGCATTCCATGATTTTTACTGCTTGCACAGGCTTTTGGGTGAGATAGTATAGTGTTGTGGTCTTTTGCTTGTCACGAACCATCATTTTTCATTCTCAAGCTGTCTTTTACTACTCTCCACCTCCATACTCCTTTCTCGCAATGAAGCGCCGAACGGCTTGGCCCAATGATGGCGCATCGCCGTCATGATCGCCATCACGGTCAGAGCGCTGAGATTGCGTACCATCACCCTGGGAGGCATCGTCGTCACCCTCTTCGTCCTCGTCCACTTGGTCACCATCGTCGTCGTCCCCTTCGTCATCAGCATCCTCGCTGAAAGGGACGTCGACCGGGCCTCCCACGAATCCGCGTGATGTGGACCAAAAGGCGGACTTGCGGTAGATGAAGAGCCACCACAGCGTGATGCCAAAGACTCCCAGCGCGATCCAAAAAAGACGGGACTTGTACAACTCGGCGACGCTAGCGACGCCAAAGACGCCCACGAACCACTGCGTCCAGGACGGACACGAGGCGGACGACGGCTGTGCGCCGCCGGACTCCGAGGGCGGTCCGCCAACTGTCAACTCCCCGGGCTTGGACTGCAGGGGCGCTGACGAGGCGGACTGTGGAGCGATGGGGACCAGTCGCGTGGACACCTGCAGGACCTGGGGCGTCGGGCTACGCAGAACGAGAAAGTAGTTGTGGTACACGTCACTGTCAGCGCGAACAGTGCCAGATGTCGTCTCTCGGACCTTGCGCAGGGGCAGGCCCTCGACGCCCGTCAAGTCCAACTGCTTCTGATTAATGACGAGCACCTCGAACTCCTTGGACGGGTCGTTGCTCTGGACGGTGAAATCGAGATGGAAATTCTTCAATTGCTTGTTCAAGTCGACCAGCACGTGCCGATCTGAAACGTTGACCGCTTGGACCTCGGGGGGCGCCGGCCCGCCCGCAAAAGGAGTCGTCGTACTCGGGGCGGTTGTCGTCGCTGTCGACATGGAATGAATATTACGAGGCGATAATTTATCATGCCAGGACAAGTCCTTAACTTACTGTAGAACAACAGTGGGGAAGGCGCCCACTGGAGGGAGGGCCGCCACGACGAGAAAGTTTGGATTGCGAATGTTAAAGGGCGCAATGGAAGACAGTGGCACTTGGTCCACCTGCGTGACAGTTTCTCTGCCATCAAGGGTGGTGCGGACGGTGAACCAGCCTTGCAGCTGCGATTGACCAGGGCGCGCGGTGTACCGGGTGACCTTGTACGCTCCTGGGCTGAGTTGGGCACCGCTTCCGTCAGCGTGCAGGATAGTGCTGACGTTGGTGGACGTGTTCAATAGCGTCACAGACATTGAGATTTGGTACAAACTTGTGTTGGCGACACTAGTACTAACTACTACTAGAGGTGAGAAAAAAAAATCTCAAGGCAATGGGACCAGCTCGAGAGTTTTAAACCGAAAGTTAATGTTTTCCGGGTATCTGCGTTTCACCGTTTGCAGTTCTGCACACATGGCCTTGTACGTTTTGGGGTTGCCATCCTTGGAGGAGTAGTAGTGAGTCATTTCTACACCGTCCACGATTCCCATGCGGAAACCACCGTACGGATAAAGAAGCATATCGACACCCCAGAGGTACTTGCAGTCTTGAGGAATCAAGGCCCACATTCGCCTACAAGCGTCCTTGGTCATGAAGAGACAAAAAATTTCCACAAAGTTTGTGATGCGCAATACCTTTTCCTCGCCAGTGGACGCTTTCATGAAATCGTGTGAATAACTTTTCGCAGACATGCCCGGAGACAGAATGTCCAACTTTTGCTTCTCGAGAAGCTGGAAAAACAAAGAGACATCCACAGTGCTGGCCAAGCGCACATCGTCCAGCAGCCAAATCCAATGGGTCGCTTTCGGAAAGGATTGCAACAAAGACGCCGAAGAGGCGAGAAAAGTCCCTAAAAGTTCTGGTTGTATGTGCAAAATAAACGTCACCTGCGGAAACCTTTTTTTCAAAAAAAGTTCGATCCAGGTATGTATGAGGTCTTGGAATTCTGCCGAAAAGAGTCGAATAAAGACGGTAATGGTGGCTTCACGCGCGTGATTACGCGTGAGACAGTCCAAATTGGACTGGAGGATCTCCAGTTTGTGGGCAAAGTATGGCTCCCCAAAGCCGGGTATGAAGGCAACAATGTGATTCACCATTTCCTTGCAATATCGTGTCTGGATAAGCCAGGTCTCTTAAAGTGTTTTCTATTATCATGAAATCTTACAAAAATCATCCATCGATGGAAACATTTCTTGATCGCCCCACAGTCGTGCTGGGCACCATGACCATGAGCGACAACTACCGCAATTTTACCTCACATGATGCCAACTTTGCAGAGCACGCCGACATGATCAAACTGTACGCCAATCGCGTGAGTGCGCATCATGGAACACCCATCCTGGACACGGCGAACTATTATCGGAACGAGTCCTATCTGCAACTGCTGGTGCACTCCCTCAATCAAGATAGGGACACGCCACTGGACATCCATTGGGCTTCAAAGGCCAACCCGTGGGCGGAGAATGACTTTGCATCTGGAAAGTTTGGTGGCCTGGCGCGTCTCGACGCACAACTATCTCAGTCGCTCACAGACTGCGGAGTCCGCAAGTTTCACACCTACTTTCTCCACGCCCCCGATCCCGACACCTGTTTGGAGGACACCCTACTCGATATTTCCACCAGCTACCGAAGGGAGCGCTTCGACCGATGGGGCCTCTCCAACTTTTCGCTGGAGCAATGCAAGCGCGTTTCAGAGATATGCGAAGGACAAGGGATCATTCACCCCAAGGTGTACCAAGGCATGTACAACATGTTTTGTCGAGAAGTGCAAGTCATATTTCCATGGGTGTGGGCCCACGACATGTCCTTCTGGGCGTACAACCCGCTCATCGGCGGACTCGTATGCAAGCGCCCTGCACCGCCTCCCGTCCTGATGTCAGAAACACTCGTGCCCCCATGGGCTCGACCCCTTTTCAAACTCGTTGCTCGCCACTGCGGTCTCGTTGGCGACGAGCCGGGAACGAGGACTCCGGCCTACAAGGGTCGCTTCACCAACCCCATCTACCAACAAATCTTTCTCAGAAACGGTCTCCTCCGCGCCTGCAACCAAGTTCCCTCTGGTATCGAGGGCGTCCGTACAGCCCTGCTCTGGCTTCGCGACTGCTCGCTCCTCGGCTCCAGTGACAAGGTCGTCATGGGCGCCTCCAGTCTATCCCAACTGCAATCGAACTTGAGCACATGGGTGGACGACCAAGAGTTGAGCCTTGAAATGATACAGCGCATCAACAGCGCACACAACGGCATCCCGAAAGCCGACCGACCTTCCTACTGGTACTAATTTTTCATTCCATGCTTATCAATGCACCACCTATCTGCGCCCGCCATTTCTGGACGAGGCCGGCTTCCGGACAGGTGGCCGACCGCGTCGCGCCCCGTCCCCGCCACCGTCGTGACGATCACGACGATCGCTCGGCGTGTGTCGCGCGGGAGACGGAGCAGGCGTGGCCGACAGGTACGTGTCGATAAAGTCCTGACGTTGATAGAAAAAGTTGTCTTGCACGACGTGGCACATGCGCCACAAGTATCGCGCGATGGGCTCCAGATCCTGATGCCAGTACGGACACCGGTTCTTGCGCCGGCATTTCTTGTCATGCTTGCAACAGGGGTCCCACTCCTGAAGGTCGTGCGCCTTGTCGCACCGATTCTCCAGCGCATACGAGCATGCGTTGCCCTGCGAACACAACTTGGGCTTGTTCCGCACCAACATCACTGGCGGAGAAGAAGCCTGAACATCGGCCTGGTCCACAGCAGGGGGCGCAGGTGGTTTGGCCTCCGACTTGATGCCATGACGCCGTTGGTACTGCTTCACCAAGTCGGACAAATGCTCTTCGTCGTCGTCATCGTCATCGCCCGAAACATTCTGGTCCATCGCCATAGACACTACCGATTCGCCTTTATCCGTCTCTTCAACACTCGGGTCGAGTACGTTGGTGTCCACCTGTGGGAGAGCCCAGGCTTTGACCGGCTCAGCAGAGGGCTTCTGCGCATCATTCGCTTCAGGCGCCTCACTAGTGTCGTTGTCCGCGTGGATTGGCGTGGGCTCTGCTTTGGGCCAAGGCTCATCCATTCGGAACGTGACCTTGGCTCCATTGGCTGACCAGCGATTCAGCACTGTCAAGAGGACGGCGCACGAAGTGTCATCCTCCTCAGCCTCCAGCGCCACCTTTTGCACGTTGCGGCGAGGAAAGGAGTACAGGGCTCCGCCAGATTCGAGGCGACGCATGGCGTTCAAGGCCCAGAAGTGGCACGGAAGAAAGTCGTCACTGTCTTCCGGGACGGATGGGCAATCACCACCAACGAACGATGCCAGCGCGTCATCATCTGTCCCCACTTCGTCGCTGAAGATGTCAGTGATGGAGTCGGTCTCGCTCGTCGATGAAAAGGCGTCCTCACCCATGGAAGACGCGATAGACATGATCTGCAAAACGTTGTCAGTCAGCGCGCATGGATGGTCAATAAATGTTTATGCTTTATGATTTATGCTTTATGGTTTATGCTCAAATCACGCATAGAACTGTAGAATGATACAAGGTTTCTTGTTGGAAATCAATGGTCAGCCATTCATTTTTATTTCCGGGTCATTGACTGTGTCTGTCGTTTATCTAAGAAGCGCACATGCATTGAAGCAAAAAACCACCGACCACATGGAGATCCGCGTCCGTCCGTTGCCCGTGGACTTGATACCACCGTCGTATGCGAATTTCCAAGACATGTTGCAAGGGGGCTCCAAGATTGTCGTGATTGGCAAGCCGGGGACAGGCAAGACCACTTTGATCACCAGTCTTTTGTACGAGAAGTCCGGCATCTTTCCGATCGCCATTGTAATGTCGGGTACAGAGGACAGCAATGGCCACTACCGCAAACTCTTTCCGTCGACTTTTGTGTACAACAAACTGGAAGAGAAAAAGCTCGAAGACTTTGTCACGCGCCAAAAGGTGGCCAAGTCCCACCTCCCCAACCCCTGGGCCGTGCTACTGCTCGATGACTGCACCGACGACCCCAAGGTCTTCAACAAGCCACTATTCCAGAGCCTGTACAAGAACGGCCGTCACTGGAAATTGTGGTTCATCCTGTCCCTGCAGTACTGCATGGACATCAAGCCCGTCATTCGCACAAACATTGATGGGACCTTTATCTTGCGCGAGTCCAGTCTGCGCAATCGCAAGGTGCTGTGGGAAAACTACGCGGGCATCATTCCCGACTTTGGCATGTTTTGCGCCATCATGGACCAAATCACGGATAACTACACGGCGCTGTATATCCACAATGCGACGCAGTCCAACAAGCTGGAGGACTGCATCTTTTGGTATCGCGCGCGTCCAGTGCCCAAAGACTTTCGCTTCGGCTCCCGAGACTTTTGGCGCTTCCACAAGCAAAGGTTCGATCTCCAGTACAAGGACCCCTTCATTGTCTGACTAAAAAGTTGCCATATATGGTCCATTGTGTAGTGTACTGCAACATGGTAAAAAATAATCATGACAGAATCAAAGAAAGATTAAACTAAGAATACTCATGGCGTCTCCACCTCCTCTCGTCCCGCACGTACCTGCCCCAGCACAGGCGTCTCCTTCGCCCCTGAGTCAGAGCGTCCTCAATAGCCTCCAACGGCTTTTGCAACGGACGACCCAGCAAAAGAGCCGGTCAACGAAAGCACGTGGGCAAGGAGGCGGTCGAGATTTCCGGGGCCAACTTTTCGCCCAGCTCAAAAAGGATCCAGAACGTATCCAGCAGTATGTGTCGCACCTTCTCATTCAAATATTGCTCCCCACGCTTCGTCGATTTGTTACCACGGTCCACAACGACTTGTTGCACTTTCCCGCGCAGTGTTTTATCCTGCAGGCGGACTTCCAGCAACGGTTTGTGAACTGTCCTGCCACCTACGCCTCTGACTTGGAAAAGTTTCTCAAGGACCCGGCCCAGCAAAAACATATCGAAAAGGCCGTTCAGGATGCTTTCCGTGCAAACCAAGCGCGCTTCCCCACCGATCCATCAGAGGTCGCGGAACTCGTGGAAGTCCTGACCGCGGTGCTCCGGCCGTCCCAACAGCACGTCCAGTTGTCGCAACTCGCGAGCACCATTCTCACCATCGCCACACGATCCATCAGCCAACAAACGACAGGACCGCCCACGAGACAAAAGATGGACAAGGTCGTCCAGGCGCAGGCTCTCTTGGTGCAAACGTTTCTCCACTATCTATGCGTCGCCCTTGATAAGAAGCAACAGGCGCGACAAAACTGATTTTGATTGACTCCTTGCATCCATCTATTTATCTACACACATTTATCCGTAACAAAGATTTGACGCCCAACGTTCCTGTTGTGTGACTCGGCAGAACTCGAACCGTTGAAAATATGCAAAAGGTCAACTACGCCCCTGACAAGCACGCCACTCATCACGTCGGCCAGCAACGACCATTCCACAACATGTCCTTTTTGGAGTTCGAGGCTGTCCACGGACCCCAAGAAGCAGTGGCTCTTGTGTTTGTCTCCAAGGACAATGCCATGAACGACATCAAGGAGATGCGCTTCACCAAGAAGTTGACTGCGGGTGCGACGACGGGTACGCGACAGGAACTGGCCGCATACAAGGAGTCCATCACATATGCGGTCACGTCGGGGAAGGAGATCATACTTCTTTTTGGGAAGTGGAACGGAGAAAAGTTTGTCAACATGGACAGTTTCCTCAACAACGTCCTCCCCATTCCCAAAGCGCAACGCTTTCAAGACGGCATTGTCGGTATCGGCTGCATGCGCTGGCTCAAGGTACTCATCCTCGCGGTCGTGTCAGCGAAAACGGCGGATCGACCAACGATTTTGGACTGGTTCTGCCGCTGCGCGACATTCATATCCACGCTAGTCCACCATCCCAAGGCGTCGACGTGGTTCGATGTACTGCGCGAGACGCTACAGTCCAGCACGTCCATCGAAGATGTGCTTGTGGGCAAACTCGCCGAGGCTTTTCTGGGCGTACGCATCTCCAAGTTGCAAAGACTCCGGTGGTTGGAGTTGTCCCTGCAACGCACATTGAAGCGAGTCTCCAGCTTGGCGGACAACATGGTCTTGCCCGTTGTGTGGCTTTTTGTCCACTTTGTCGTCGATATAGACATGCCAGTCAAAGATGCTGTGGAGCGGGCCTTTGACACGCTGACCACGCTCGACACGTTCGACGACGTGTCCCTCACCCGGCTACTGCTTCAGCATGTCCTACCCGAAGCGGAGGGGCACGCCAATGACCTGCTTGTCGCCGCGCGCCAGCGACAGGTCTTTGCGCTGGACAAGGAGGAACTCGCTTTCAGCGACGGCACGGTGCTGCCCCCCAGAAAGCCGGGGACCATGGTGCAGACACTGCGCGCTGACCTGACTGTGGTCTCCGCCGACTCGCACTCCCTGATGCTACGCCCGCACGACTACAACCTCTACACGCCGATTTGGGCGCCTCTACCCGCGGTCGATGAAGACGTGGAGTACCGGGAACTAACGGTGCGAGGGATGCCAGTGGCCTTGGACGTGGTCAGCAAGCACGGTCGCGGTTTCGTGGCGCGCACGTTTTCCAGTGACAAGATTACGTCGGGCAAGGCCTTTGTGGGCCACCGGGGGCTCACACTGATGGGCGGTGAGGGCGACGGCAAGTCGGCGCCAACGCTCCTCCTACCAACGCCACCAATCCTGACGACTCCCACCTTGCCCAAGTCCGACGAGATGATCGCAACGGCCCGCTTCTATCCAGACAGTTCGTACACGCTCCAGTCCCCCACCTGGACGGAAGCATTGCGCTTCCCTCCAGCGTTCGACCGCGCGTCGAGCGCAAATCCGGTCGGAGCGCTCTTCGTCAAGGGCTTCTCCAGTCTGACGATTGAGGTTTGCGACCACAAGAAGCCCGTCAAGCCACCCCAGTCAAACACAAATCCATCCCTGTCCGGCATCCTCAAGTTGGGCAAGAGCATGGCCACTGCCAGCTCGACCACGCCTCTTGAACGACTGCAGGCCAAGGCCACGGGGCGATTCATGTCATGACTTATTATTACCGAGACGCTTCAGAACAGACGATGCCTCCATGTAAATGAATGATGCCATGAAAAATCCAACGCTGTGACGCCGGCGGACTCGATCCGTCCGCCCAAAAAGTTTTTTGGTTCAAAACTTTTTGAAATATCCTATTGCTTTTTCACCTTTACGTCGCGAGGATGCATGCACACGTAAAAGATGTCTCCCTTTGAGCCCACGTCTTGAAGCCCAACCCTACCTGTCGCTTTGCAAGGTCCAGCCCGGGGGGAAAGGCCTTCGACGCGTAGCCGACTGCCAAGCCGAATCAAATATGTCCTCGTTGCGAGTGCCCGGCGGGGACGTGAACTGAGCCAGCCGGAAACGATATGTCAAGTGTTCCAGGAATCTGCCCAAGATACTTTCACTGAAACGCTCCGGCCGTCGATCCCCGTCATGTCCGAGTCGCCACAAATCACCCAAAAACTCTGTCAAGGCACTCATCACATCAATGTCCATCTCACCTTGATCGACCCCAGCGTAGGCCTCGCCATGATAGATTCGTACAAAGGTCTGGGCGAATGCGTGCAGACCGTGTGCGCTCGTTAAAAAGAGGAACGTGCACAGCTCTCTGAATTGACGGAGTTTCTGCGCCAATTCGGAGCGGATCTGCGCCATTTGCGCCTGCGCCATCTGTTGGCCGTGCAGAGTCAGGCGTGCATGCAGCGTCAGGTAGTCTTTCATCAACTGTTCACAAGCGCTTTGCTCCCGTCTCCTCCACTGACGCTGTGCTCTGGCAGTTGTGGCTGTACCGCCCGTCGTTTCTCGCGTCGACAAGTAAGGATAAAGCTGCTTGGAGGGTAGAACCAGCGGGGGTGGCTGTTGGCTCATGTATTATTTCGTTTTTCGCGTAATTATTGAAAATCCGGAAAAATTTCGATAATTACATTTTCTGTACTTTTGTTTTTCAGATATCCTTTTGAGCAAGGATATCGCTTCATCCTACTTTGACGCCGTCACACCGGCGCGGGCGTTGAAGTCGCCATATGGCCGGCAAAACGTACCCCCGCCTGTTTGGGCCCACACGTGCTCAGGCATGGGGCCCTGCCAGACGATGGGATCCACCTGCGCAGGCCCAGGGCTTTGGGGGTTGACGGGCAGTTTAGGCGATCCGTATGGCTTGGCGGGTCCGGCACCGACCGCGGCGCAAAATGTGCTCTGCCCCGGTTGAAACCACAGGTTCGGATTCGTTCCCGTAATATACGCTTCTTTCGTGGAGGAGGCCATGATGCCACGCATCAAGTGCAGGCTCAGCAAAATAACTGCCAGAATGTTGACAAACGTAATGAGAAGGCTCTCTCCTTGCACGGTCGGCATGATGAGAACGAATGAATGGCGGAAGGAAATTTATAGACAAGGCAATAATAAAAAACAACTCTTTATCTGTTCTCCCCACACCATGCCAACCACTCACGTAGACATGCAGGTGGCCATGGCCAACTGGTCGCTCCGGACAGTGCCCGTCCGCTGGGCGTCTGGGACGGCAGATGATGATACCATCAGGCAATCCAAGGCACGTTTGTTCCCATGGATGCTACGACATCGCGTGGCGCTGACCATGGCGACTCTGGCCTCCCTTCCATACCTGCCAGATGTCATCGATCCCATGCCGGCAGTCGCTGATTCCAAATGGCTGAAACTCGTCGTCGTTCGTCGCGGCGAGTCTGAACCTCCCGAGATCCTGGCAGAGTCGCTCATTCTCCAGCTCATCATCGCCTGGGTGAACGAAGGGAGAGGCCCTTTTGAAGAGTTTGCCCAGCAGACACGGGCCGTACCCCGGTTTTCCAGGACACAGATTACTGCATGCGCGACCTGGCTCCAAATGACGGCCCCTCGTGTATTTGGAGAAACAACGACTCGTCCCGACCCGGCTGTGGAAAGCCAGTGGCGACGCCAGGCCAGCTTGGTGGAGCGCGCCATCCGTCAGTGGACGCTGTTCGTCGCGCGATTCGCTCTCAAGTTTCCCTCTTCGTCCATGTCACGACGCGTCGACGTCTCGCAAGAGATGCGTTCGGAGAGCGTGCAGTTGGACATTACGTTCCCCGAGTCCAGCGCGGAAAGCATTTGGACCGTAGTGGACGCCATGACGCCATCAACGTCTCTGTCATCCTCCCATCTGTCTATCCACTACGTGGTGGCGCTCCCGTTGGTTGTCAAAATCAGCCGACAGTGGTCGGTTTCCATGGACGTCGAAAGTCTGGCAACGACTATGCGAAACTTTGCGCCCCATTGCATCTACGTGGGCGTCGCACATGACGGCGCCACTAGACAAGAGCATGTCCTCGAATTCCGCTTCCCCCCTCAAGAAGAATCACCACGCCTGCACATGCGCACCACCATTCCGGGCGCGTGGGAAGCGGACGATGTCGTCAAGGCCCTCTTTCCCACCCTCCGCAACTTATCGCTGTCCACCAAGGCGCTCGGCGTGGTTGGCACCCTCCACTTCCGCCAGGTCCTCCAGCACTGGGATCCCTGGACCTTTTCAGACGCCATGCTAAACTCCCCGTTCCAAAACCTCATTCGCTTCCTACCCAGTTCTCCATTCCGGACCACCAAGGCGCAGTTCGTCTTCACCGACACTCTTCTCCAGTCACTCTCCACGGACAACTCCATGACCACCCCCCAAAGCCCCTCCACTGCTAGCATCGACGGACGCATCGCTTGGACCGATGATGACAAGACGTTGATGATTGAGTTCCGCTTGCCTATCCAGCGCACCGTCCTCCCGTTGATTGTCGATCTTTGGGTTCTTCTATTGGACACGTACAGACGTCAGGCCATGCACTTGGTCGAACTGTACAATCGCATATGGTCAAAACCACTCTTTGGTGAGGCGAGATTTTCCGCCGATGTGGCTGCCGCTCTGACGACTGGTGGCGGCACGCCAGCGCCTGCTACGGACGCGCGCCCGGTGCTGTCTATCCAGGAAAAGAAAAAGATGGACCTCACGCTGGTGTACCCGACCATGTTTCGCAAAGGACATTACAAGGTGCAGTGCCAGAAAAATCTCCAGCCCAAACTCATTTCCGCCGAGGAGGCGCAGGCCTTGGGGGCCGACCGGGCCAAGCATGCGATGCTGTTTCCCCCCTCCGCACTTGCGGACGTGACGCCAGAGTGGTATGCGTGCGACAAAGCCGGTGCCTATCCGTATCTCGGACTGAAAAAGAATGAAGGGAGTCCTGTTCCCTTTCTGCCATGCTGTTTCAAGACCGTTCAGACTGCCAAGAATGCCGTCAAACTGCAGGCCATGGCCACGGCAGTTGCGACGACGACAGCGGGAAGACGACAGACACAAGCGGGTCGCGGACAGTCCGTCGTCGCGCCCACTGATGTGCGTCGCGACAACAGGATCCACAAGGACCATATCATTAAGCACACGGGCCAGTTTGGGGACTTGCCCCCGGAACTGCTACCGCTCTTTCTGCGCACGGACGCCGAGTTGGATCCCGTCAGGGTCGGGATTCCGCAGTCTGTAACGTCCATGTTGAGTGCCATGGACATGTGGGTGAATCTGGAGCGTGAGCCCTTGCGTCCAGCGCTTACACCCGTGGACAAGCTTTGGAAAAGATGCCGGGATTTCCTGATGGCACACCCTACGATTGCCAAGTCCGCTTTTCCTTACGAGACAGATGCAGAAATCCTTGCGCGATGGGATGTGTACAAGCCCTCCGCCAGCGCGCCACTTGTTGCACTCGGCTCAGATTGGATTCCGCTTATCGAGTCCGTCTTTGGAGTCTACGTCTTGCTCCTTCGGCGAGAAATCACTACCTCTGAGGTATCATGGTCGCTGGGAAAGGCCGTGCGCCCCGTCCTGCACACCATGAGTGCTAGTGATCGACCCGTGGTCATCATATATGAACATCACGGTGGCCGCCTGGACATGATGCGTGAACGGTCACTCGCAGCGACAGAACTGGTGGGTGCGCGAAACGTGCGTCGTCCTGCAGAAGGATTTCATTTCCAGTTTTCTTCCGAATTTCTAGCCACTTGGTGCGTGGTCAACCCCCAACAGTTCGTAAACGGATCGCCAATGGTCGTTATCCCGGAACTCTTTCCGAAGGAGTGGATGCTACGGATTGCAGCTTCAAGCAGTGACGCCCTTGGCTCTGTGCAACAGTTGACCTTCCGTATGGCATCCATCCGCAGCAAGGCAACGGCGTTTCTGGAAACTCCAATCATGGACTCTGCGTTGACCCAACTCGACCAGGATGAGCACATTCACGTCATTGCGCCGTCTGACCTGCCTGTGTGGAGCACGTTCTGGACAGGAGATGATGGCGATGATAATGGGGACAAGAGTCGGTGGCGATGGGTAGAGATCCAGACTGCACAAGAATTGCATAAATGGATTCTTGCCAAAGACGTCACAGTCCAGGGTCTTCAGGTGCGCGTCCGCATGTCCGTCTTGACCCTGATACCACCAGGACGCGCACCTTGGTCGTCCATCACCAAGGCCAAAGGGGTCACTGTGCGCCGATACGAGTCCATATCCGCGTGGCCAGACGCTCAAGACCAGATTCGGGCCCGGAAAGCGCTCGTGGCATTGAACTTATTGAAACCGGAAAAGATTACGGACAAGACTGCTCGCATGCTCATGCACCAACGCATGGCCGAACTGCTTGCGGACGTCATGACGATCGCCTGCAGCGTGCATGCGCAAACGGTGCACGCAGACGACGTCACTTGGCGAAGCGAGACCATCCCTTCTCTTCAACGCATCGACGCCTTGATTGAATCTTTTTTCAAAAATCAAGTATCGGACACAGCACCCGATCGCAGTGCCTCGCTAGATGAGTGGCTGACGACGCCCAGGTATGCGACGCTCAAGGCATCTGCCACGCGCTATGGCTGGCGTGATGACGGGAAATGGATCATGCCAGACGCTCGGTACACCACAAGGCTCCGCTTTTACTTGAAGTGGTTCGCCATGTATCACTGGGACGAGTTCAGGCGCTTACGTAATACCAGTCTCCTGCCCCGGTACTACCGCTCCTTTCGCGACTTCCTAACATCCCCAAACTACCGGAATCTCCCACCCGCGTTGGTCGTTGGCGCCCACAGCGCCTGGCGTGGCCACTCCTATCCGTTGGTGACGGAATCGCTGTTCCACGTCTTTTCTTCTACGCCACGTGCCCCCATACTGGACCAAACCACCTTTTTCTGGTTGCATCCAACGGAAAGTCCGTGGTTCCCCCGAGTCGTGCTAGTCCAGCGGTGTCCCGTGCTGTCGGACAAGAATATCCGACAAGCGTACGACTCCTTCACCAGTGGCGATGGCACCGCCAGAGTCGTGGAGTGCACGGCGGGGGTGGAGGAGACCAAGGGTGGTGAATCAGCGGACGATGCGTTGGCAGGGCGTCACGAGATCCGAGAGATGCGATCGTCGACAGCGCCACCTGTGCGCGTGGAATCGACGGAAATTTTGGTCGTCCGGCCCGTGCTGGACAATGCCCAGGAGGTAGACTTTGGCTGGATCTTTATCCCCTGGTCTTGAAGACCAACAACAAGTTATAGCGAAGGCACTTCATATGGCTCGCGCTGTGGTCATTCGGTGGTCAAGTTGGGAATGTGCTGTGAAATGGTGGACAGGATGAGTTTCACCTGGGTCGACGTGTCATACTGCGCCATGACGCGTTCGTGCGCAACCCGACCCATCGCTTCGCGTCGCTCGGTGTCATGCAAGAGCTCCAGGAGTTCTCGACACGCCTGATCGGTGTCGAACGAGGGCAGTCGGACGCCGGTATCTGTTTGAAGAAAGTCGGTAATGCCCGTGCCCTGTTCGAAACAAACGGTGGGAACAGACACCGCGGAGGCCTCTAGCACTACCAGTGGGTGGGGGTCTTCTCTGGATGTCAAAAAGAAAATATCCCCCACTGCCAAGAAATCTCGGGCGTTGGGTTTCATGCCAACGAAAAGGATTCGTTGCTTCTCTTCTTCTGTCATCGAGTCCAAGTACCAGTCGCTCTCAGGCATCACATGGCCAATCCAGACAAAGTAGATTGGATACAGGAGCCCTGAGGTTTCCAAGACCTTTTTGGCGGTTTCGACAAACAGGTCGACGCCTTTTCGGATATCTACGGTACCGCAATTGATAATCACGAACGCATCAGAGTCGGGGATGCCCAATTCTCGGCGACCAACTTGCACGACTTGTTTTTGTTGCGTGGATGGCAATCTCAATAACTTTCGTGCAAAGGTCAAGTCAATGTATGGAAAAACGACAGAGACGTTTTCGGGGGGGATGCGGTAATCGTTGACGAGCACGGTTTTGCATTTTTCGGACACGGTAATCCAATGTTTGGTTGCCAATTGCAACGCCTGTAATTGGTCCAAATGGCGTTCAAGGGTTGGGCCCAGTTCGTGTATGTACGTAATGATATTGTCAGGGATTGGTACAAAAAAGCGGTGGAGAATCTCAATAAATTTTCCAGCGACCACGGTGTTTAGGAAAACGCATCGGTACTTTGGCTTTAGCACGTTTCGTAGAGTATCGAGGTTTGTAAGCATAAAGAGGTGATGGCACACGTCTTTATAGGAGTTTAGAAGGTGTCCGCCTTCCAATAAAACGACAGTGATGTCAAATCGATTCATTTCAAAAAAATATCGGATAGTTTCGAAAAGCACTTTAGGTGCACCCGTCAGCGATGCCTCGTGACCGACAAAGAGTATACGCACAGATCCTTGTTCTGTTAGATCACCTTCCTGTGATTGGCGTTGCTCACGACAGCCGTGCTTTTGATAGTGGGTAAACAGGCCCGTCAGGTGCTGGTTGATGTCAGGATTGTGTTGAGCGTAATAAACGGGGTCAAAGAATGGATTCGGCCATCGACCTTCTCTCTCTCCGTGCATTCTATAATGCTCTTCCGCATCCATTCCTGAACGTTGGACGTCGGGGTTCATGGCGAAGTAAAAGTGTTTGTTGAAAGCAGAGGGATCGCCCATAGAGGAAGATGAAGCCAAAGAATTTACTTATATACAACAACGTTTTTTGTTTGGGCCTCTGGCTTTTTTTTTTGATATTGTATAATATCAAATACATTTCTTTGAATGGATTTGCAACTAGAATTGAAAAAGGTCCTTATAAATGACTCGTCACAACCATATCATAAAAAAGGACGCCACATTGGCATGTACGTCCATGGAATAACGTTTTCTGTTGGCGGAATTGAAAGGCTAGCATGTCACTTGGCAAACTTTTTTAATGAACAGAAATGGAAAGTCACGATATATACATCAATATCAATGGAAGGTAATGGAAACTGTGTGTACCCCGTGCATGACAATGTGGGCATTAAGCGTGTAATTGACTTGTCAAACTTGGAAAAGTCCTCTGGCCTTTTATCCAACGAGCTCGTCAAAGATGACGTGGATATCTTTGTCCCGATGCTGTCAGAATGGTTGTTTGAGCCTATTGTGACTGCGTCGAAAAAGGCGGGTGTCTACACTATCGTTTCGGAACACAACGACCCAGACAAGATTGAAGAACTGTGGTGGAACAGGGAGAGTCGCCTGTCAACATTTTCAAAAGCCGACAGGATTCATTTGATACTTGACGTATTCCGCGAGTCTTTACCAGCCTCTTTGCAGGAAAAGATTTTCGTCATTCCCAATGGAATTGTTCCTCCAGCTATCTCTATCGACACGATTCTAAATCCATCCATTCGGAAAAACATTATTATCTCAGTGGGCCGACTGGCCCCGCAGAAAAAGCACGCAGTGTTGATTTCGGCTGTCGCTAAAATTCAGCAAATCGTGCGGGTTCATCGCTTTGCAGTCCACATCTACGGAGAAGGACATTTACGTGCCCTACTGCAGGAACAGATCGATGAATCCGGAGTCGCTGATATTGTCGTATTGAAAGGAGTGTGTCATAATCTTTCACCACAATATCTACAGTCCATGTTCATGGTGCACCCAGCGGAATTTGAAGGATTCGGTCTCGTACTTGTGGAAGCACTTTCACACGGTTTACCCATCATTCTCAACCATGCATGCAACAAAAAGGTTCGATTTGCTCAACCCCACACTGGTGACGAGTTTTCGTCAGTGTCGACTTTGGCCTCGCTTTTGACACAATGGATACAAAATCCAAAAGATGTGAATGCCAAACGAGAGAGTTGTGTCAATGCCGCCACAGCGTTTACAATCGACAAATGCTGCGAGATGTGGAAGAACTTGATAGAAGACTCTTTTCTTCAACTTGAAGACTTGAAAAAGAAGACCCTTCAATCAGAACATTTTCCAGAATCAGATTTATGTGCAGAAGTTAGTTTGGCCTTTAACCACTCGTCAAACGTCATCATGGCGGACAAGGACATTGACATTCGCTGCCAATCTTGACGCAGGTATTCGAGGCTTTTTTCTGTTTGAGAAGCAGATACCAAATGTTCATATTTTAGCATCAAAATGATAGACAGCATTTCATCGAAAAAAGTAAGACTTTGTGACACATGGTGGACCACCGACTGGGCGTGCCGTCGGAAAAAATTGTGAGTGCGAGAGTCGTAGGCCAGTTTGCCATGCTGAAGCATGAGGAGGTAAATCATGTAATCTCCACACATTTTGAATTCCTGTACGCGGTCCAGCGGTCGAAGCAACGACGCTTTGTGCAGCACCAGTCCGCTCACGTTGACTAGCGTACAAACTGTACCCAAATGTTGCTGTATCTCCGTTATTCCTTCCTCTACGTACACACCACTGCTGAACTTGTCATTTAGCGCAGTGGAAGCTCTGTGATAATGGGGTACTAGGCAACTGACATGGATATCCCGCTCGTTCTCATCAACAGCAAGCGTTTTCCCGGAGGCTATGACGACATTAGGGTCGTTAAAGTAAGGTAAAAGACACTGCAAAAAGTCAGATGAGCAAAAGTCATCCCCCTCGGCGATCCAAACGTACTTGCTTCGTGAATCCGACAGCACTACCCCTCGCTTCCATTGCTGAAATACCTTTCCGCTGTTTTGCGCGTTCCGTACGGCATGTGAGACCAGCGGGTCTTTCACATACTCCTGGAGCGTCTCCCACGATCCGTCCGTGGAGCAGTCGTCCAACACGACAATCTCCAAGTCTTGCATGGTTTGGGACAAGATACTTTTCATTCGTTTCTCCACAAAACGCGCTTGGTTGTAGACACAGGTTACAACGGACACGAGTGGCGGGAAAACGAGGTGAGTCCGTAGCGCCTTTACTAAACGCCTCATCACCACCTCGACGCAGTCCCCCTGGCCAGAACTCTGGGGAGTCATAAATGCCAACACCTTTTCACTTGGCACGCCTACTTGCACCAAGGCTCGCTCAGATGTAACCGTCTGCGTGACCCAAAAGTTTGTGGCTGACAGTAAGAACTTGCGCACTTCCGAACAAGAATCGGACAGGATGTCGTCGCAATTGTCGCGGAGCACGGTTACGATTTGCACGCGTTGCCCCAGATCCGAGGGCAGATATATCGCAGCTGGATTCGCCATAAACGTGGTCCCGTCGAGAACAAGAACTACCCCTGGTGACGTTTCTACGTGCGTGCTCAGTACGGAAAAGACGTTCTCAGCGGTCCGCCCTACAGTATAAAAATCATCGAACAACTGCGGAATTTGCGCATTTTGTTCATCTGGGCCGCAGTCTCCCAGGAGGATCAAGATGATTCGTCGCATCGAGTGGTGATAAAACCAGCTCAGGATATGATGAAAAGGGTGCATCATTGTTTGGCTTTCATCCACCTGCCACGTGCTCATCGTGCTGACGAACAACATGGGTGCTACTGACGTCAGGTATTTACGTGAAGATGTCCAAAACCCTTCACATGGTTGTCTGCCCTCCCGCCAACCGTACTCTTGGTAGTGTTGGAATGGCGGAGTGCCTGCACTCATTGCATCAGGGTTGGTTTTTCGATAATACACAGGGTCAAAGCACTGATTTGGCCATCGATCCTCTTTGTGCCCAATCGCGTCGTAATGGCGCTTTGGGTTATGGTCGTCACCTTGCAAATCTGGATTCGAGCGCAGGTAAAATTTCTTGTCAAAACTTTTGCTATACAGCCCTTTTTCTGCAAGCGATGAAATTCCACTCATGGAAATAAATGCGAACGAGAAAGAACTTTAACATACACACTTACAATAAAAAAATTGAAAAATAATTATTATCTCATCATGGCGCGATCTGATTCTCATGCTCAAGGGGGTTCAGACATTTAAAATTGATTGGATAAAATGACCGCAAAGTTGTGTTCAATGGCGCGCGCGCACATTCGACTCACGCTCTTTTGCTTCTTTTTATCATTCAGGTCTTTACCACTCATGACGACTGCTAGCGAACTTGTTAACAAAGAATTATCGCTTCCAAATTATAACCGCCCCATCGGTCGCGCACCTCTCCTACGCTGCGATATACAGCACCGTGTACACCTATTGCTATAATAAGCAAGTCATGACTTTGGCTTCTATTTTCTTAATCTCATACACAATCAAGTAAAAAACTTTGCATGGTCATCTTCCGAGGCGTGAGGAAAAAGAAGTTTTAAATGGGAAAGGCATCACAAAAACAAACAATGGTATTGTATGTCCTTAGACCGTGGTTATTATAAATACACAAAACTTTTGTTGCTATGATATATATATATAGTGTGAGCGCTAAAGCATCTGCACGCAATGACTTTTTCCAAACCGTTAAAGTTCCATCGTTTAGGTTTCACGGAAGGTTCTTCACTTATTTGTTGGTTTGCCCTTCACAAGTCGCAGTCCGTAAGCAAAGCAGATGACAATGTAAATATTTATGAAGCAAAAATGGGCGAGTGGGCACAATGGGCTTTTGGTACTTGTGGGTTTTATGACAAAACGATCGACTTGAGTCAATTCACAAGTCACTTTAAGTTTCCCAGGCCTCTCTTACAAGCCTGTCCGCTTTTGGACCAATACATGCAAGATTTGTTTGAAAGTGTACACGACTCAACTGTACTTAGCATGCTGGTGCACAATGTGCCCATGAAAAACGAATTAATACAAGAACTACGAAACTACCTTGGCCATCCGTCACCACGAAACTGGGAAGAGTCATACTGGAGAGAACCATCAGTTGCCAAACAACTCATATTCGACCAGCACTCTCGCTGTTTGATCGTGTCCTGCCACGCTGAGCTGTACGAGCACCAATTCCAAACGGGAAACTACACGAGACTGTACAGTGACGAGACTAGGAATCTCAAAGCTTTCGACCATTTGACCACAATCCAGTTTCCGCTTTGTTTCATGAATTCTGGTCCTCATGACAACTTTTACGAAACTCTGGACGCAACTTTTCAAGACATTAGGCGAATCGTGCAACGCGATGACATTGATCTTGTCTGTCTGGCGTGCGGATTCTACGGAGCCCTACTCGTGCACAAAGTCGTTTCCGAACTCGGAGTGTCTGCAGCCTACTTTGGCAGTGGGCTAGTGGAGCAATTTGGAATCAACTTTTTCCTCAAGCAACGGGAAGGAAGTGATGAAAACGGAAGACAAACCGAGTTTTGGATTCACGAATGCCCATCGCACTTGCAGTACGAGCGCGCGGACGTGATTGACATCCAGCGGTACTTTGGCCGACGCGATCCATAATCATTGGTCTACACCTAATTTACCCCTAATTCATGAATCATATCATCCATTGGTGACTATCAGTCACTATGAATATATGATATAGTGTTTGATATCATTACATTGTTTGATATCATTACATTAATTGATATCATATCCTGTTTTTGTGTAAAATGTACCACAAGAATGCAATTCATACAATGCTATTCTCGACATTTATCGATCGACCTGCAACCAAATGGAACCGCCCGAAAAGACACCTGTGGAGAGACCATGAGTGATTTCAAATGTATCTTTTTGAATCTCTTTCAAGAATTTGGAGAAACGAAATTCGGAGTAACTGTTGCAAAACTTGATACGAAACTTTTCATTATTCAAAAGAAAGGCAAACAGCATGTATTGCTCATTCCAAAATGTGCCCTGCAACGTCCATGGTACGGGATAATCAAAGGGGAAGAAAATGTCATGAATATGGACCAACACCTTGGGACTTAGGATGGGAAAAATTTTAGTGTAGTAGTGGACGACGTCACTACCCAACTTGGCCACATGGGACGAGTCGATAAACAGAATATCGTTCTCCCTGAGGGTACGGAACAAGTCCGAATCCACGTCCTGCAAAGGCTTCTTGATAAGAGTGATATGCCCAAGTTCATGTAGTACTTCAAGAAACTTTGAAGGAAAGGGTTCGATGCAAATGATTTCAGTCGCCATGCCAAAGTGCTTGATCGTATTATGCATCAAAAGGGTCGAATTACCCGACCCGATTTCAATGACTCGCTTTGGCTGATGCTTTTGTAAAAAGTAGTGCAAAAGCCTCCCATCCATCCATTCAAAAGCGCCGTTAACCAAAGAATATTTCAGTTGCTCGTAACTTTTGGTCAAAGTTGCTCCTCTGTCCTTCAAATCAATGATTTCTGAAAACAACGAGTCGTAATCGCCCAAGTAGGACGCTAATTCACCAAGAATCTGCAAGTGTGACTCATCATTGTAGTCGAGCGCCTCAAAAATGGGCGTTCGCGCCCCGTCCATCACCAAACTTGCAGGATCCACATTTGGGATGCAGGAGTAAAAGTGTCCAGGCGGATAAGCTTCCGGAATAGCCATATTTTCCTTTCTTTATTTATGGCCATGATAAAAAACTATTATCCCTGACGTGCGAGTCTTTTACATGTGCCCACGCCCCTGTTGCTGACGCATCAACAAGGGTACTGGGCGACAGGCCTCGATAATGGCCTCGCGTAATCTGGTCTTGAGATCGTTTAAGGAGATTCCGTGTACACGGCAGGGATAGAGTAGCACGTCGTGCAGGAGTTGCGCAGTGTCGTCGTGGTGTCTGACGTGCGTGATTTGGCGAAGCAGGAACAGACGCGCAAAGGCTTGAGGAATCTCGTGCAGGACCAGTCGCTTGGAGCGCTCATGATGCCCTAAGCAGTAGTGGTAGATGACGCCATAGGTGTCGGCATAGGATACGCGTGCGATAGAGGGTGCGGTCAAGATCTGGGTAATGAGGGATAGAATTTCCTGGAGAGCTTCCGTAGATGATGTTAAAAACATGCTGGCGATCTGAAAATAAGGACCACAAAATTAGTAACATAACATGGATGCTTTTTATGTTACCCTGACGAGGTTCAGCAAAGTCACTTTTTGCCAGGAAGTAGAGGGGGCGCGTCATGAGACCGTCCTAATCGACATATTTCAGGTGTGTGTTCGTAGGCCCGCCCGTATCACACAGCCTTCTTCATCTTCTTGTCCGTCATCACGGCCGCCAGTCGCTGACGGATCTGGCTGTCGGCCGCGGCCATGCCTATCTCGTCGGTTCCCCAAATCTCAATGCGGTGCGTATCTTTGCGGGCGTAGATGTACAGGACGCCCGCGCATTGCTCCGTGATGGCGACAAAGTGCCGACCGCCCTTTCCAATCACTTGCGCCATCTGCACCGGTGTCGCCGTCACGGGACACGGAACGGTTCGGAAGCGCATTCCGTAAATTCCCACGGGGGGGCTGTACACACTGGGAACGGGCTCCCAATGCATGCAAATCAGTCGACCCATTCTGTCAAGGACGCGCGTGTGTCCCACCGGGAGGAAGCAGTCCTGGTCGTCCATCACGGTTTGGCGCAACGGTCCGATTGCCCATGTCTGGACAGGCAGATGCAGGGACGGCAGGAAACAGGAGGGACGGTTCGTCGATGCCAGAGACGGAAAGTCGATCGAGACGTTCATGACTGCTTCACCAAATGAAACCACAGAAGCGAGTCAGGTACAAATGTTTAGATAGATACCGCTGAGACACCACTAATCATCCTATTGAAGAAGTAGGTCAATGATGCAGAACATCATTTTTGTTGGCCCCTGTTATCGCGTAGATACGCTTTTGCTACGCTTCCCTACGCATCGATACGGTCAGAGAAAACCGCAGAAATGGAAACTATTTCATTTGCATTTTTTCTGTCCAGAAAAGAGTTTATGAAATCTGACGCCTTCCTACGCATCGCTACGCTTCGATACGCCTTCCTACGCATCGCTACGCTTCGATACGCCTCCCTACGCATCGATACGCATCGATACGCTTCGATACGGATAGAGAAAACCGCAGAAATGGAAACTATTTCATTTCCATTTTTTTCTTTCAAAAAAAGAGTTTATGAAATCTGACACTTCCCTACGCATTGATACGCTTCCATACGATCAAACGCGCAGCTACGAGTGGAAAAAACCGCAGAAATGGAAACTATTTCAATTCCATTTTTTTCTTTCAAGAAAAGAGTTTATGAAATCTGACGCTTCCCTACGCTTTCCTACGCTTCGCTACGCTTCCATACGATCAAACGCGTAGCTACGAGTGGAAAAAACCGCAGAAATGGAAACTATTTCAATTCCATTTTTTTCTGTCAAGAAAAGAGTTTATGAAATCTGACGCTTCCCTACGCTTCGCTACGCTTGGCTACGCTTCCATACGATCAAACGCGTAGCTACGAGTGGACCAAAGAGCACAAATGGAAACTATTTCATTTCCATTTTTTTAATTCAACAAAAGAGTTTACTGGATCTTACTCTTTTCCGCGCTTCCATACGCGTCAGACGCGTAGCCATTCCAAGTACCGCTGGTCCTGCCGTTCCTGTCGCTCTTTCATTCGTTAGGCGTGACGGGAGTGAACTGCAACTGAATGGTGATGCCCTTGACGGAATAAAAGTCGAATATGCTCTGGATGCGGTACTCGTATGTCGATCGTTTCAGAACGCTCAAGTTCAGGTCGTCATTGACGAAAAGCAGTGTTTCGCCGTTCGGTAGTGCTATCCGGAAACGGATGTGGTCATTGGGCACCCATTTGAGGATGTTGGCTTGGAAACTGTGGACGACGAGAAATGTGGAAGTGACTTGGTTGCGGGGGTTGGCGATCTGGCACATGAACGTCGCGCGCGTCGTGTTGGGATTGTTGGAGTAGATGGGTTGGTATGGCGTGGCCAGGCCTGAGCTGTTGTACACCTCGAGGATAAAGTACGGAAAGAAACTTGGAAGCACATTGTACCCCTGGATTGGTTGATTCGGCATCGAGAGGAACATCAGACGCACCGAGTAGCACAAAGGCTGGTTGTTACCTGCTAGGGGCATGACAATGCCAGCCGGGCGTTTGAAGAGCGGGACCCATTCAGTCACCGTGCCAACGGCAATCAAGTATGGTGGAATGATTTGCTCAAGTTGAAAGTCGTATGGCTGGTAGAATGCAAAGGCGGTCGTCGGGGCGCGAAGGACATCCTGGAGATAAAAGACGCATTCCGGAATTTGTCTGGCGGGAGCCGGGTTCGTTGACAAGGTAGAGTTGGGAGCGTACAAGAGGTAGCTTTGCCCGGATGCATGATCCCAGGCAAAGGCGTCGCCGTGCACGACCGACTGGATCCCGACCGCGAAAGACGTCTGATCAACGACAATGACAGAATGGATGCTCGGATTGAAGGGATCGGTGAAAGCGGTGGCCAGGTAGTAACGTCGATTGGTGAGGTACAGCAGTCCGGGAAAGATGAGATTGAGTTGTAAAGGAGAGGCGGTTGTCCGGCTTACCTTGGCGCATTCCGTGGCGTTTCGCGGAGCGAACTCATAGGACTCTGTTGGCAGGGGCAGTAAGAGCAGGTCACCCGTGAGGAATGAAGACGACGGCGGTGATGCGAGAGATAGTCGTTGCACCGATGAGCCGAAAAGCCGGGCTTTGTCTTGCGTCGACAGTTTCACGTAGGTGGCGGGGTCATACATTACGGAGGATAGTGTCGGAGTCGTGCATAGAAACAGAGTCGGAGTGGGGTCTCGGAATCGTAGTTGCATCATGTCATTGAGACCGTACGAGGGGAACGCCATTGCTGTGGTGGCGACTTTGGTCTTTTGATCAAACTGCGTGACAGGCAGTGCCCATCCCTTGGACACGTTCTCCACCCATGCTGTGTTGGAAGAGCCGTTCAGCAACAGGGCGTCGCTGAGGTAGTTTTCACTGAAAGGGGAGAGGAACGTGTTGGTCCCCAGGACGTTGAGGTTGTTGCCGTTGATGCCACTCTGGTTGATAATGGCGAAAGCATATGGCGGTGTGGGTTGCGCGGCGAAGAACGCAGAGGGCAAGGCTTGGGTGAGTTCGATCGTAAAGGTGACGGGGTCGTAGAAGGAGATTGTGGTGGAGGCAACGATCTGCGTGCGCGTGGGGGAGGTAAAGAGGTAAAAGAGGAGGCCTTTGAAAAAGTTGGTGAGCGTGCTGGGCTCGACCTCCAACTGGTACTGCTGGACGAATGAGACTGGCAGTCGAATCCGTTGCAGCGTCTCGTACTCGACAAACTGCCCTACCATGGCCGAATTCGCGAGCGTGTACCCTGTCGAAGCAACTGTTGTGTCCCCCAGCCAGCGCCACAGGTAGATGATGGGGTTTTCCAAATACACCTGCGCTCCGGTGGCCACCAGTTCTGGCCCTCCCGAGTAAATGATGCCCTGATCGGAGGACGGGTTGTTGAGCACCAGGAAATCAGTGTTGAGAGGGTACTGCTCAGCGTCGCGATATTTGCTGGCAATTTGAATCGAAAACGTCATGATTTCCTTTTGCAATCTAGTAGGATATACTTAAGACCTTTAACTTCTTTCTGCTGGCGCATATTTCCTGCAAATTATGTTGGCCTTGTACAAAACACGTGCAAGACACAATGTCCAAAGACGATGTACCAGCAGATCTTCTTCCACCACCAAGGACCGGGTCGTCATCATCGACCAACAACAACAGCGTTGGCGGCCTGCCTCAATTCGAGACGTCCGAGATCGTCACATTTCGGTTCGCAGTCAGCGCGTCATACGTGCCGCAAGACCACAATCTGCATGTGGTGATTCGAGAGAACAGTATGAACTTTCCCAGTGATTTCGAGACACTATGCTTAAACAGAAACCTTTACGGCAACACCAACATTAGCAATGTCTCTTGCAAATACTTTGAACAATGTGGTCAAAACTGCTACTGTAGCGGAAGTTCCATCAACAGGACTTGCCAAAACACCAGCTTGTCGGGAAGTGCATGTCAAGGCGTTAACGTACAATGGAAAAACTGTAAGCAGGGATGTCTAACTTCTCCGACGAAAGAGGCGTGGTGGCAGTGCACGTGCTACAGGCCAGACCCCAAGTTTTACTATCCAGATCCAAGAACCGAACCCATTTATATCGGAAAGGAAGGCAACAACTACGTATTTGAGGTGAGTTACGAAGCGACCCACTTCAGGACTCCTTCTGATCTGTCGAAACTGGTTAGAGTCGTCACGGACAACGACACGAACTGCAATCAGAACGACCGAGCCAGGAATCAAGAAAATCTAAACAAGGTCCGTCAGAGCGTCTGCAACAAGGGTGACTTGTCGGCCCTCTCCAGCTCCGCGTGCGCCTCCTACTGTCGCATCGACAGCCCTCCCGTAGGTCTTCCAGGGTCCAATTGTGCGTCGGGATGGACTAGCCTGTGCCAAAGTAGCGACGTCCACTTTCTTTCCAATGAAAACTGCAGGGATTGGTGCGTCACGGTGAATGGCCAGAGCCACTGCAAGGCCAAGATCATGGACTATTGCGACAATGCGCCAACCTTTCAATCCAGCGTTTGCACCGACTTTTACAGGAACAGCTACCAGAACAATCAAATCACCTCTGACGCGTCCGACATTCTGTACGGCCAGTGCGCGACATATGTGAACCCCACCACTTCAGAGGTCCAAATGGACTACCCAAGCGATATATGCGGATGCTTTTTGCCTGATCGAGTGTATGACACCTTTTACCAGCGAATCTACGCAGACAACCCTTCCTTCACCGGCGTGCTGAGCAATCCGCAGTGCACGTACCCGGACTGCGCTTCCACTTCAGCGATCCATCCCCGCGTGAACTTTACGTGCCCGGACAATGTGCTCACCACTTGCATTGCAAACTTGGAAGCAGGCAATATCACCAACAGCCAAATCAACATTGCCAACGCATGCGTCGCATCGTCTACGAACATGTCTGCGGACTCACAGATTAATGCTAGTGACGCTTCATCCTCTGCTGGTGACGCTTCATCCTATGCTGGTGACGCTTCCTCCTCTGCTGGTGACGCTTCATCCTCTGCTAGTGACGCTTCCTCCTCTGCTAGTGACGCTTCCTCCTTTGCTGATGTGTCTTTTCCGCCCATGATGCCATCGTCTGGCCCCGAATCCTCACCACCTGCTGCTAGAAAGGCAGTCCAACCGCCGACAGGGGTCATTGGTCTCGTGGTAGCAAGTGGCGTCCTCTTTATCCTTGCAACAGGAATCTGGTTGTTGGGCAGAGAGAAGAGCAAAAAGGTATCTGAAAAATTATAAATTCTGTCTGGACGGAAAGAAAAGTCAATCTATTCCTTTCTCTGAAGAATATGAACCTCCTGGAAAGAGCGGGGCGCGGTCCGTGCACCTTTGTGCTCTCCACAATCGAGACGTACTCGCCAGACCCCTCCAGCCCTCCGCCCGTCAGTAGCGCATCTCCACAACCGTCCAGTGCTCCCTACACTGCGTATCAGTCAGACCCCGCTCTGGTGGAGGCAGTCGCAGCGGCTGCGAACTGCAGTCCCGACTACGACCCGCAAATGCCAGAGAGCGATGTGGCCGCCGCCGTGGGCGCCATGAACCTGCAGTCGTGTGAGTATTCGAAAACGGACACAACGGCAGCGGGTGTCATCCTGAGTCCGTACGCGGTGGGAGGGGCGGGTGGACGCTCGACTAGCCAGAGTTCCGCGGGGTGCGAGCAGGTGAACGTAGTGTCCAACATGATGAACCAGTGCAACCAGCAATTGGTGTGCATGATCAACAATGCCTCGTCGAACTCGACTGCCAACGTCATCGTTAACCAAACCATCAAGATCAAGGCTGGGGATATCACGGACAGCACACTGTTCATTTCCAACAAGAGCACCGTAACCGTCACTTTGGTCAACCTGTTGCAGCAAACGACCCAGTCGGCCATTGCGGCGACGATCCAGCAGGGAATCGACACGACAACTCAACAGGTCCAGAGCCAGAGCAACGAGGCCTTTTCGGACCCGAACGCGCAGAAACAGGTGCTGGATCTGGCGACGAATATCAGCAACGTGGCCTCATCGACCAACATTCAGCAAAGCGTTGCCAACACTGTGGCGCAGATCTACAGCAACCAGATTATCGAAATCGAAGTCAACGACATTGTGCGGAGCGACTTGGAACTCAGCAACGAGTCCGCCATCGAACTGATCGCCAAGACGTTCGTGTACAACTCGCTCTCGCAGATCCTCAACACGGAAACCGTGCAGCAGTCGATCGCCACGACGGACCAGTCTGCGTCGCAGGAGAACGAAGGAACCAGTAGCGGACTATTCTCCTTCTCGTCACCCGCGGGCATCTTTCTTACCATTTTCGTGGTCCTGCTACTGATCGGACTGGGCGTTGGTCTGTACAAGAAGTTGTTGGCAAAGAAGAGTTAGTTATTATTCATTCATCTTTTGGACATGAGGGCGAAGCCCACTCCACGGAAACGGTTTATGTACAGAAAGAAAAAGATAAAGACTACCTCACGACGTGTAAGACCTAAAGCGGAGCGTCGACATATCCAGCCATGTCCCAACCTCTGACATGCGAAGCGGTCCAAAACTATCTATCGGTTCGGGGGATTCATGTCTTGCAGTGGTTGGTGGCGAGAGATTCCAACACCATCATCCTTGCTTGGGTGTGCTGTGTGCAGAAAGACTTGCTTTGCGGTGTCTTTTGCGTCCGTTTCGAGCCTGGTCATATCCAGTGGGACACCAAATCCCAGCACGGAGCGCCGTTTGAGCATTGCCTGGTCCGGAGTGGCGGGTCCGAAGAGTCTCAGTTGTCCAAGCATGAATCGTGCATGATTGGGTTTGACCCCACGGATGAAAAGGCCCACCAGCACGTACCAGATAGGCGGAGCATGCCCCATGAACTTCAGGACCGAAGCGGATTTTTCGGGACAGTCGTCTTTTTGCAGTCGAAGTGGTACTTTTGGAAGCGCCACAGGCCTGTAACGGTGTGGCATGCCACGGACTTTGTGTCGACAAAGCCACGGATGCACTTCTCCATCGACTTTGAAATGCTGGACGAGTGCAGAGAATCATGGAGCACAGTCGTCAGCCTCTACCAGCGCCAGTGGAAAGACACCCTGCAGGTGTATCTGAGTGCGTACCTCGCGCACTGGAGCACGCTGTCCGACTCCTGCCTTGTGCGCACCCCGGTGCACGCGGAACTCACGGCGTGGCAGGAGGCCCACCGGATCTGGGACGCGTTCCACCAGCGCATCTGCCACATTCTATCCCAACTCCACACCATCTCCAAGGCGCTGCAGATCGAGTGGGACGGCCTCGACGATACGACGCAGTGCTCCACGGCCATATCCCAGACCCTCGCGTACGCTGACCGCAAGAAGGAGATTTACAAAAAGTTTGACCAAACGAAGCTCGTCAGCAAACGCGCCCTGCAGGCCCTCGGCCAACTGCATATACACACATCATACTTTTGGTTCAAATCGTGGGCCTGGTGCTCTCTGGCGCACCACCACCGACAGAGCTGGGAACAGCAGTGCCGAGACACCGAAACCCTGCTCCACTTTTCGACGACCAAGCATACTTAAACACACGTAGGCAATATCTATATATCATCGAAATGTCTGTATATATGTGTATATCTGTATATCTGTATATCTGTATATTTGTATGCATAGGAAGTGAGATACGATGGTCCTTTGGTGTAAGGGTAGCACTGGAGACTTTGAATCTCCCAATCTCGGTTCGAATCCGAGGAGGATCAAAGGGTGGTGTGGATGGGTATATTTTTTGTCGGCGCACAAAAAATATTGAATTCAGAGACGGCAGTAGGCTTGACTCTCCAGGATAGATGGTCCATACTTGAGCACAATCAGCGTTGCAGGATTCGACGGCGCACACTCGTTGTTGTTGAGGCACTCCTCCGCCAACTGAATCAGATACTCGCCCACCACGCGTATGCTCACGGGCAAATCTTGACGATAGGTCAGTTTCCATCGCATCCGGTGCATGAGCGTCGCGACCTTGTCCGACACTTGCTTAATAGTCAAGTTGTTGACGTGCTGCGTCATGTCGTCGAACTTGAAGTCGATCCAGAAACGATGTTCGGGCGTTTCAAAGTGCACGACTGGCATGTCTGTCTGTTTTCACGAGAACAATGAGCGTTTCGGATGCAGCTAACTGACGACCTTTTTAGAGTTTTACAAATTTACTGACAATCATTTTTATAGTCCTCATTATGTATCTCAAGGCAGTACTGGCCAGTCGGCCACTTCACGGAGCAGGTACTCTGCGCTCCTGGGATTGAACAAGAGGCCAGCGTCTGGTCGGGCGAGATCGCTCTTGATTTGGCTGTTGAGAAACTCCCTGTGCACCAGCACGCCGTCCAAGTAGGGTCGCAGGAAGCGAAAGTGTGGATGGGTGAGGCTTTGCAAGCTGGAGTCACCCCGCCACCACGTCCCCATCGCCAGTCGGCCATCGCGCGCCTTGGAAGCGTTCGCGTTGAACTGGGGCGGTTCAAGCGTTTTTATCGTTTGGACAATGGCGTACATGGTGTAGACCTGATAAGTTAGGCTGTCGCGCCATTCAAAGTCCTTTAACGCGCCAGTGCCTGTCACGGTGTTACGCGCAACGTACTGTCGGAGACCGTCCCGGACGCGCATGATGATGTCTGGCTGTTTGAGCACGACCCCGATGCGCGCCATCACCCACAGCCGGTACGCCTGCCAGTTGGAATCGGGGTGACGGGGCTGTACAAAGGACTCGTTCCATAGAAAGTTGAGTATCGTGCGCAAAAACTGCTGTATGCTCTGGTTTTCAGCGCGCGAAAACATGGATGGATTGTACAAGTCGATAAGTTCGACCAACGGCTTGGCGTAGTCCGTGATACGGGGGTCATTGGTTGGCAGTTTGGAGACGCACGCTAGCCAAATGGTCCGGATGCTGCCGCGCGTGGCGTCCAGGGCTTGCGTCCAAGAGACCGGGGACAGGCTACTACTACTACCGCTGGCCATTCTGGTAGTGTGTGTGCGAGGTGGCGGAATGTGAATGTCTGAATGTCTATATCTACATATCTAGATACAAAAACTTTTTGGTGGAATCCAATCATACCAAATATCTTCATACATTTTCCAGCCCCCGCAGTTGGGAGCGAAAAACTCTAATAAAGTACGTGGCTGAGGCTAACTGGTATGCCCGTAGCGCAGATATAGACTAATCGGTACTTACACACGATGTCTAATACAGTCAGAGGAGGACGTCATGTTGGAACGACAACGTCGTCTTAAAATTGATAAAGTCCATGGTGCGTTTTGACTTTATGTATCTACCTGCTGACATTGAATGTGCAATGTGCTAACCATTTTGCTGTGACGTGCCAAACTCGCAGATTTAAAAGACCTGCAATGGCCGAATTGAGCGCAGAGCTTCTTCGCCTACTCGTGCATCACGTGGAAGTCAATTATGGAAACATTGACATTCGGCATCACCCTACGAATGGGCTTGTATTGAGATTGGTGCCCCCCTCGGGTGGTCAAACGATCGAGGTGGAATTCAGACTACTAGCGAGAATCGCCATGCAGAATGGTCAAGGCACCCAAAACCCTAGTGATCGATTCGTTCGACAAACTAGCGCCGTGACGAAGATTCTCAACCATCTCCTCAACGTGGCCCACAAGGGGAGAAGCACAGCATCAGGTCGGGGTAATCTCGACAAATCTGTTTCTCCGTCTTTGGACAACGCTCGACGAGGGTCTCCTGTTGCTCCACCTCTTCCGCCACAACCAGAAGAAGATCAAGATACTCGACGGGTTATCTATGACCTACTCGTCCACAAGTATCCGTTTTTGGCGACTTGGCACCAAGGTGTTGTCGACAACATTGTGGGTGCGATCCAAGCGGGAAAGACGGAAGTGATCATGGCGTTGCTTTGGGTGCATACATACTGGCACAAGCACGATTCTGTCCTTGTGTCCATGAACGACATTGGTAGTTACAGGCAAATATTTGTGCGCGATGTGTACCAGTTCAACCACTGGTTGCAGGCGCAAAGTGGGTGGACCCAGTTCCTCGTGGGCGTGGCATCGTTTACTTGGCCTTGGGCAATGCCTCCAGCCTTCGGAAACTGGCTCGGTTTGACCTACAACGACCCTTTTTCTGTATGGACGAAGGGGACGAAGCCATCAAACATTGCGACGCCACGCAGGATCGTTCCAAGTTTGGAGAGACGATGCACGACCTGTTGCAAGAATCAGCAGGGTGTGCGTTTGTCACAGCGACTCCTTTCGCCCTCCTGAATCGAGTGAATGTCCGTTGTCGGACTATTTCGCTTGAGCTGCCACCAAACTATCGCCACCTGAAGCAGATGACCACGCATCTCATTGACGAAAACGTCGCCAAGACGCTGGGGAAGCAAGATAATGAGCTGTGTTCATATATGCGTCAACAAGTGTATCCCGCCTTGGAGCGACACCCGCACTTTGGCTACCAAGCAGTGCTCGTCAGAGTCAAGCACACCAAGGTCGCTCAGCAACGACTGGCGATTGCGGCGGTGTGTCACGCCGAGGGGCCAGTCGCAGATGGCGTATTCGTCTACAACTCTGATACACCGTGCCCGATCAAGCAGTTTGTGCGCAACCCCACTTCTCCTCGTGGATATGATGTCCGATATCCACCGTTTCAGGCCATCGACACCTTGTTCAACCATTTCGAAAATCGTTATCGAGAAACAAATGTCGTCTATCGCTACATGATCATTGCGTATGGCAAGGGCGCCAGACGGGGCACGTCCTTCCGTCCGCACCCGACGGTTGGATCTGGTGGGTTGCTTGGCATGGTGTTGTTGGCCAAGGACAATGTGCATATGGCCAACTTGAATCAGGCGTTGAGATTGGCTGGCAAGTATGCGCCCGAGTACCCCACTTTGCATCTGTTTACGACCGAAGGGCAGAAGAATCGTTTGCTGGCGGAGCAGTTGAATATGGAGACGTTGTGCGCTCGGAATGCCATGGCTGGTGAAGCCCGAGAGCAAATCAAGGGCGCACTCCTGATTGATGTGGGTCGACATGATCGTCTTTTTGTCGACGACACGACGTTGTCCAATAGAAGGAAAATGTTTCGACAAGATTTCGATACCGAGGAAGAGCTTCGTCAGTATTTGCCGTCTGCTCTTGCGGGTCTTCCGTGTGTTTGGATGACTAAACAGCATGTGATGGATTGTGGCACACCCGAACTCCATGGGGTTCCCTTCTCCTACGACTGCACTCGGGCAATCAAGGCCAGATGGAATCAGTTCCTGAAGCCTGAGGGGTCGCATTTCCAAATTGCCTGGAGCGACAAACGGTACGAGGATTTGCACAATCCTCTCCGGCGTTTCGGTGCACAGCGACGACACTATCTGTGCCAATATATCGTCGGTGACGGACAGAACGACCACTTGTATCGCGTAGAATGGCTACCGCAGTTCTGCGACGACGAGTTGACGATCGACGACAAGGCCTTTTGGAGTTCAGCCGTCTATCTGTTTCGGACGTCCAGCGGAAAATACAGATTCTTTAATGCGACGTGTAAACTTTCGATGGGCTTTCTCGCCCACTCCAACTAGACGTAGTAGGTGTGCCCGTCGCTTAGGTGGACAGGTTGATGGAATTTTGCGAGATCCGTGCGGACATAGCACACCATGGACAAGCGTTTACCACCTTCAGCGACCACGAGGGGCGTGTTGCCGTGTGGCTCGTGGGCATCCATAAAGATGACATCGCCGGGTTTCATGTGCACCAGAATTCCTCTGCGCGGAAAGCCGAGGGCGCCACCTGAAAATTCATTGCCCAGCACGGCGAGGCACGACATGCCGTCGGGAAAGTCTCCCTTGTCGGTGTGGGTATGCGTCGCCCAGTTCTCATTGACTGTCACCGTCGTAAATATGGAGTGCGGAATGCGCAAGGGTTTTTCGATGCGCTTGAGGAATCGAAGCTGACGCCGATAGTGGTCTGGACACGTTTGTCGATAGAGATTGGATAGAAACTCTAAGAAAGGAAGGCACTTTGACCATCGATCTGGGAAATGATACGTAAAGGCGGTCAATCGACCCCCCATGTGAACTTTTCGTTTCAAAACTCGCCCCAGAGCAAGTTTCTGCTGTGGTGTCAGTCGGTCATAGAAGCCGATGATCCCGCTTTTGACTACCGTCCTCTTTTTCGCTACTCCGCTGGCCCTGAATCTGCGATCGCTGACCAAGATTGGCGTGTCGAAACATTGTGTCAAAATGGAGGACCACTCTGACACTGATGGAATAGCGGCTCGTCTGTACGAAAACAGCAGTCGGCGCCGTTTGGTCTTTCGGTCAACCACATAGGTGTCTGTATCCTTGAAAATTTGTCTGGAAAATTGCCCAACTTGGGGTGCTTGACCCATCCATTCGTTGGATGTCGATGAATAGCTTTCATCCATGATTTCGACAATGTCCATGTTTTGTTCCACTGTTTTCTTTCTTGCAGATCGGAAAATCTTCTACAGTGAACGGACAAAACGTCCGAGTCTCCAAGGTCGTTTCATAAGCGTCAAGGTAGTAAGTAAGTATATAAAAATATCTATATATAGATATGTTTCCGTGGGCGAAAAAAAAATGACCACCGCCACCATGCGCTGAGCGGAAAGGCCATTGAACCTATTCTTTTTGGCAAATAGTGCCACCAAAAGCCATATAACGGCACTCGTTTGGGTGGTGGCAGCAATGACGCTACTGTCTGTACATGGCAGTGGTTTGCTCCAGTGGTGGTGGCATGTTTCGATAAGGAATCAAGATATGTGTTTTGAATGTAATTTCTTTCAAAAAGAAAAGAAAATGGCTTCTTCCACTCGCAGAAAAAGACTGATCCGCGATGCTACATGGGTGTACATTGTTGCCATCACATCCGCTGCCGTCTTGATGTTTGTCTTGTTCCGGTCCTGTGGCAAGTCTGTGGAATCGTACTCGTCCAATCTGGAGTCGGGACGCTTCGCATGGTGGAGCAACACGGCGGCCGCCGTGCAAGACGAAATGGGGGAGTGCGCCATGTTGCTGGCGACGAATGCGGATGATCCTTCCGGTCTGCCCGAGCAGTGTCACCGTCACCTGGTCAGCATGAATGAAGCACAGGAGGAGGAGAATATCCCAGGGGTCGACTAAGGCGTTCCAGCGCTGTTGACGACGTGAATATCACTGGGGTTCGCGGAGTGGGTCCACTTGGAGCTCGGTGTGGGGCCCGACTTTTCGCAGAAAGAGCGCCTTTGTTGCCCGGGCGCTGTTCAAAATGTCTGGGGTCACAGCGTCAAAGGTGCACGGATGCTTGTCTCCGCAGTCCCAAGACGTGTACGTGACCGTTTGCGACGTGAACGGGCGTCCCGCCTTGTGGAGCACGTTGACGAAATAGTGTTCGTCGGGGACGGTCATGTACTGGAAATACTGGGTGTGATCCTGTGTGTCCACCGCGAATTGCGCGTCGGCCCTGCACAGTATCATCCACTGAGATTGAATCTTGAATTTGTCCCAGTCAACGAACGGAGAGCCGTCGACCGTGCGCCCCAATTGTTTGTGGCGGTAGACAAACTTGGACGGCGCGGACTTGACATCCAGGATAGAGCGTGGGGGATGGGCTTTGCCAAGAAATGTGAGCAGCACTGTCAACGGATGCAGAGGGATGCAACTTTCAGACAAAAGTGCGACATGCGTTACCTCAGCATCATCGCTCAAGGCCGTCTCGAGAAGTTTCAGCGTGGCCTGCACCAGGGAAACGTGGCCCCATCGCGTCGCACGGATCGGTTGGGCAACAGCGCGTGCGTGGCGCTTCAAGAAGGGGTCCGTGATGGCGTGTTTGGAGTGCACGTAAATCTTGCATTGAGGGTGCATAATGTCATTACTCGAAGGTGTGCAAAATCTTCTCCACAGGTCCGACTGGTGCAGACGTCCGTCTGCGTTGGAAATAAGGAAGCAAAGTGCAATTTTTGTCATGATACCACCTCTGGAGATGATAGCAGAGTGAGCTAGTAGCTATCTGTAGGTGAACAACATTTTCGAATTTTGTCTAGGACGACGCAGGTATGCGTTGCAGTTATTGCAAAAATGACAACGAAGATGGCGTGTTGCCAATATATAGCCTGACAAACATTTGAATATACGTATATCTGAATATTGACAAAGATGGCGTCATCCCTGGGCACGGAGATGCGCAACATTATGAGCGAGTTGACCATGAAGCCCCTGAAAAGCGTCCAATTCGGGCTTTTGTCGGCCGATCGCATCGTGCAAACGTCCGTGTGTGAGGTCTTTTCCACCAAGCTCAGCGGTCCCAACTCTGTGTACGACGAGCGCATGGGGACGCTGGACTTGCAGAAACTCTGTCCCCAGTGCCACCAGAAACCCAAGTGGTGCACGGGTCATTTCGGCCATATTCGTCTCAGCACGCCTGTTGTGCACCCGCTGTTTCACAAGCACGTTCTGCTGTTTCTGCGAACGTTTTGCTTCCGGTGCTCACGACTGCTCGTCACGGAGGACGTGATGCGCCTGCACGGCATGTCGCGGCTGCCCTTGCAACAACGGTTTTTGAAAGTGCTGGAGCATGTGGGAAAGTCGTCCGTTCTCTGTCCGCGCTGTCGCGCCGTCCAACCGCGATACTGCTGGAACACGGCAGACAAGACCGTGTGGATGAATTTCAAGATTGACAGCGAGACGCACCGCGTACCGTTTCACGACCACGAAATTCTGGGCATGTTGGACCGCATCCCCGACACCGACATGCCAACGCTGGGCTACTCGGCGGAGGGGCAGTTTCATCCGCGCAATCTGGTCATTACCATGCTCCCCGTGCTCCCACCCGTCGCGCGACCCTACATCATGTCGGACTCTGTGACGTGCGACGACGATCTAACGGTGCAGTACCTGGAAATAGTCAAGACCAACACCCATCTGGCCGATCTGTCACTGCCGGAGCCGAAGCGCACCAAATTCATTCAGGTGCTGAAATTCAGAATCAAGAGCTTGTTCGACAACAGCTCGGGCACGTCCAAACACAGCAACGGGCGCCCGCTGAAGGGCATCAAGAAGCGTTTGACGGGAAAGGAAGGTCTCATCCGCAACAATCTCATGGGCAAACGCGTGGACAAGTCGGCGCGTTCTGTTATTGGGCCGGATCCCACCTTGCGGTGCGACGAAATTGCAGTCCCGCCTCGGATCGCGCAGGTGCTCAACTATCCCGTGCGCGTCAATGCCCAAAACTATGACGAGGTGCAACGATGGATAGCGCAGGACGAGACGAATTTTATCCTAAAAAACAATGGAGACACGCGAATCCACGTTCGGTACGCCAAGTTCCGGCGTGGCACGAAACTCCAAATCGGAGACTGGGTCTTTCATCCCCATGGGGGCTGCACATTTGTCGGGTCGGACGAAATAAAGACGTTCTTGTTGCGCGAGGGAGACGTCCTCATTCGCAACGGGAAGCGCGTCGAGAATCTGACGTTTGTGTCTGAAAAGCCAGTCCCGCTGGAGATTGGAGACGTTGTGGAGAGACCACTCAAGGACGGAGACATTTTGCTGTTGAATCGACAGCCCACACTGCACAAAGGGTCCATGATTGCCCAAAAGGTCAGGCTCCGTGTGGGAAAGACGATCCGCATGAACCTGGCAACGACCAAGACATTCAACGCAGATTTTGACGGTGACGAAATGAACTTGCACTGTCCAGCCTCGGTCGACGCTGAAGCAGAACTGCGAGAACTGTCTTCGTTGAAGAACCATCTCATGTCCGTGCAGTCCAGCAAACCCAACATTACGCTGGTGCAGGATGCCATGCTCGCGGTCTTTCTGCTCACCAAAGATGATGTGTGGCTCACCCGGTCAGAGTTGTGGGATCTTGCGATGCACAGTCAATTGCCCCAGGTGGAGCATGTGCTGTCGACCAAAGTCAAAGACGCGGAGCGTGTGACGGGCGTGCAACACTGCCCCGATAGGGTCTCTGGAAAGTTTGCATTCTCCCTCATGTTGCCACGAACGTTCAACTTTGACTACGCAGGTGTCGTCATTGTCAACGGCATCATGACCGCGGGCACCATTACGAAAAAGCATCTGGGGTCGTCGCACGACTCGATTTTGAAACTGTTGCACTGCGAATATTCTTTGGAAGAATGCATGCAATTCCTGGACTCTGTGCAGTTCCTCGCCAACCGCTTCCTCGTGCACCGCGGATTCAGCGTGGGCATCTCCGACTGCGTCGTGACCCAAAAGGAGGAGATTGACAATGTCATTTCCAAAGCGCTACTGAAAGCCTACAGCGTGGAACAAAACATTCAAGACCCGTTGTTGAAGGAGGCACATATCGCGAGGACCTTGTCGGGCGCGCGCGATATGGGAATGATGATTGCGAAAAAGGCACTCCCTCCCACAAATCGCTTCATCGCCACAGTGACGAGTGGGAGCAAGGGCGACTACTTCAACATTGCCCAAATCACTGGCGTCATTGGGCAGCAGTTTCTGGACGGCCAGCGCATAAAACCGCTCCTTAGCGGAGGCCGACGCACCTTGCCCCACTACCGCCCGGACGGAAACGAGTCCTTGAACCGTCGCTACGAGAGTCAAGGGTTCGTGCGGCACTCGTTCGTGCACGGCATGTACCCCACCGAGTTCTTCTTCCACGCCATGACGGGGCGCGAGGGCATCACTGACACGGCCATGAAAACCGCCACGAGCGGGTACATTCAGCGCCGGATGGTGAAAATGGCAGAAGACGTGCAGGTCAAGTATGACGGGACTGTCCGAAACTCTTCGGACGACATCTTTCAGTTCCTATACGGAACGGACCATTGCGACACGGCCAACAGCATCCATCGTGCCTCCAAGGACGGGATGGGCACCACGTCCACATTCTGCAAGGTCGACCGCCTCGTCCAAAGCCTCATCAACGAACATCCGTGACAACTTAATCACGTAATTCAGTCGAAAGAAAACTTGTTGTTGTCAGACAGACCACTTGTCATGATTGGTCAGGATTCGGTCGCTTTACCTCCCGAGGTCAACGGTGCGACCTCATCGTCATCCGCTGCCAAGGCGCAGGAGTACACTTTTCGGTGCAAAACCAGCGAGGCATACATGATCAAGATTCTATTGGAGTTACTGCACAACAACATCAAGACGGGGTGCTTTGAACTGACGCAACAGCGCATCCACTTTTGCATGACCGACGCCAACAAACGCACACTGGTGCACTTTGAGTTGAACGCCAAGGACTTTAATTTGTACCACCTCAAGCCCGACGTGCTCAAAATCGGTCTCAACATTAACCACTTTTACAAGATGCTCAAAAGCATCAAGAAGAAGGACTCTGTGGTCCTCTTTATTCGGGAAGACGAGCCCTTCGAGCTCGGCATCCAGATCGTGCCCAAAGACCACCAGCGCTTGACCACGTCCTGCATCCGGATTCAGACCATTCAGAACCTCGAAATTCTGCTTCCAGGTCCGTACCCGCAGTCTACGCTCGTGTCTGCATCCGAGTTTTCCAAAATGTGCAAAGACATGCTGTCCATTTCCAACATTGTGCGCGTCACCGCCACGCCTTACAACGTGAGCTTCCACTGCAACCTCGGCTCCGTGTACTCGCGCGAAGTCATTCTCGGCGAGACGGATCTCGACTTCACCAAGGAGACGCCAGTCGAGGTGACGTTTCTGGACGAGTTTGACACGGAACAGCTCTCCCGCATCCTGAAAATGAGCGGGCTCGCCTCCACCCTGAGCATCTCCTGCGTCGAGTCGTTGCCCATGCTGGTGCAGTGCAAGATCGGCACGCTCGGCTCCCTGGAGGTGTACATGAAGAGTCGCAACCAGGTCGAGGAGGAGAACGTCAATGCTATGCATACGATGCCCTAATTAATTAATGCATACGATCGCCTGAGTGGTCGTGAGCGAATGCCACAAAAACCACACAGAATTTTCAAATTCTTTCATTTGAGAAATTTTTCAGAATGAGAAAATATTTAACGAAACATTCGGAAATTCTAAAGAGTTTTACAATATTGAAACTTTTGTTCCACACCACTTCTTGATTTTCTGAATTCTCTCTGGAGAATTCAGAAGCATATAAATAAATAAATGACCTGGAATCATCTCCCGACTATGATAGTTGTACGTATCGGGTGTGGGCTGTCCTCACGTTTGCCATATGTGCCTCGATACCGCGCTTGCATTCGGACTGATAGTCTTCGTGAGCCGCGTGGATGACGCTTTTGCATCCGTTTCTGAACGTAATCAGGGGCACGCTGAACATGTAGGCTGGATGCGCGCGGGTGCTGGCGTGCACGTAAATGTCGTGGTCGCTGACCGAAAGTTGCGGAAACGGAAAGGAAAATGCCCACCGCAACACGTTTTCCGCGCCTTGTCGGCTGATGATATACGCCATGGTCGTGCTGTAGGGCATGATGGATTCCCAAAAATAGGGGTGTGTGATATTGCGGGCCATTTCGTTTTCGGGCAAATGGCAACATATCTGGAGGATGCTGAACGGCGAGGGCGCGCGGGACAGCCAGGTGGAGAAACTACTGAATGGCCACGCGTCGGTCCACTCAAAGGACGCGTCGTCCTCCATGATGCATGCCATGTCCAGATGAGGGTGCTCGTAGAAGAAGGTCATGATGGCCAGCAAGTGGCTGCAAACGAGGGCCTTGGTGCAGTCGTTCTGGTGAACCGAGTCATGGCCCCTCGTGAAGAAGTGCCACACGCGATCAGAAGTGGGCTCCACTGCTGTGATGCGCCGTTGGTGATGCTCCAAGTGGACGGACCGCAACTCCGCGAGGAACTCGTGACGGCGATCAGTGTCGCTGTCTCTGTTGATCCAGAAAATAAAGGGAAACTCCTGACACTTGTGGATAGCCCTGCCTCGCGTCGTCAGGAGTCGCGGTGGGTGGGCCTCGTGGTAGTCGTCCATCAGCCGAGGCAACATGACTTCGGATGCCAGAGTTGCGCGATCGGTGATGAGGAACTGGGGGTCGTCATCCGAGAGAGAAAAGGACATGAGCACGCGGTCTCCGCCTGGGCACAAATTGAGGTCGATGCCGTACTGGATGGGGTGCTCCGCCAGGCTGTGAAAGCAAAATGGCAAACTGTACTCCACCACGTCTGCCGGAATGGATTGTGGGGGCTGATCCCGCGACTGGGCGTGCGCGAGGAAGCGTTGCCAGTCCAAATGCACCAACCGATGGAGGTAGTGTCGCTTGCCCGCCACAAACACAACTTCGTGAATGAGTCCGAGATAGGCGGCTCCCCCGCGCATCAACGTCCACTTGCCCGAACCGCGGAGGGAACCGTGCAGGTGCGGACACGACGCGTCGTGCACGCGGCCGACGAGCGACACCTCTAGCGTGTGCGGGTCGACTTGAAGGACGGTCAGCGGTAGTAACTCGTAAATGATAAAAAGGCGGTCACCGTCTACGATGGGAATCCAATTCTTTTCGCACCGCTTTCTCGCGAAGGGCAGGTAAAGCTTGGACGCAGAGGCGACCTGCGTCTGCAGATGGAGTCGCCCAAAGAGGACGCTGATACAGTTCCCCGACTGGCTCGCCGTGTCTCCTTCGTAGTCGCAACAGTTGGCGAGAAAGCACACCTCTCCCTTACCGGCAAACTCTGGCAGGTCGAAGAGGCGCACGTCTTCAAGCCCGCGGATGGATGCATGATCATTTGTGCGATAAGTAGGTTGAATCCATGACCAGGGCATCTTCTCCTGGCAAACCGTTTCCCGGAGGGGGAGACGGAAATCTGACACGTCCCAGACTGAAATAAGATTATGCGTCATGACCACTCCTGACTTTTCCATGCTTGCGTACGAAGACAGGTCGTAGTTGGCAAAGCGAACCAGGACGACCATGCTCGTAACTCCTTTTCGACTGTCGTCATGACCACTGCGGAACAGGATCGATGGATTCATACGTCGGTACGTTCTCATGACCGCATCTTTCCGCGGTTGCTCAAGCGCCAACTCGGGCACATTTAACCACTTGGACAAGTGGACAATCTCTCCAATGTTTTGAATTTGGATGGCGAGTTGGGGTAGCCACTCTTCCGAAAGGAGACTGGCCCATGCGGGATCACCCAGGCGCGAGTGGGTGACACTGGCGACAAGGCCACGTGGTGCGCTTTCCCCCTGACCACAATCGTGCATCCAGGCCTCTACGATCTCGTGCGTGGGCAAGGCCAGCTGGGGCATTGTGGTCCACTGACGCGCAGGCGCCCCGCAAACCGCGTCCCAGAGTGGGGCGAGGATGGATCGTGGAATGGAAGATATGGAGTACACGGAGCGAAACGACATCCACAGAAACGCGAGGGACGGCAGGTGAGAGTCCGTGTCGGCCGATACCGACCTCTTTTGCCTGCCCACAATCATCTCAGGAACGATCTTGAGCATCTTTTTGTGCCACGCCTTGGTGAGTTGTGTGTGCACGCAAAAGTATATCCACGCCAAACAGCAAATGCTCGTCATGTCCGCGTGACGATGCTGACGTCGATCCAAGTGCAAAAGGAGTGCCTGGACTTGAGACGACGTGCTTTGCGCGAAAAGGGAGTTGTGGACCAGATCCATGACGACGTGTTGCAATGCGGGCTTGTTGTCGCTTGTGGTACCACGAGCACTGGTGACGGGATTGGCGCGCGGGGCGTACACCATTCGCAAGGGTGCGCAATCGGTCTCCCTTGACGCATGATAGTCGGACACCCCTTCTGGATACCAAAACGTGCCGCGCCAGATATTCCAGGCACTCATGTTGGATGGACCTTTGACGCATTCCCATGCGCCAGAGTGGGCGGAAAAGTGGAGGAAGAATCCCAGGGGAGCCAGGATTTCGGCGCCTCTTGTGTCACTGAGTGGCATCCACAGTCGCACAAATGCGATGCAGTCATGTTCCCCCACATGCGATGAGCGATCCAGAATGTCCAGCAAGTCTTTGGGAAACGCCGGCACGCACAAGCATTCTACGTCACGGGGTCCGTCCTGTCCGAGGTCCGGGAGGTGGTGCGTCCTCGCCCACACTTTCGTTTCTTCGACATTGCAGACATCCTTCGGGACATGCAGGATTATCATTATCTGTGAGCAAGGGGATTGGCCTTTGTACAACAAGAACTACTGGCCATTAAATAAGCAGAAAATTGACCCATTACAAAATCCAGCAGTGGTGGTATTCTTGTTCTTTGCATTATATTTTCTAAAATCCACCCAAACCCTTGACGATGGACTGCCCACCGTACACAACCGCCATCTTTCAACAAATGCCTGATTATATTTACGCCCCAGTAGAGCCAACAGAACGCAAACGTCAAACCAATGCGCGCTATCGATTCTATCGTCAGGCGCACTTCACCGCTGGCGACCTCGACCAAATGTTGCAATACTGGGATACGACGAGCGGATCCACCAGCGACGGCAAACAGGAGGAGAATAGGATAGACGACTATCAGCACGTCAATTCCGCCCTCTATACGTTTCACTACCTTTTTTACTACTTGAAAAAGGGCATATTTGTGCGCATTGTCGATAATCGCGTCCGCGTCTTTCTGCCCTTTGCAAACGCAGACTATGAAAACGATTGGCATGCGCACATCAAGCACGACCCAAAGTTGTACGTCTCCATGACCGACTTGTTTCAGGACGTTTGTCGACGTTCTGGACATGAATTCGTCACCAATCGCGTGAACCACGACCGTAGAACGTGGCACGCCAATAACGGCCTCATCCGCTATGAGTACCCGCCATTGGATGGTGATTCAGGGGTCAACATGTTGAAGAATATGTTGGATGAACTATGTGCGCAACGAAATGTTGCCGATGTAGACTTTTTTCTCAACAAGCGAGACTTTCCACTGCTCCGCGCGGATGGCATCGCTCCTTACGAGGTCCTGTATCCCGAAGAGAAGCCAATCGAGGCCCATCGCGCACGCTGGTGGTTCTACTCTTCGTCCGTCCCACCGGGGGTGCAGTTTCTACCCATTCTGAGCATGACCACGACAGAACACCACAGCGATGTCGCCATTCCCACGTGGGACGACTGGTGTCGGGCTTCGTTCCAGGATGATCAACGCATCTTTCGGCGGGAGTGCCGGCGCTACCCGGTCATCCAGTTGACGCCTTGGGGGCACAAGATCCCGACCGCTGTTTTCCGTGGCGCGTCGACAGGGCTGGGAACGACCTACGAAACGAACCCGCGCCTCATGTTCACCAAACTCTCCATGGAAGGCAAATGTCACGCAGGTGGATGTCCCTACCTGGACGTCGCGATTACGAAATGGAATCTCAGACCCCGACAGTGCGCGCGCGACGGATGCTTCTCGACGATTTCCGACACGATCGTCGCCAAACTCGGTCAGAAGAACCCACTCACGTTGCAGGAGCAGTCACGATTCAAGTACATTCTGAATCTACCCGGACACTCATGCGCCTATCGCCTGTCCTACGAACTGTCCAGCGGAAGCGTCATTCTCTTGTACCCGTCTCCATATCGTTTATGGTTTACTCATATGTTGAAGCCCTACGTCCACTACGTGCCGTTAGAGGCAAACGACCCAGCAGACGTGTTTCGCAAAATAGATTGGTGCATCGCAAACGACCTGCAATGCCAGCAGATTGTAAAGAATGCCCTTCAATTCTACCACCAACATTTGTCCAAGGACGCGATATTGGACCACCTCGTCGCCACGCTCGACGGCGTGCGCGCGACACACCCCCCGCGATACCAGACGCGCTCCCTTTTCGACGCGCAAATGACGTGGCAGATGAAGCGACTCCGTGTAGCAAATACGCACCAGCGCGAGTGGCTGGACAAGAACGCCCCCTTGCGCGACATGTTGAATCAAACCCTTCTGGACCCCACACTCTCCGCGCGCACCATAACCGAGTGGTTGTCCCGTTATCGGCAAAACCTGCTTTGGTCGTGGAGTCTCCAAGGAGTGTGGGATTTGGCGGCCCTGGTGATGGACGATCCTCCAGAGGCCAATTCCGCGCGTGGCACGATCCCCGAGTCATCGATTGAGTTCATACAGTGGTGCAACCAATCCGTGGTGCTGAAGCGACCACAGTCGGCCCGCATGCACGAACGCGACGCGTGCGCCAGACGACAGAAATGGCAGGAGTGGATTCATGAAATTTGTGTGCGACGATTCTTCATCAACCCCCTGGCTTGTCGACTACCGCACTTTTCCGTCATGATTCGTCATTCCTCGCCATGCTCAGAGGCGTCACCGGAAAGTCAATACATGCTACTGACAACGGTTCCGGGGATATGTGTGGACGCGTGGATACGCCAGACGCTCGTGTCTGACGGAGCGACCCGCCTGGTGCGGTATCTCCGCGTGCTACAGCAGGCCTGTCTCAGTCTGCATGTGGCTCAATCATTGTGCGGATTCATTCACTTCGACCTGTATCCGTGGAACTGCATGATTACGCCTCTGACTGATTCGATGCAAGTGTCCTACGGCCGATCCTGCAAGCCGTTTCAAGTGCAGTCCTGGACACATGACCTTTTTGTCATGATCGATTTCGGGCGATCCATGGTCCTCCACCAACAGCGCGTGCATCACCATATCTCACCCTTTTGTCCGCACGTGCTTCATGACGTGATTACGCTCCTAGTCTCCTCGCTCAATGTCATTCTCGAGTCCTGGCAACTCACCACCAAAGAGACAGAAACCATCTTTCAAGTTCTCCGGTATATCGATTCCTGGACGCCTCTGGGCGAAGCCGAGCCAGTGACTCGCATTTCTCAACTGAAAGCATTCCTGCGCACGCACAAAAAGTTTGGCAACATGCTGAAACCGAAACACGGTCTCACTGAGCATCAAACTTTGCTGGGCATGTGTTGCCATCTCGAAACCTGCATTTGCGCCTCCACGCACCATAACCGCGCGCGATCCAAGCGATCTCTCCGCGTCACAACGCTCGACTGCATGGCACAAACCCCCTTGTCCGAGTCCTTGCGTCGTCTGTCGATGTGCGAGATGCGTGACATGGACACCATGTTTCTATCCACAGTGGGCACCCTGCTTTTGTGCGCGCACACGAATCAGTCCATCAATATGCAAGTGCCCACGTCTCCATTTCCGTTTTTGGAATGGAGCACGATGATCAAAACGGACAAGAGCATAGAGTCCTGGCCTCATGCAGGATTGGTGCGATCCGTGCAGGACGACCCGATATACATGCATGTCGCCAGCCTCGCACAAACAATCGTCTTCGGCACGAGACCACTGGGGAAGGTGGTCGTTAGGATTGAAAGCGGTCCGTCACTGTTGTCAGCACCAGTCTTTTTCTCTCACGTGGATGAGCCCGCTCTCCGAAGGATGGTTTCCAGCGTAGTCATGTCGGATGTGCGCATGACGCTAGACGCACACGCCAACGCCCAGTGGCAATTGTTGGAACTGGGCGGAGGCTGTGACAACGCTTTATCTGTCGAAAAGGTTCTGCTCTTATGCTTCGTCCACACAGTGTCGGCGTTCCTCACTGACGACGACGACGCGAAAGCGAGCGACCCAACAGCACAATGCACATCGCCACCACTGGTATGAGAAAAACAATCATTTGCGTACCCAGCAACCACATGGATAATTCCTGCAACTGTTTTCGCTCTTGATCCCCCGCCTGCGATCTGAAAGTCATGAGCAGGCTATTCGCACCGAAAACAATTGTTCCAAACGACACGCAAAGTACCACTACCACGCCCAGCAGAACGCCAAAGCGCTTCCACGTCGAGATGGTCCTTTCCGTCTTGCTCTTCCTCCATTGACGGACGAGCAAGAGGACTGAAACCACAGTCACTGCACCCAAAACAATGGCGCCCGTGAACCGCGCGCGAGCAGTCACGAGATTCCCGTGCGCTTCCAAAAGTGCCCCCACTTTTGCAGATATGATGGGCAACGGGGTGGTGCCCTCCGTGGCGACTGTGAGGACGTGGTGCTGAAAGGGAATGTGAATGGGCTTCCCCGTGGCCCACAGAGTGCCCAACGCCACTGTCACGCTTTCGGAATCTGGGGTCCACGGTAGGGGACAGGAGTATGATTTTGATGACATGACGTGACTACAGGTCAAGTCTACCACCAGATGCATTGGCGGACGACATTCTTCAAAGTCGCCCACCCACGCGAACGTCTCTCGACCAGACAAGTGGGGGTTCAATATCAACTCTGTGGGCGCTGGCCTTCGCATGACGTAGCCGTTATACATCCACGACAACTTGGCGCGCACGCACCGGTCTGATTCCCAGAGCCGGCTTACATTTGTCTTTCGCGCCAGTGTGACCTTCAGGCGCGGAGGCAGAGGACAGTTCGTGGAGAGGGACATGCGAGCAAACTTTTTACGATTGAATGAGAAAGAAAGAATAAAGATAGATTCCTTCCAGACGTGATAATGTGGACAGTGTCCCCACCAGTGTTCCATAACAACGACTACCGCCACTGTCTTGCGCTCATCATGAAAGTGTACGAAGTGTATGGCACGAGCCTACAGCGTGTCATTCAATGGGAGCAAGTTAGACGGAACTGTGCTCACCTGGCAACCGACTTGCACCCGCTCCTCCTCTTTGGATCCACGACGGGAGTCCCGACCAGCATGACGCTCATCGGCATGGCCGGCAAGATTCGGTGTCCTGCGCACACGGACGTCGGTATTATTGTGTTCAGGGGGACACAGGAATGGCATGAATGGTTCAGCAACGTGGACGTTTTGGCACAGGTAGACTTGACCTCCCCAAACGCACACAAGCTTGTCGATGTGCCAAAGAACGTGTTGAGCACAAGTCGCGATAAGCACCATCCCCTTTTGGTGAGTCGTGGCATGTACGAGTTGTACACATTGCCTTCTGGTCGGGCGGTTGTGAATGATGCACTGGGCAAGTGCTTTTGCAGCGGCCCCTGCACGCCCTCGACGATGGCGACGGTAATCTTCAAAAGGCCCGCGTCCACATGCTCCCTCGTCGCGCCCTCGCGGACGAGCAAGATCGATACGGATTGCCACCCGAAGCACAAACGACTCTTGAATGTCCCGTGCGGACCCCGTGTCTCCACGTCCACATCGTTGCAAACGCGAGGAGCGAAGAAATTCGATCCCATGGGTCCCTCCCTGCAGGACGCCCTCATGGAGCAGGTTAGGCGTTTGGAGTCTGAATGCGGCGTTCGTCGCTGGATCGTCTGCGGTCACTCGTTGGGTGGCGCACTGGCGACGCTGGTCAGCTTCCACCTGGCCTGCACGGGTCGTCGCATCCAGGCAACGTACTCGGTCGCCAGCCCAAGGCTGGGCGATCCCGCATTCGCACAAGCGTACAACAGACGCATCCCTCACCACTATCGCGTCGCCAACGTGGACGATCCGGTGCCGTCCCTGCCGTTGGCGCTGGTGCCGGGGCAAAAGGCGTGCTACGCTCACGTGGGCGACACGACGCATGTGTTTTCCGATTTGAGCATGGCTCTCCAACTGTGTCGCCAGCACGGTAAAAAGAGGAGTGCTTCCACGTCAGTGCAGATGCACGACTGCGCCCTCTACGCGCAGTACCGCTACGCGCCACTGAAGCCTCGACCAACGATCCAGTAAGTCGTTCGTCAATAATGGGCGCATAATTTGTGCAAGACTTTTCACAAATTAAAAAAGTTCAAATAAAAAACTTTTCACGCTCATGGATATTGCCATTTCGCAAAGATCAGATAATTGGCTCTTTTGCGCATTGGTCACGTACAATGTGATGGAAGCCATACTCTGGATTCTTTTTCTCTTTTTCATGGCCCCCCTGTCGTTTATGGTCTTGGACAAAAGATCCGCCATGATCTTGACGACCCTAACCCCCCTGTTGTTGGTTTTGCTGCCTGTCGAGACAGCATTCAAAGATTTCCAACACCCCATCATTCCATCCGGATGGCCATCAGTCATTGCCCACTTGACTCGAGCTGGCGCGCTCTTCGTCCTGTACGTGTGGATCGCTTACGTAGCGTTCAAGTCCATCATGACGTCCCGACCAGCCACCACCAAAACAATGGTGAGACGTGGTCTGCTACTGGCTTCTGCGATCCTATCTGCCATGCTGACCTTGGGCCTGGTCGCTTGTATAATAACAGTCAAACGCTACATCGATCAGAACCAACCAGTACCAAGGTCATCAGAACAACAGCAACAACAACAGCAACCACGCCAGCGTCAACAGCAACTATGGCGTCAACACGTTGGTCCGATTCAGATTCCGTACCTCAGGTGGCGAGAAAAAAAGATATCCATCCCAAATCCGTTGTATAAATCGGATATCCTGGAGCGGTACGAGTATCTGCCAAGCTTTGATAATACACAGGCGGAAATCGACTTTGCGCGAGCGTTGGGAGTCACAGTTCGACAAATGCGCCAGGAGTCAAACAATATCATTGCCGGGATATACAGTGACAAGGCCAGGACCGACAATGCCAAGGATTCCTTTGGAGTACCCTTCCCGACCTGGGCGGAAAACTGCAAAACGCAACTCGCAAAGGGGCGACAAGCGACGACTCGCGTCATCACTCACATGAGGGACGAGGGCATAACAGCGCAACTGCTCCATGCCGAAATCGAAGCCTGTCGAACTATCTTTGGTGTGAATCCCGTCTGGCGCATTGTGCAACCGACCACCTTGTACGACTCTCGACCGATCCCATTCCTCGATTGTGTCGTCGCTGTCGCTTGCATCGCTAAGCAACATGGCAAGGACGAAGACGTTGCGCAGTTACTGCGTTGCGAGCGTGAAGAAGGGCTCTACAACTCTCCGCCTTTGGCCTTGAACTTTCTTCGCCATATCCTCACCAACGCATTGTATTCTTACTCCGCAAAAAACCCCCAAGGAAGGAAAGAAATCTTGAAAGAGCCGTTTAGCCAGGTAGTTGAATCTGATGCAATCACGCGCGTCCTACCGCCATACGATGGTGATGAGGCTGTACATAAAATTGACTATCTCACTGACTTACTACCCTTCTTACCAAGCAGTGTGGCAATCAATGTCATTTACCTCCACGTGACCTGTGACTTTGATAAAACAAAAACAAAAATCAAAACAAAGGTGTATGCGATTTCGAACCTTTTCAAAAACTATTTATTTTTTCAGACTGACATGAAGCAATTCGATCTTGAAAACGTTGACCAAACGTTGCCAATCGGTGTCATTTTCTCAATGGAATCTTACCAGACGTTCGTGACCAACGCTGATCCATCATTGATATATGGTTCTACCACACCCGTTTATTTTGTAGCGCGTGGTTTCGATCCGTATGACTACAACTTGAACACGAATCAGCCACTACATGATCTTTTGCAAGCAGTAAAATCTATCAAGTACGCACCTTATATCTGAAATCTTTGATATGGATGGTTATGGATGAATTGTCACAGGTGTGGGCCATCCATCCATACATATATTTGTTTCATGGACACGACAGATATGGATCGTAACGTCCAGGACATATTGTCCAATGGCGTCACCGTCTTTCCACTGCTGTCGGAAAAGCAAACCAAGTCCTATCGAGAGGCCTTTATCAACGCTCGTGCGCGCTTCCCGGAATTTCTGCACACACCCGATGCACAGCAGATCCCAGACGTCATGGGCGGTTTCGGGGCCTATGGCAATCCCAGTAGTTTCCACAATGGCTATATTCGTCATCTCCGGCTCGCCACAGCGCCCCTCATGGTTGACTTTTTCGGACGCGTGGCGCGTAAAATGGATGTGCACAATCCGTTGGATGCCCAGGAAACGAGTCCTGGGGGCGACTGGTTTCTCGAGCACCTGTTTGACCGTATGTGCTGTCGACCAAAAGGTAGCTCAGTTTCGGCAGAGACCGCCCATCGGGATCTGAATCCGCAAACGCTAGTGCCCACGGAGGAAATGATCGAGGTCGTGCAAAGACGTAAAGGCGCCGAGATTCGGGTCCCGCGACAGAAGCACATTCCTCGACCGTGGGACTATTGTTTCGGCGGGTGGATCAATCTGGATTCTTCGGAGATGCAGTCCTTTGCGTGTGTGGAGGGGACGCATGCGGACCAGATTGCCATCGTCAAGAAGCACGGCGCCGAGTCTGGCTTTGACACGCACGAACAACTTCGAGGCCGCGTGACGCACTATGATGTTCCTCCCAGTCACGCAGTCGTATTTTTTCAGCGCATCCAGCATGTGGTGTCGGCAACCAAGCGGAAAGATGCGGACTCGTACCGTCAGTTCTGGTGCTACCGGCTCTTTCGGTCCGTTGACGCTTCGCCTGCGCCATTGAATGGCGAGGAGCACTGGGCGGAAACCGTACGCAACTTTGGCGTCCCGCGTCTGCCCAGTGCACAAATGCCACCACTGTATGGTAGCAATCACGCGTCTCTCTTTTTGCTCAAGGGCACCCAGGCGGATCCGGTTTCATGGTCGGCCCGAAAGGTTCTGCCACGGCTGCTGCTCCAGAAAACGGTCGCCAGCGGTGAGAAGCGGGGTCAAACATATCGCATCGCCCCACGCTTCATGACATCCCTTCGGGACTATGGGTTGATGGACGCCTACCCGCCGTATGAGCAGTTCGAGCTTCAATTGCTTCGACCTTCACGGACATGGGCAATGCCTACAAGTATGCCCGACGTAGAGAATATGCGCATGCATAATGATAATAGTCATGATGATAGTCGTTATAGTCGTGATCATCTACAGGTTTTTCATCTGTAGCGAGCGAGCGTGTCGACGAAATAATAAAAAAATATCAGCGAGACGAAAAAGGCCACACCTACTTTCTTTCTTTCGCCACATGAGTCGTCAACAGCACCGATGCCGATTCTACCTCCCCACATTGCTCGCTGGAGGCCTTGTCGTCAGCTACATCAGCTCGGGCCTCTGTCGCAAGACCGTTTGCGCCTACCAGTCTGCGCTCTCCGGCGCCAGCCGTGAGACCTTTTCACAACAAGTCGTTATCCGCTCTAAAATTTTCATGCAGGGATTGGGGCTGGGGCTCATCATTGCGTTGCTCCACTGCGAGATTGCGCACTCCCTCGGCTCGCTGACTGCGGGTAGCCTCGTTGCCTGGTCCGACTTTCTGGTACTGCTCCTCGGCGTGCCCATCCTTTACTACACCATCACCCCCAAAGCCATTTCCATTCTCGCGCCGGGCACGTCAGCAGAGACCGTACGTAAGTGGTTTCAGGTGTACCACTGCTTCCAGCTGCACATGGCCAAAGGATTCGTCGCAGGCGTCCTCCTCACGATGATTGCCACGTGGCTCCTCAAACTCTGAGCTGTCTCACGAACAAAAAGGTCACTGCGAAGACGAGGTGGAGCGTGGTGTAGACGCATTGACGAGCCCAGGAGTGCTCTTTCAGTGGCCATGGATGTTGAGTCAGCGAAAAGACGGTTCCCAGCGCCCCGAGATACCATAGCGTCATGCCAGTAAGCCGGTGCTCGCGGACCCACCATGAACGGCAGGATGGAAGCGGGAGCGTTGGTGACGCCAAAATGATGACTGGCATTCCACCCATGACGTATAGCAAGTCCATGTACCGGGTGGCGTGACACATGTCAGCGTGCGCCTGGAAACATCGCCGTGCCGTTTTCAACTGAGCGACCGTGAGAACCATGTCAGTGGACACGCCCCATAAAGTATTGACCACCAGTGCGGACGGTCGTTTGGCACCAGTGTGGAACGGATTCCGATGCAAATACCACGTAATGAAGCATTGACGTAACCAAACGACACCAAAGAACAGTCCGTACGTTTGGAAAATGATGGCATCCTGTGGTGGCGAGACCTTGTCGCACAGTGAAAACCCCGAAACAAGGAGCAATGGGCACAAAATTGTGAGGAGGATCGTCCCGCTCCAGCGGTGCAGTCTACGGGTCGAGTGGTCGAGAAGGGAGAGCAACTGCATGAGTGCGCACACGCCAAAGAGGATGATGCCAATGTCGTGGGCAAGGAACGTCAACTCGTGCGCACGGTCGTGCAAGCCGTGTGCGCTGATCCAGGACTGGCGCTGGGACGCCGTGGGGAGAGGAGAATCCAGCACTGGCATGATTCTATCTATATGTCGTATATATGTTGTATATATGTCGTATATATGTTGTATATATGTCGTATAGAGAGTATGATATTTATGATATTCGTCTATGATGATGGTTGGAAAAGGAAAAGGGGCGGAAATCAGTTTTCCAATCACGCAGGATTTTTGTCGAAATCACCAAGACAAAAATCCTACTTGTTCTTCTTTTTCGTGTCGATAAAGTGCTTGACTGCTCTACCCACTGAGTTGCTTTTGGACCAGAAGAATGGTGGGGTGCGGGAAGAGCAGTTGAAACAGAATGAAAATGGCCAGCGCCGTTGTAAAGTCGATCGGGCGCACGTGTTTTTGGACACCCATTGCCAGCATCAGTTTCGGCAGAATCATGTTGAGCAGGATTTGCACAATCAGGGAGTTGATGATCAGCACAAAGAGCGCGCCGATGAATGTCGCGAGCAGACTACCTTTTTTGGCCATTGTTAACGATTGATTGTTGGTGGAGAGATTTAGTACTGTCACGGAAAAATTTATTTTTTGTTCAAAAAAGTCGTCCACACGACGGGACTGAGCAGGAAGGCGCCATCCGGTTTGGTCATGCTGGCGTGCAGGGTGTCTGGCGCTTGCTCGAAAGGCACCTGTTGGCCCTCCCAAAACACGGATGGATTGATGTAGGCTCGCTCCACGATATTGAAGTGATGCCCCAAGGGGATAGTGTTTGCGGAAACCAGAATGGGGACAAAGTCAAAGGAAAACTTGGCAACTAGACTTTTGCGAATCGCTTGCGCCATTTGCTGCATGGCGCCCGCGTTGCGACCCACGAGCGTGACGTAGAACATAAATTCTGGGCTTGGTCGGAAGTAGGATTTTTCTGCGACTGACGAAGACTTTTCCGTGTGATTCACATTGATATTACAGTACAGCGCATTGTCCATGTGCGCGTGGTTGACGCCCAGGACCACGGCGACGCTCTCCTCGGTGGGGAGACAAAAGGACTTTGAGAACTTGTACCAGCAGTCTGGATTGTCCCCCAGCGCCGTGCCGGCGGTCTGGATCGCCAGCAGGCCGTTGACGTAAGGGTAGAAACCGGTGCGAGCCTTTGGGTCTCCTGGCGCAAACAAACACGTGATAGAGGGCAGAACCTTAATGGTGGCGACAGAATTCGGGCGACGAGAGGCTGACACAATCCCATGGTTGATCTGCTTGGCAATCGCATTGTACCAGGTCGGGGAAAAGGTCTGCAAGGGGGGAAGCGTCGGAGAGAATTGGTTGTGGTACGGGAATGGTGCGGATGCTTGTGGGACGGAAGGCGTCCAACTTATCCTGTGCACAGTGATGGGAGGCGCCCTTTTGAACTCCTGCCAGGCCGAGCCCTTTGAATCCTCGGGGACAAACCGAGCGAGGATCGCCCACCGGTCGGTCTGAGTGTCGAAAACAGGACGATTCACCGTGATACCGTTCGGGTTGGGCGCGCTCGCGTGAACTGGGAAGGGTCGTTCGGGGACGCAGAATTCGTGCACGACGTCAATCTTTCGAGTCTGCAAAACAGTGCGCAACCCCTGCATGACTGATGGATGGCGGGCAATGAGAATGGCAAACGTAATGTCTCGCTGTCGCTGACGCGTTGGCAGGTCGAACAGATTGAACGGGGGAAGGATCGACGCAAACAGGCTGTGCTGAACTGGCGCGCACATGTTGCTGGGGTCGTATCTGTCGGCGAGATACAGAATGAAGGAAAAGTATCTGGGACGAAGGGATTTCAAAGGTAGTGTGCCGGCGAGGATGTATCCGTCCTCAGGGTTCAGGGGATTCGCGCCCAGGCATCCAAACGCATCGTACATGACCTCATCACTCAGCGAAGGAAAACTAGCATCCCTGGGTCGGTTATACTTCATCAACGTAGTGGGTGGAGGAGACACTGGGGGTGGCGAGTATGAGGAAAGCCACTTGATGAGTGGCAACAACTCTGGGAAGTTACATTTTTCCAGCATCTCGAGATAGCGGACCTTCGTCAGGGTCGGAATGCTCAAGAGGTGATCTTTGGTGAACGCGACAAGTCCGTAGGGCGTGAGTTGATTCTGTGAAAAGTCGTTGGGGAGCACTTCGAGGAGCAATGGAGTGGAGAAGTAGAACCTCCCCTGGGAGACGTGGGTGATGGCCGGGTGCGTTAACTGCAGCAAGTGGTTGGTGATGGACTCGGATTCTTTGATAGACGCAAGCATGGGAGCAATGTCCGACACAGCAGAGATATGGTTGCCAATGAGGCTGAGCGTCGAACAAACTTTTTCCTGCAGTGCAGTTGAAGGGTCCGGTTTGCCATACCCCCAGTCTAGCTTATCGACAAGACGATGCCACAAATTCACAAGCGGGTAGCGGGATGTGGGGCACGCACCGGGTTTTGGCAACAATGAGCCAGGACACTTTTTAAATTCTTGGTGACGTTTCATCTTGAGCACCAAGGTGACAAGGGCAATCAGCACCACCACTGTCAATGCCATGATCGTCAAGGTGAGCCCGTGCATGATTACGATTGATTGGTTTGGTGGAGTTGGAAGAATGATTTACTATCGCACAATTCTGAAAAAAAAACTACCGCTGGGACGCTGAATGCGGAGCACGTCTCCGCGCTGGAATCCAAAGAATCGCACCACTGGGTCGGACTTGAGAATCTTGGGCAACTTTTGGAGCACGCTGGTGGTGCGATCCTGCACCGTCGCGCCCGTACCACGATCCGTGGTGACGTCGCCGACTCCGCTGAGCCCGTTCACCAGGTTGGCAATGTCTTGGGCGCCCAATTTCGTGTGGACGCAAAAGAGTTTGTGCTCGCGAATGTCGTACATCAACTCTGCCACCTTCCACAGCTCTACTTGGATGGGGATGAGATGCTCCATGGCTTTCCGGACACTGGCCGTAATGGTGGTCTGGTAGATGATCATGACCTTGGTCAGGGCCAGGGCTTCCATGGTTTGAACGATCTCGCGCAAACTGTCAATGTTGAGTTTTTCAGTGCCCACGAAGAACACCAGCCGATCGATGCCCAGAATAATATCAGCCAGCGACGACTGGTTTCGCTCTGCTCGAATGGTGTGGCCGGGCGACATGAAGAACCACATGTGAGGCCGGTCGTCGAACCGGCCCATGGGCCCGTACCCACGCGCCTGCCCCATTTTGGCAATCGTGTGGATGGCTTTCGTGAAGCACGGACGGGACATATTCACGCCATCCATGTTTTTTCTTTTTTTCAAAGCACTGGTGAACTATGCTTTCTTTCTCCTGCTTTCATTTTTAGACAGTCATCCAAAAGATGACCAGGCTACACGTGGTTGTGGAGAGGATACAGCACGCGGTCAGAAGGGCGCAGGTCAGCGTTTCGAAACCGCGCGATGATGGGCCATGCATCCTCTGGGTCGTGGAAAGATCTGAATTGGCCAGCCTGAGTTGCAACGCGTGCCAGTGGAGACGGTGGTAGATGGGGAGGGTCAGTGGCCGTTGACACAAACTGCAACGCGAAAAGCCAAACAGGTACTGTTGGTACAGACAGTCCAAATGATAGCGATGGCTACAATCGAGGCGAATCACCAGCGATTCATCAGAATCATACCGACTCTCTTTTGATAGTGACATGGAGTTTAGCCCGTCGCCAACTGGAACCAGAGATGGTAGCGTTTCCAGGCATAGCGCGCATTCATCGTCCATATCTTCCTTGCTGTTGTCACTCTTGTTTTCTAGAGGACGACTTTTTTCGTCGTGCTTTCACCGCTCTCGCTGGGCAAGGACACACGTGGCGCAGGCGCCAAATGGAAACGGCAGTCAAGATGATGGGGATGAAGGTTCGACCTTGCGGCCCTCCACTGATGCTATCAAAGATTCTGAAAAAGCTGGACTGCACGTGCTTAGGCTCGTCAGCGAGATAGTTTTCAATCGGGGTGAGGTAGCACTCACCGTAAAAGTACCACTGCGTGACGAGCAGGATTTGGAAAACAATGTTGATAGACAAAACCGTTGGCGACGTGGAAATGAATGTTGCCCACAGTATCCACGTGGCAAACCCCAAATGCAAGGCTTTCAACAGAATCTCGAACGGTTTCACGAGACCATGCGCTTTCAAAAAGACTTTCACGTGTCGCCAGTAAGCCGGCACGTTGGCTGGCATGGCTTCTTGTACAGACGGTGGTGTGCGAACGGTAATATGTGGCACAGGCGTCATGTGCGGCATGTGCGTCATGTGCGGTATGTGCGTCAATTCTTTACATATAAATACGGAAATGCAGTGGTCGATTCTTTTCGTATTTCCGTCTTGTGCTACTCCAGTGCGCTACTACTGCTAAGCCCGAACCTCAGCGAAGTAGTGCCGCGCGGCCGCCATATTTCGGATCCGCGTCAAGCGTTCCGACACGACTCGCATCAAGACCAGAGAGGTCAGCGCCCACAACAGCACGAGCATCGTGGTCGGGAGCACCCGTCGACACCTCACTCGCTTCAGCAGCAATACTACTGCTCCATATGCAGGCACGAATGCAAAGAGAAAGACGGCTCCCACGACAAACATTTGGTTGCAGAATAGAGTTTGGATGGCGCTTTCCTCTGGCAAGTAGTCCTGCCAGTCATCCACGTCCTCGTCGTACCTGTACGGCTCGAGCGACCCTCTACTTCTTCTTGAGGATGCGGGCAGTGCGTTGAATCTTTGCATCGTCGATGAAATGATAATCTGGGCGAGTCCGGGGTTCGAGTAGGCAGGGGCGCCTACGGGCGCTGATAGGTATTGAGTGACGCGCCCGCCAAGAGCGCCAAGTTGTGGCCACGTCGCGCTTCCGGGTTGGGGTAAGCAGAGAATGTCGCTGACTAAAAATTCATCATACGACTGCAGATCCGTGTCGGATACACCCCAGCGCGTGCACAACCGGTGCTTGCGGCACCATTCATTTCGCCGCATTTTCAATTCTTGGACTCCTCCTTCAGGCCTCTCTTGCGGATGCCTTGTCACAAAATCGCTCAACTCTTCCACCGATGGCATGATACTTTCCTGAAAGCGTGCTGGTACCTGTTCAGCGGAGATGGAGGAGGTGAACATTTTCCAGAGAAAGACGCTGTTTTGATCAGTCTGCTCGCGCACCATGAGAGTCGCGCAAATGACATAGGATGCTAGTCGTTGGACAAGATTCCAGGTGTCATCAAGACTGGCTTGTGGATTCAGCGTGGGAGGCATGTTCAACTGCTCCAGCGAAGGCAGGATGCGTGTCCACCAGTCAGAGCACACTGCCTGCACTTGCATTTTTTGTTGGTCAGTGTACGCAGTGTAGATGGAGCCCAGTCTGTCCGTGATGAACTGGAGCACCTTGGGTGCTGGGGTGGATCGGTTGGCAAAGACAGTGATGAGCATCTCATACTGTTTCCGCATCGCCGTGAAGCGGGACACGAGGATTGCCCCGGGAAGTAAAAGCAAGGTAGGATTTACATAAAGGTTGGTCACATTCGCGGTGTCGAGCAGGTCCTCTTGCGCTGTCAGCAGGGTTTGGATGTCTGCCATAACGTCCAAGGTCTTTTTGGTGAACGGAATCAGGTGCTGAACCACGATGAATGCGCTGAAAAGCATAGACAAGTGTAGAGTTTCCGTAATGTGTTGAATCGGGTCATGTGGCGATGAAGAGGACCCACTGTGCGATTTTGGCTTTGAGATGAATTTGTACAGACCCGCGAAACCTGCCACTGTCACGACAGAGACGAAGCTTGTGAAGGCGTCGACTCCGTGGCATGCTTGCAACATCTTCTTGACAAAGTCGTACAGCGGTGGAACCGCCAGCAATGTTGTGACTAGTATGGACTGGATGTTGTCGAACTTGCCATACTTGCAGGATGGCACGATGCCTACGACGAATCTGTACCCCAGGAAAAACAGTAAAAGGACGATGGACGTATCAGAAAGGTCGGTGAGAAACCACAGGGGGGATTGGCCACCTCGATGTGCAATCAAAATTCGGACGTTTTGCACAGTGCTCTCCAACCCAATGAGAGCTAGGAGGGACGAAGCAATCAGCCACTGCTCACTGGACTTGTTGCACTTTTTCTCAAATATGAATACAGAAGCAGTAGCAATTCCTGCCACGAGCATCATGATGGAGAGTGGCACTTTTACGCGCGCCTGTTGGGAAAAGGTGGACTGTTGATCAATCACAAATCGCCGTACAACGTGCTCGATTGTCTGAAAGACATGTGATGGCACCAAAGGCCTGCACACATTTCGTAGACAACCATCAGCCATACTTGCGTCTTTTATTATTTTGTTTAATCGGAAAAAGTTTGTCAAAATAACGAACGACCTTGTCAATGTTAATGAGTGGCAATTCCGTGTAATCAAGAAAGAGACACAATATTCACTCCCTATTAGCGTAGCGCATCATGCTTGGTCATACTCACACTGCGAAAAAGACATTGGTGCTAGACTCCGCCTATCGTGACCGTTGCTTGTATCCAAACCCTGCCGACTTTGTCGTCCCCTACCAAAACCTCGCCAACGCTCTCCAACCCTATCGCAACCCCGTCTCTCAGGCGTACCCCATCTTCACCTGGCAGTGGAACTGGCCGACCGCCGAGTTCACAGGCCCCACCCAAATCATTGTGGCGGGCAGTCCCTCTGCACCCGTGGTCGCAGAGACGCCCGAGTTCGTCGCCCTCACGGAACTAGCAACATCCCAAAACACATCCGCCACAACTATCCAGCAAGCAGAGGACATGTTTCGCTCCATCGTTTTAAAAGTGGACACGACCACGTACTCCATTATCGGGTACGACGCCTTGACGCGCACGTTCAGCCTGGACAAGGATATCGTCAACTTTGCAACGGGAACGCCGTATTCGCTCATCAACCTGTCGACCAACACATCTCTGGTCCTCCAGGGCTACAACTTCACCTACATCGGGGAGGGTAGCAACGACAGTGGCAACAGCGTGACATCCACTTCACCCCTCTGGGTGTGGGATCTCTCTCAGACACAGATACTTGATGCACAGTTAGTCGCCGACCTGCTGGAAGTGCGTGCCGGCTTTGACCCCTGGAAGATTTCAGACGTGCACATGCTCTTCAGCCAGCAGTCACCGCTGGCTGTCGGAGCCGTGTCGTCTTTGGGCTTTCTCGTCACGGGGGGCACCTCCCTATTGTCTGCCCTCGTGCAGACCGGAAGCACAATCACGACTCAGACCTTGCAAATTCCTTTGGGGAGCTGGACGTCGACCACGTTGGCTTCATATTTGAACAGCAACCTGGGCTACGCGACCGTCGCGTTTGACCTACGAACGGCTGTGTTTACGCTGACGGCGACAGGGTCAACGACGCAATTCCAGATTGAGAGCACGTCCACTTGCCTAAACTTTCTGGGTCGGCCACCCACAGACAGCTGGGCGACCCAACTGGCCTCCACGACGCCAGTGCCCTGGAATCAGGTGGGCAAGTACTACGGCTACGGATCCATTTACGACTGGACGTTTCTGAAGCGTCCCAGCCAGCCGTGGGCGCCAGAGACTGTGCTCGTCGCGGTTGACGCGCAGGGCATTGGGGAGGCCACCTTTCTCGCGACCGATGACGGCTTTAGCGCCATCTTGACATCGCCCGGGACGGAGTACGTGCCACAACGCACCTACTTCCTGGTGCCACTCGTCGCAGCGGGGACGCCCCTGACGGTGGACCAGCAGATGGAACTGGGGAGCATCCAGGTTCGGGAGACTGCGCCCGTCGTGTGCTTGGACGGCGACGTGCAAAACACGGAAGCATGGGCCTCTCAGTTCCTTCTCGTCGCCGTCTGGACACCGCTGTTCACAACGACGCGATATGAGACGGATACCGGCAACACGACCGCGGGGTTGTTTACCAGTTTCGTCGGAAGTTTCCCCCCACCCCCTCCCCCCGTGGGCGCGACCTCGCTAGCGTCGTGCTATGCGCACTACGGCGTCCAGGTGATTCGCAAATCTTTTCCAGGATTCATTGGTGGGGATATTGGCTCCCCCTTGAAGGTGTTTGTCCACCTCGAGACGCTCGATCTGACACTGGCAACCCGGATGACGCTGGTGGCCGAAAACTTGTGGCGAGGGGATGCCTACTCGGCCGTGGCGCTGAGCGCAGCAGCCCTCCCCGTGACGGCCGACTCTTTCAATCCCCTCAACTACTCTGGGTCCACAGTGTCCCAGGCTCAAATGAACTGCTACTCGCTCGAAATCTCGTCTCTGGTCCTTCCGAACCAACCCATGAATGAACCGTTTGGCGGTCTGACGAGCAGTTTTCCCTACGTGTGTCTGGAAGTGTCCAACGAGACGGCGGCATCTGCGCACAATCGCAACGTCATTTACTCCAACAACCCCTTTACCACGTTTGCCACCTTTATCCTGCCCATTTCCGACGTGAACAACCCCACCACCACGAAATTTATCAAACTGTTTTCCGCGCACCACCAGCATGTCAAATTCCGCCCCAACGACTCTCTGCGCTTCCGCGTCTCCTTCCCCAACGGAAGTACGTTTCAAACCACCCTCGCAGACAACCTTCCGCCACTGTACCCGAACCCCCTACTGCAGATCAGCATGCTCATGGAGCTCAAACCCGTCTAGAGAGTCCAAGTGTACGTGTATAAAAACTGAATGCGCGTTCGGTCCACGCCAACATTCAGTTTGCATCCTCTTGCCCACGTTTGCGTTGCCGTGATGCTCATCTCATGACTTATTGTTTATGTTGTGACAGATATCACCTTTTTACAGAACGATGGGGAATGAGGTTTCTGGCAACCGCTTGGACGACTTCCAAAAACTATTTGGAGAGTACTGCGCCCTGAAGTGCCCCCTGCCCCCCAAATCCTTTACCGCCGAGTCCACGGGGTCGGACGGCAACCCCCCGCATCAGCTATTTGTCGGCGATGTCCAAGGCGGCAAGTCCAACGTCATGGCCCTGAAAGCCCTCTATCTGGCCATCGTGTGCAAACAAGATGTCGTCATCCTCTGCCGCAACTGCGTCGACGATCCGCATCAACTGAAGCAGTCCACTTTTGACGACCACCGCAAGAACTTTACCCAATTTGCCCAGGAGCGCGGAGTCCTCTCCCAACTCGCGGGGCAGTATCGCTGGCCTCGCATCGTCCTAGCGCAGGACAAGGCCGAGATGCAGACCTTCAAGACGCAAGACGCGGATCATGGACCCGTGGAGAACCCTTCTACTGGAACCATCTTTCTGCCCATCTCCAACACGCATCACTTTGACCGCCTGCTGGACATTTTTACCCCTGGACAGCGACAGATGCACATGATCGTGGACGAGGCGGACAAGCTAGCGTACGGCGACGACGGGCCAGTTGCGCGGAAGATGGAGACCCTGCTTGACATCGCCTCATCAGTCTCCTTTGTCACTGCGACAGCCCACAATGTCATGATCGATGACCGGTTCAAGTGCTGCGACATTTACCACCTTCCCCGGCATCCCAACTACAAGGGCTTTGAGAATCTGAACTGGATTCCGATCTGCAAAAAGCCCAAGAACGTCCGACGTGACAAGGATGGAACAATGGCCACACCGCTCGAGCGCGACCCTGACCTGTGGCACATTGTCTTGGAGCGTGAAAGCGCCCGCAACGTATTCGAGAACGGTCAGCCCCGTATCGGTCTGATCAAGACGGAGCGCGTCATTGCGAGCCAGTGCAAGTTGGCTGACGACATTCACGACAAGATGCCAGAAAAGTTCATTACGATCGTCTACAACAGCAACCACATTGTCGTCAACTGCCCCTCGCTGACTCTGGACACTGTCCGCGCGTTCAAGGCCTGTGATATTAAGTGCAAGGCGGACAATCGGCATAATGTGGTAGTTTCTCGAGTCAGCATCCGCAAGATACTCCACGCCATTCGCACTCAGTTGTTCCTGAACTGGAATGCGATGCGCCCGATCCTCATCATCAGCGACCTGGTGGCCCAGCGCGGGGTGCATCTGCGCGACCTGGAGTACGAGTGGCATCTGAGCTTCGAAGTGCTCCGCACGTGCAAGAGCACCACAGTGCCAACCATCATTCAAGAGTTGCGCATTCTGGGCATCTATCGCGACAACGTCCCCCTGACGCTCTACTGCGACGACGAACTGCATCGCCACCTGCGCGTCGAGTCCATGGCCCACCGTGAACTTATCGAGCGCTCTGCACAGCTGGGGCGACAGCGACAAGATATGTCTATCCGAGCGGCTATCGCCAGCATGTCACTTGACGTGCGCAAGACGACTGAGCGCAAGCAAATGCGTCACGGCCCTGCCCGACTTCCAGTGCGCGTAACTGCTCCTCGCTCCGACAAGACCTCTGCTGACGGAGGATTCGGGATCGAGGACTATGGCATCATCGTCACCCCACCCGCGCTTCTTCAGTCGGCCACGCGATCGCTTCCACCCGGGGCCGACAAGGACGACGACAACACGGATGACGTACCGCCCATGGATCCCAAGGAGTTGGAGCGCCTGACGGACCCCAAGAAGGGCATGTTCAAGAAGTGGGCTCGAGTGGACAACACGACCGCTATCGCTCGTTTCATGCGAGAGGGCTTGGAGCCCCAGCGACGATATTCTCGCCAAGAACTGTCTGTCCGTTGCACAGAATATGGTGTTCAATTGTCAGACATAACGGGATTACGCCAGTCTGGCGAACATCGACACTCACTGGCGCAAATTGTGTGTCATGTAGGAAAGGACAAGTTGATGTTGCATCCCGAATTACGAGAAGCATTCTATTATGTTTTCCAATAAACGCATCAACACATTGACTGACATAGAATTTCCGACTTGTTTTTTTAATTGATTATGCGACACAACAATACGCATAGATGTAGGAAATCCTTGTAACCGAAGATACTCGGAGATAGTGGCCTTTCGCATTTTAGGTATGCAAACAAGTTCTCCTCGAGCCATGATTGTGGGACAGACTTTGTGACTATTACAAACAATGATCGTGTGATAAGAAAGGTCAACAAAACAGGCATTTTCAGGAATTGCAACAGTACTTAGTTTCATCATGCGGCATGGAGGTATTCTCAGCTTTTCATCTAAGCCTTCTTCAAATTTATCTATAAAACTTTGTACAGGAGGACTTTGACATATCTCAGGCCACACCAGCCCTTGTTTATCTTGCTTTCGTAATCCAACAATGAAGACTCTTTTGCGATTTTGTGGAATACCATAGTCTGCAGTGTTCAACACTTTCCACTGCACCACATACCCTTTGATGCGCTCCAATTCCCTCATCATCTGCCTGAACGTCTCTCCTCCATCGATCGACAACAAACCCTTGACGTTCTCCAAGATAAACGCCATCGGCATTTTGTGCTTGATCACCTTGACGCACTCCCAAAAGATGGTGCCCCTCGGATCCCTCACTCCCTCACGCTTACCTGCGACGGAAAATGGCTGGCACGGAAAGCCACACACGTACAGATCAATGTCTGGAATGTCCTTCACGTGACGTTTCGTCATGTCTTCAAAGATGATCTTGGGCGCAAAGTTGGCCCTGATAGTCGCAACACAGTGCTTATCTACCTCTGAAGAAAACTCGTGCGTAAAGGGCACTCCGAGCTGCTTGAGAGCGACAATAGGGGCTTCAATGCCTGAGCAGTCCGTTCCTACCCTCAACGGGCGATCCTTGGTGAAGATACCCCATTTAGGTTTCTTCTTGTTCTTTTCCCTGGTTTCCGAACGACAAACTTTTGCCTTGGCTTTCGCTTCCATCATTTATTCGTTAGTGAGACATAATTTCTTCAGGCGGTCCAAGGCGCTGAATGAGATGCTGGTCCGCGCCAAGAATATGTCTTGTGTGAATCAGGCACTACCCCTAAGCGACGCAATTGAGCCCCAACAGTCCGTTCCCACCCTTAACGGACGATCTTTTGAAAAGATGCCCCATTTGGACGTTTTCGTGTCTACATTGATGTCTACAACTACATCTGTTGGCAAAGTTTTGAGGGCAAAAACAGGGTGAGGACGACTTTTTCTTGCCCGTCATTGTCTTTTATTATTTTTTTACTCACACCAATAGTCTCCACATTCCGATAAATCACCATTTAACCAATGAGAAACATGATGGAAAGACGATTGTTGGCGGTAGAGATAAATTTCATAGTTACGTGTTTACAATGTCCGAGTCAAGAAGTTTGCCATCGGATCAACGACCCCCGCGCGCCCGCCTCTTTTGCGTCTTGAGCGATGATGATTTCGCGCGGTATGAGCAACTGGATCAACTGAAGCAGTTTCGGGATTTCCTGGGTTGGTATGACGAGGATGACGACTGTCGCCTCCTGCACTTCCGCCCCCATGATGCATTCGACCGGTTGAGCCACAAGGACAAGACGCTGTTGTACAGCGTGCGCGGTTGGATCTACTGCAAGCACACCTTGAAGCGTTTGTCCACCGGCTTTGGCTACCCGATTGAGTGGCGGGATCTCAAGGATGAAGACGAGATTGGTCGCACGGAGCCGATCCCTGCGTCTTGGAAGGTTTGGTGCAGTTTGGAAGGCACTCTGCTGCGCGTATTTCACAGCAAGACGCGGTGGCACATTGCCACGAACAAAAAGTTGGACGCCTTTCAGTCGCGGTGGTCCTCCAAACAAACGTTCGGGGAGCAACTGGAGCAAGTGCTGAGCGACATTATGCCCCAAAGTACGCACACGGTGCTGGAATTCCTACAGTCGCTGGACCCCACCCACGTGTACGCCTTCTTCATACGCAACGGGGAGGAGAACCGCATCAAATGCAAGGCGCCAGTGTTGGTCCGGGACAAGTTGGTGTACCTGGGCCGTGTTCCACTGGAGACGGAGTCATTTGAAGAGTGGGTCTTCCCCGGGGAGGACGCCACGGTCGCCGGACATGCGTGGCTGGGGAAAATGGCAGTCATGACCCCTTTTGAGGTCGAGAGTGCAGAGGACTCGGGAACGCGCGAGACGTGGGAGAGCCTGTACCAACGCGTGAATGCGTGCATCTCTCCTGACGATTTTCAGGGCGTGTTTTGCTTGGAAGTTCCTTCAGGAAAACAGATCAAGATATTTTCAGATGCCTACCAGCGCGCGTACCAGCTGCGTGGTGTTCACCCCAATATCCGCTTCCGATACCTCGAAGTGCGGCGCAAACCAGAGGTCAATGACTTTGTGTCCACCTACCCCTTTTACCAAAAAATGTTTGAACAGATTGAACAGTCAGTCGAGCAATTGGCCCAGGTCTTGCATCAATGCTATATCCAGAGATATATTCACGACGAGATGCTCAACCTCCCAAACGAAGAGTTCATCTTGCTGAAAAAGTGCCACAACCACTATCTCGCCGACCGTCAGCACAACCGCATCTACGCTCACGTCGTCCAGGAGATGCTAGACGCCGAACTGCCTCTCCATCTCTACCGAATGCTGAAACGGCTGTCCAACCACGACCACGGGCGCGCATACCGCCACCCTCCCTCGTCATCCTACGTCGGTCGGCCCAGACCCTCGCTCCTCATGGGCGGTGGAGGTAGAGGAGGACGCGGTGCGCGCAACACGCCATGGCCCACCTCTGCGCACACTAATGCACCACCACGTGGGCCACCACCACCCTACGAAAATTACTACCGCCCGCAACAATATCCAAGACCCTTCCCCCCCCCTCCACCCGATCACCGCCCTCCACCTGGACCCCATGCGCCCGTAGTGACGTGGGCTTCTATCGTGCGCGACGAGCAACCGACCCAAGTAGCGACATCATCATCTACGTTCTAGTTATCTTCCCTCATCGAAGCGTTTTCATTCCATTGTGTTTGTTTCCAATGGAATGGTGGCATGTCACAATATTTTCTTAAATTATACGTTGCTATATCAAAATATCAAAAGTACAGTACTTAAATGTAATGAGCCAAGAACGCGCCCTTTTAGTCAGCGCACTCTTGGTGTACACCATTAGCATCAATGTGGCGTTGCGCCATTCTCGGCTTTCGCCTTGGTACGCGTGGCTAGCAAACACCCTCCTCGTCATACAGGGGGTCACTCACGTCATACTGACCACGAGTAGAAGAAGTTGTCACCCGGGTGCGCCCACCTCCACGTGGACCAAAACATGTAACCAAGGCGCCTTGGTTATTGGCCTACTCCAATTCATGATTTGCTTACGTGTTTTGTCCACTGGACGTCCTACGTCTATCATTGGTGGACTGGTGGCATTGCCTATCGCCACGTACATGGTCACTTCTCATGTGTTTCATTTACGCCCCCTCGACGGCAAACACAGTTTAAGGTATCATGACTTGCGACTGGATGCGTTCAACCACAAAACGTGGTTGCTCGTGGGATCGCACCTGACACATGAGCGCAAGTTGTGGCAGTTGTTGAATGATGATCCATTGCGACAGCAATGGCATGGAAAGACGGTCATTGATGCAGGCGCGTGGTTGGGTGATTTCAGTATTTTTTGTGCGGCGGAACACGCTTCCTGCGTGGTCGTCGCCATCGAACCGAATGCCCAACACGTTGATTTTATGAAAAACGTTCGAAAGGCAAATCCAATGCGCCTTTCCAATCTGTGGATCGTGCATGGCGTATTGTCAGACAAGGACGATGAGTATTACACCTGTGCAACGACACATGTCGCTCAGCCCAATGCCCAGTATAAAGCATTGGTGGCAGGCGCGACGTCAAAAAAGGATGCGATTCTGTCCAAGAGCGTGGACACATTAGTTTCAATATTAGGACTATCACGACCCGTTGGTTTGCTTCATCTAGACGTAGAGGGCATGGAAGCGAAAGTGCTGGAGGGCTCACGTCGCATTCTACAGACTGACCGGCCTGTCGTCGTCGTCGAAATGCTTGGTTCACTAACTTACGAGACAATCTTACAGTTGTTTAAAAATACGGGATATCGGATGCACTGTGTCGTCCCTGAACGATGCGCGTGGGCTGATTTTGCTGATGTCAAGGGATGCCGAAATATCATCTTCGTGCCATGTTAGATAAGCATTTTAGCAAAATCATCTTTACTTGTAGGAGACAATGTCGAATCCGCATGCGATGCCCCACGGGAGCATCATCACTGCGCTAGTAAAACACATTTTCGATGCATCACCACGCCCTCTGCAAGCGCTTTTCCTAAGGACACCCACAACGGGCGCATGGCTGGACGATATTGAAGGAAGCGATACAGTCACGATAGATCGCGTTTTGTATGTTCCGCCTACGACCATCGTTCCATCAGCCTACACGGCATCTCGCAATTGCACTCGCACTGATGTGACCTTTTGTCTGACGGAAGAGCAGGTGACGGACTTTTTCCGAGTTCGACAACGAGATGGCGCCACTTACGACCTCGTGTGCTTGGACGGGTGTCACGACTTCCAAACCAGCGTTGTAGATTTTCATTGTTGCGCATCTTTACTGAAGGAGACGGGCATCTTGCTTTCTCATGACTGCGCCCCAAAGACAATCGCGATGGCTTGGCCAACGTTCCACCCGGGAAATTGGTCTGGCATGACTTTTGCTGCATTTGTTCATCTCGTCCACGAGCATCCCCGTTGCCAGTTTGCGATACTGGACATCGACACAGGCATTGGCATCTTTACGCCGCAGCGAGAAAACGCTCAACATTTGTTGCTGCTGAAAAACATTTTGACGAGCGCTAGTGACCAGTGCACGAAAATGCAATATGCATTCCTCCAGACTATCGTCGCCAGCGACAAGAACAACCCCAGGAGCATCTACAATATATTTCGCTTCTTCCGCAAGCACGGAAGCACTTTGGTGAATCTGCTCGCGCAAGAAAAGAAGGTATCGCCTGCTCAAAGAATCATTAGCGCGTAGTACTGCTACACTGCTACGACTGGATAAAAAGAAGGTGTGTTGGCAATGAAGGGTCTTTTGCCGTTCAACTTTTACCGTGATTTTGTTTTGTTCTTTGTAGTTTTAGTTGTGTTACCCCTACCTACACTAACTACTTCTCCTTTACTCTCCTTATGTCTGTCTGTCTCTTTCCCTATGTGACTACACGGAGCGGAGAGATCTTGTACTTGTCCAGACCACTCCCGAAGGCCTTGCCCAAGGCCATGATGGACTCGTTGGCCATGCCAATGTGCGCATTGAGTTGCTCGGTCAGATCGTCCACTCGAGTCTCCCAGTTTACAGGGGTCGCCGTGTCCAGCAGGCGCAGTTGTATCGCGTGCATGAATCCGCGGAGGGCGTCGCCTTGGAGGACGAGAAAGGTGTTGGCAATCTGGAGATATTCTCGATTGCGCTCCACCTTTTTCTCCGCCTGATTCAACAGGCACTTGTACTTGTCCGCGGTGATCTGGTTGGTCAGCAGGCGAACGCGCAAGTCCAAGCACGTCGCACGCAGGATACGGTCGGTGCTGTGCTCACGCACGGTGGGGAGGTGGTACTGATGGAGTTCCACCAGTTTGCGGTGGTGGTTCACAATCTCCGTCTTCTTTCTCGCCAGGCGCGCACTGAGACCCACACGCGGAAGATGATCTTGCAGTTCCATGACAGTCGGGATCGGCCCATCACAACGCAGAGCACCGCCACCACCCGCCCCCGCCGGTCGACGAGCGGTCAAGCGAGCGCCACCCCGGTTCTGATCGAACAGCCACTCGTAGTAGTGCGGGTTGTGGATGGCGCCACGTTCGACCTGGCCCGTTGACCAACGGAACGCCGTGTGGCACTGCGGACACCACATTTGGTCGCACCCCGAAATCTTGAAGATGCGCGTGTTGCACCCGGGACACGCCTTGGTCTCCTTGGCGAGGGCCTCCCACGTGGCCTTGTCGCTCTCCTCGCACTCGTGGTGGTCGACATCCACGTCGGGCTTGTTGCACTTGAGACAGGTCGCCTTGTTGCAAGTGGTGCACAGCCCTGTGCGAGAAGAGATGAAGCCCACGCAGTCCGGCGTCGCGCACTGGCGGTTGAAGTGCTCCTGTCGGCTCGGCTGACTGGCATCCACAACGGCTTCTGTTGGTGGCGGCGCGACCACGACAGGCTGGCCGTTGAGGATGGCTTGTTCAGCGTTTTGCTTGCGATGACGTCTGTCCTGGAGATGTCGCACGGCATGTTGATAGGCGCGCTTGGCATCGCGCAAGGCGCGACGTTTGGCATCCAACTCTTTCGTTGCGGTTTCGGTTTCGTTGTGGAGTTGCACAAGGGGCATCGTGGCGGGAAAGTTGCAACGCTCCCGTTGCTCGAGAACGTTACGGCGGTGTGAATCAAACTTTTTTTGAAAGTTTTGGGGCATGTTCCGGTACACAAAGTCCCGATTCCACGCCGTCCGGCAGTTCATGCACTTGGGATCTTCAAAGGACTGAAGGAGGTAGTGCTCCACGCAGTGGGCGCACTGCACTGGCGCTCCGTCATCATGACCGCAGTTGAAGCAAGTGACTTGACGGCGGGTGCGCTTGTTGATGATCTCGGTGCAAATGGAGCAGGAGAGGGTCGTTGCAGCCATGTCGATCGAAGAATACGGACTGGATACTCTGCATTCAGCGCACAAGCCGATTGATCAGTGACCAATGAATGACACACCCTTTCTAAACTCACTCTCCTACTTGGGTCAGCGCGCCCACACATGCATCACTTTTGGGCAACGATGCATCACCATCTCATCTCATGGTGCGGAAGAGTCCTGGTATGGGCAATCAATCATCATGGCCAATCGATCGCCATACCCACTACAAGGCCAGTCTCATACTTGGGGTCAGAGCGCTCACACATGCATCACTTTTGTGCAACGATGCATTATCTTCCTAGTGTTAGTTCAAAATTTAGAATTGAAATTTAAAATTTCAAAATCTTTTTTATCTGTCAGTCGTGACTGACTTTTGTGACTTTTGTGACTTTTGTGACTTATGTGACTTATGTCACTTATGTGACTTATGTGACTTATGTCACTTATGTCACTTTTGTGACTTATGTGACTTATGTCACTTATGTGACTTATGTGACTTATGTCACTTATGTGACTTATGTCACTTTTGTGACTTATGTCACTTTTGTGACTTATGCATCGTCACCAAAAACTGAAGCGCGTGCTCATACTATGCGTCCACAAAGACTGCATGACTATACTACGATATCTGGCTACACGATAGTGGGCTTCATTATTAACTCACAGCAGGTCACACACGCATCACTTTTACCCAACGATGCATCTCCGTCCCCGCCGTTGCGTCAACATTTTTCAAGTTTTTGAAATTTGAAAAATTTGAAATCGACCAATTTAACTTTCAATTTCAAATTTTTCAATTCTTTTCTCGATCCGTTGCACCAGTCACAACGAATACAACGGCAACCACTCGTTCTCACACTGTCGTCACAGACAGTGAGTCTCTGTCACACGTTGTCACTGATGCACCGTACCTCAAAACTGAAGCGATCGTCCATACCTTGACTCCTATAAGAGTGTATGCATGGGCATCAATGAAGCACGATGCACCGTACCCCAAAACTGAAGCGATCGCCCATACCTTGCCCCCTACAAGAGTGTACGCATGTAGTATGCATGGCATGGATGCATCGTATTCCAAAACTGAAGCGCTCGTCCATACCTTGCCCCCTACAAGAGTGTACGCATGTAGTATGCATGGCATGGATGCATCGTACCCCAAAACTGAAGCGGTCGTCCATACCTTGACTCCTATAAGAGTGTGTGCGCATATGTATGCATGATGGACGTGACTGATGGTGCATCTGTGACTGACGAATGCGTGACAGATTTCAAAACCAAGCATGAGTGCTATCGAGTCGACTGCCACTTCCGCCTCGGCTTCGTTTCCGTGGAAGGCTCTGCAGGCATCGATGCACAAGGCGGTCTTGAAGCACGTCACCGCTGGTATGCACGCCTTCCTCGCCATTGTCGCCGACGAGTACCAACTCAACCCCGACACGCTCAAGCAAATGTGGGAGCGCTTCAACGAGGACAAGGACGCCGAGACCGCCACAGCCCCTCGAACGGCCGTCCGGCGCCGTCGCACGACGACCTCCTCCACTGCTGGTGCGTCAACCGCCACCCCTGCTGGTGGGGACGTCACGACGACGACCAAGAAGAAGCGGGGAATGTCGGCCTATAACCTCTTTTGCAAGAACGAGCGCGCCAAAGTTCTCGCCGAGCACCCAGAAGTCAAGAACTTTCGGGAGATCTCCAAGATCCTCGGGTCGCGTTGGAAGAAGGTGTCCGACGCTGACAAGGCCAAGTTGAAGCAAGAGATTGAGGCCTTGCGCGCCCAAACCGTCGGAGCGTTTGCGTCGATCGCGGAAGAAGCGACTGCCGATATCGAGAGCGAGACCGCCGAGGAGGAGATCGCACCCGTTGTGGTCGAAGCGCGACCTCCAGTCGCCGCTAGTCCTCCTCCTGCCAGTCCGGCCTTTGCGCCTTTGGCGTCGTCGCCTCCTGCAGTCGTGGGTGGTGGTGGTGCCGTGGCCGGCGGTGCCGTTTCGCCAGTGTCCCCGCCCTTCCAGTGGGCTGAGAGTCCTGTCGGTAGGAGTGCTTCCAAGAAGAAGCGAGGGGAGGCGTACTCGCCGACGCGTCCGAATATTCTGATGAACGAGTTCCGGGACGATGACGACGATGATGACGACGACGAGGAGCGTGCTGGCACCAAGAGTGATGAGTCGTTCTATGTCCGTCACCTGTCGATCAAGACGGACAAGGAACTTCGGGCAGAGTGCAAAAAGTTTGGTATCCCGAAGGATGTGTCTCGCACTGTCATGATAGAGCGCCTGGCGCGTCGCATGGCGCAGGTGTAAGTTCTTAGTGTATGAGTGTGTAGGTAGGCCGAAATAAAATAATAAGCAGGAGCATGACCAATAAGGATTGAAGCAAGCAAGCGTGTGTAAGATACGTATGGTGATACAAGTAGGTATTATTTTATTCCATATGTGCCCATCAATCATTCCTTCTTTCCTTCCTTCACTGCGCTCGAGGTGGTCGTGGGACAAAGGGCGGTGCGTTGGCTCGAAGCACTCCTTGATGCTGGGGTCGAACGGCAAGGCGCGGTCGATTCGTCGCCACCATTTGTTGCAAGGGTGGCGGTTGTGTCATGCTACTGCTGCTACCACTACTACCACCACCACGATGATGAGATTGTTGTTGCGCCCGCCGTGGCTCAGTGTTGGCCTGGGCTCCCCGGTGTGCGATCGCGGCGCCACCAGTCAGTCCTCCGACTGGTGGATGTTGTTGGTGTTGTCGCGATCGTCTTGGTGCCAAAAGCGGGAATGGGGACTCTCTGGTCGATATCGGAGGAAGCGCTCGGGGGGCCACCCAAGAATATGGTACAACAGACCCTCCCGACGTGGAAGCCGGTGAGAGCGGAGGAAGTCTTGGCCTTCCGGAACCCGTGGGAGCGACGAGCGTCGTTCGATTGTTGTTGCTGCTGGTCTGGGTGGATGGTTGTTGCTGTTGACGACGATGAGCGTTTCCCCCTCGTTGATCCGACATGTGGTGGTAACTTCTTTTTTGACACTATCGTATATTTTTTTCGGTAGAATATTGAAGAAGCGAAACGCAAAAGTGGAGTGGCGTGGAGTGGCCTATATATATATATATATTGTCCAGGCTGGAGTAAGTTTTGCCTAAAAGACAAAATGTCGTATAACAAAGGAAACTTTGGGCGTATAAAAGAATATTCGGCTTCATCACACTAATATATGTATCCGTCCAGCCAAGTCATTGTACTTTCCGTGTACTTTTCGCACGCGGTGATTGTGTTTGGCACGTGGGCGGTCATCTTTTTGGACGCCTTCAAGCATCGTCCAAGTGCGCGTCTCTATCACTATATACTGTCCAACGTGGCGCTGGTCAGCAGTTTGTGCTACCTGTGTCTCGCGGCCAACACCATGACTCCATGGGAAGAAGACTTTTTCCATGTCAAGAGCAGTCGGGCCTGGCATTCCGTCCTTCCCCGGTATATCGACTGGTGTGTCAGTACGCCTCTTCAGTTGGTGGTCATGGGCACCATGGGCCGACTGTCGGTCGGAAACATTTTCGAGCTGGTTTCCCTGCAACTCATTATGATTATCGCGGGGGCGCTTGGCCATATCTACGACTCTGTGTTTCGTTGGATATTCTTTAGCATCGGAGCGATTGCCTTTTACCCCGTGTACGTCTTTTTGTTTGAAGATTTCGATCACGAAGTCGTGGCGCGCTTCAGCGGGCGCGAGACCGCCGACCAGTTTTTTTTCTGGGGACGCTATCTGTTGATGACCTGGCTCATTTATCCGATACTTTGGATTTTACTGGTCACGGACGTGGCCAACTTTGCCGTCTTGACCATCATCTTTTCCTTCATGGATTTGTGTGCCAAGGGTGGGCTCGTGTACTGGCTGTTTACGTGTTGCTATCGCTCCCTCCACCTGTCGGAAAACGGAGAGGAAAAGATTGCCGAAGACGAGACCACATAAGGGGTAAAATATATTACAGAAGAGTAAACACAACTATTGAATTGTCGGATTAAAGAATACAGACATGCGTTGTGCATTCTTATTCTCAGTATTATTCCACTGGATGCTTCACGTTGCCATGACGCCCGTTCAAGGCAATGACACTGGAATGTCCAACACGCGATTGCGCGCGCTCCCATCCTCTTCGTCTCAATTCAACCCTCGCGCTGACAGCAACAACACTGAATGCACCCTCTCACCGTTTCTGCACCACTCTGGACGCATGATTGTCATGATTGTCGGCATCCAAGCAGACAGCGATGACTACAAGGGCAATCCGCATCTTTTTCTCCCTTGGCATCACCGCTCGTGCATGTGTCAGACGGTGGAGACGCGCCCTATCGCGCTCCAGCAAGCGCACCACCCCAACCCGTACTGGTTGCAATGGACCAGCAACACATGTCCCATGAACATTCGCGTCCGTCTCGAAATCGTCTCTCCGCACAGCGTGTACTGCACCACGCAGGGCTGGAACAATGGCACAAAGACGTCATGTGGCTTGTACGACCTCTGGCAACCAGTCACGAGCGCTGACGACGAGGACTGCCTCATGACTGCCTATCGCAAAACGGCGTGCAAAGACAGTTGGTGGGCTTTCATGAAGCGCAACGAGACGGGTGACAATGCTCTCAAGCATCCGTGGACCCTGCCATCCACCTGGGTGATTGCCCGAGACGCAAACGTCCTCCTCCGCGTGCGCGACTACTTCTTCTACTGCATGCGAACTCGGATGCCTCACCTGGAGTACCACTCCTTTTTCGACACGACTTGCCACGACTAGTAAGTAAGTACACTGTGGCGTACAAGGAACGATAAAAAATACAAGTGATGGATATTTTTTATTCAGCGACAACGCAGTGGCGGCGACGTCAATCGCTTCGCTACATCACAAAGACAAAGACCTTCGTAGATACTTTGCAAATTCTACAATATCGTAATTGTTGGATCGTAGCATCTCAGAATGCCTCGCTACAAACTCTTCGCGGGCTTGATCATTGTCGGCTACGTCGTTTACGGTCATCACGTTGTTGATCATCCTTATGGCTTTATAGTAACTGTTCGACTTTTCACTCGTAGACCTGTCTTGGATCTGTTGCATATCAGCGATTGGAGATAACATGTAGGCACTAATTTTATTTCCATTCCACATGGGTATCAAATATTGGTAAATGTCCATTTGCGTGATATGGTAGGAAGGTTTCACTTTCCGGTAAAAAAGAGCAGGATAGTTTCGGTGGTCGTACAGGGTTTTCCACAAGCTCTGTCCCGCTAAAACTTGATTTGCGTGCGTCCACTCCACTGGACTTCCCATGCGTTTCCCTGGCGGGGTTTCTGAAATCGTAATGGCCATTTTTATGACGCCAATCGCATCTTGCGGACCAGTCCAATTCCAAGTGAACCACATATTATCCAGGCAGACAGTCGTGTAGTCAATCAGCCTCACCCCTAATGCGAGTACGCCACAAACCATGCTTGCAAATGCTGATTCATTATTCCCCAAAAGTTCTTCCACCTTGTTTCGTGTAGTGTGCAAAGTCAAGGACAACCATTGTGAATGCGCGTACTGGTGTGGCGCTCGCCTCTCCATAACACACCACATGACATGGTCCTGCTTCTGAAACTGGGCTTCAAAGAGCCGAGCGCCGGACAAGATCGGGATGTCGTTCCCGCTCACGAGACACACGCACCCCTGGCGATCCTCTGGCAATTGTAGCCACTGCAGTATGGCGCGATAGGCCCTCAACTGTTCGTACACGATTGCTGGCGAGCACCACGAGGTGGGGCCCATGACACACGGATCGGGCGCGTCGCCAAGCCACAAGAATTCGCCCGCCGTATCAAACTTTGGTTTGGAAGGGGAATGCACTACAAACAGCATCTCCCTGTCTTTAGCAGCTGCTATGGAAAAGCCACGCCATTCACTCCATACGTGCTGTTGGGAGATAATGGAGTCGTGGGACAGAAAGAGTATCACGACGAGACCCGAGTCCGGTTTCAGCACAAGTGGCTTTGGACTGGGTGGTTGTGCTGCTGACGGAGGCGATAGTCGCGGCGTCAGGAGGGACATGACGACAGTGCAAACGATATGGAAGATGCCCATGCCCAAGCATAACCATACTGTTTGACGCCCATACACCAGGGTTTTAATTTTTCGCTGTTGAAATGCGACCCCCGCGCAGGTGGCCAGCCATGCATTGGCCAAAAATGCGTTTGCAAGGAGAAGCCAGCACCATTTACGTCCCGCCTGTCGGGCCACGAGATAAATAGTCATTTCGATTGACCACCAGAGATAACAAGCGAGCAAAGCCAAAAGAGCAAGAATGGCATATATCTTGACACTATTCGCACGTGCCATTGACGTCATTTTGGGTTTTCTTGTTCGCATATAATTTTTACAAATCTAGGTGCGGAACTTGCAGGGCCACTCCTCCAACAGCTTCTTGGGCCGATTCCGGTCGCCCTTTTCAAACACCCGGTGGTAGTGGCCATACCGGACTTCGTGCACGAGATTGCGATTCCCCTTGCGCTCGAACATGACCCACTCGTTGGCGGGGCCCTGGTGAGGCAGGGCGCCAAAGTACTGGACGCCCCGCCAAATGTAGCCCTTGTTGTTGGGCATGTTGGACAAGTTCTCCCGTATGTATCCGGGCACGGACTCCTCCACCCGGTGCAGGTAATCCCAATCGCGGACAATGTCCTTTTTCTGTCGCCTTTCCGTGCGATTGGCCTGGCGTCGGTCAGCGTAGAAACTGTCCACTTTGGCCTTCCTCTCCTGCTCCTCCTGGATCGACTCCTCTTTCTTGCGCAGGCGAATCTCCACCGCCCGGTCCGCCATGGATCGCTGTTGCTCATAGTACTCGACGAACGCTGGTGTGTCAACGGTGAGACTGGTCATGAGCGCGTTCAGGGACTGGATCTTTTCGTCATACGACGTGGTGCGCGAGAGGGATTCGCTCTCAATGCCCTGTTGCTCCGACCGGCGCAACGCCTGCTCGCGCCATCGCTCCTGCAGGCGACGATCCTCAGAAATCTTTTTGCGGAACTGGACGAGGTAGAACTCCTTTTGCTTGCGGTCGGTGGCGCTCATGCTATTGTCGACTCTTTCGATTCCTGTCCCACGCACGACAAGAAGAAATCGTTATTGTTTGCTATGCTATATATGCTATATATGCTATATATGCTATATATGTTATATAGAAGGTTTCTTTTTCTCAAACATCCATGTCTTGAACGGATCACTTTTTCTACATTGGAGTGTCTGCAAGTAATGTCATTGGACGTGACACGCCTTTCGATGCCGATTTATACAGTCGCGGACTGCTTTATAAATTTGTCCCACACGTTCTTGGAATGGATATCATTTTGTCTGTGCGCAACCAACTGCTGGACGACTGCAAGTTTTCGTTCGAATATTACAACTACGTCTTCATGGCATCTCTGATCGCCGTGATAGGCCTCATCACTGACAGTTCGACCACGATCATTGCAAGCATGGTCATCAGCCCCATGATGAACTACGTCTTGGCGGTGACGTTTGGTCTGTTTCTCAGCGACCTGAAAACGTTCCGAATCGGTCTGCTGGGCATACTGCAGAGTATCCTCATTTGTGTAATTGTGGGAGTCAGCGCAGGACTCTTCTTTAGCAAAACACTGGTACTGACTGATCAAATCATTCAAAGAACTGACATCGTCAACGTGTGGTGGGGCATGCTCATTGCCACGTTCTCAGGCTTTGCCACGGCATCCTCGTTAGTGTGCAACCAGAGCCACAACATGGTGGGCGTCGCGATAAGCACCAGTATTCTGCCGCCGGCTGTCAACTTTGGACTTTTGCTACCCAATTCATTGTGGAATCTGGACAACAGCGTCATGCTCCACAAGGTGTGGACATCGCTGGTCCTGACCCTTAGCAACATTATGTGCTTGTTCTTTTCCATCATTCTTCTATTGTGGCTTTATTCTCGAGAAATCACCAAGAAGCAAGTTTGGCTTTCGAAAGTAGCCAGCATCCGACAGTTGGATCTTGATGCCGAAGCGAACGATTACCCACCGCCCCGAATTGCATCCACCATCACTACACCAATCAATAATCGAAAGTAACAGTTGTTTCCATTGTTTTTGGAAATGGAGAATGGAAATAATGGTCGCCAGGGTGGCGCACGTCCTCCTTCGTGAAAGTTATTCGGGGATGCCTTGCGTGGCTTGTTGGAGCGACCGGCGCAATCCACCCGCCTGTTGCGATGAGATTCCGTTTGGTGCTTTGCTCTTTTGCAACTGAGCGATTTTTCTTTCAAGTTCGTCGCGCTGTCGTCGGATCGCAAGCAAAAGACCTTCCATTCTTTTTCCATATTGCGATTGAACATCATAGTCACCGACCCACTCCTTTGCAAGCTCACGTAGCGTACGTATAGATCCCAAGATGTAAGATCGTTGCTGTTGCGAATTCATTTTGATTTCTTTATACCAAAATTAATAAAAAAAAAACGATTTTGACCTTGTATGATTTCAGGTGCGTGCTGAGGAGGAGGGGTGTTTCTCCAGTCACCACAGACAGCCAAACGTGACTGATTGGCGTCGTCGGCCCACTTGTAAAAGGATAGAGGGCCACTAAATTATCCACGTCATCTCATGATGAGTTAATCCCGGTGGAGCGACCATTTCGCGCTGTACCGACTCACGGTAGCACGGCTCGCAGTGCCTGCAACTCTTGTCGCCACATCTCCTGGGCAGTCAGGCGCGCTAAGCGCACCCCCTCTGCCTTGAGGGCGCCCACCTGCGTCCTCCACTCGTCCAGGCGCTTGGCGTTCAAGTGCCGGATGGAAATGTCTACAAGAGACTGGGCCTCAGGGCCATCGATTGTATGCACACCAGCTTTGGCCAAGAGCGCCTTGAGATCAGTCGTCAGCGAGGCTTTGTGGTACTGCAAGAGGTGGTCCTTATGGAGCAACCATGTCACCCACTTGACCTTGTTTGACATCTCCTGCATGCGCCGTTTGGTCTGCGCAATCAAGTGCTCGCGACGCTTCTCATAGGCACGCAGGCGCTCCTCCACAAACATGGTGGCAACCTCGTCCAGGGAGGAGAGTTTGCGCAGACGACCCGTCGCATCCTGCAGCACCATATTGGTGAGGTGAATGGTTTCAGTGAGTTTCATGGTATCCGCGGTCGGCTGAAAGGGAGCGACGGCGACAAAGGTAAAGTGCGCTTTGGACGTGTCCGACAGATTGCGCAGCCGGTCAATGCATTTGGTGGCCACCAGCGAATCCAAAAACTCCTTGTACCTGTGGATCGACGTGGAGATGGGGATCTCGTCCACCGTCCAAACGTCCGTCGCAGAGGCGTGTGTCAGCCGGCCCGTGCACTTGAAGGCCGTGTCAGACAGTCGATCGATCATGCCAGTGAACCCGCGATAATGAGGTGTCCAGTCCATGCGCCATGCGCCCCCACTGAGATGCGTGTCTAGTGCCGCAATGAGTTGCAGTGGCTCAAACGGAGGTATGGTGCATGACCACCCCGTCCCGATGCCCGTCCGGCATCCATTCACGAGGATGAGGGGGAGGATGGGTAGGTAAAAGCATGGCTCGACCTGGGCGCCATCTTCCCAGCGGGGCTGGAGGACGGAGGCGTCTGCTGGAGGAAAAAGGGCCTCCAGGTAGGGGACGCCTTTGGTGTAAATGTACCGCCCACTGGCTGCATCTTTGCCGAGGTAGAGACGACTTCCGAACTGACCTTCGGGGGTGAGCAGAGGCAGGTTGGCAAAGTTGGCGCCTGTGAACTGCTGAGCCATCTTGCATATCGTGTCATGCAAACACTGCTCGCCGTGATGGTAGTGCGTCAGTTCAGCCACGTATCCAGCGAGTTGTGCCACTTTGATGGCCGGATTCCGGTGCAGGACGGGTTTCTCCAGCACCGCGTGAAGAATCTTGCGCTGGGACGTTTTGAGGCCGTCGAGGAGGTGCGGAATGCTCCGCTCGCAGTCGTCCACGCAAAAGCGGATCCACTCCTGCCTGAGAAAGAGGGAGATGGGATACCGCTGATCCGTGGGCTCTGTGGTCTGAGCCCGGGGATCGAACTGCTGGATCTGTGCCCGGCGCTGGGCGACCGCGCGGTCCGAGAAGCACTCGTCCAATGCGTTGGCCGCGCCTGCATCGAACTGCATCTCGAGGACGTGCTCGCCAAAGGACGCATCAATGTCATCGTTGGAGCACGTGCCAAGTCCTTTGAAGAATTTGCTCTTGACGCTGTGGTGTCCCTTGCAGTCCTCGAGGAACTGCCTGTACTTTTGCTCGCTGTAAAAGGTGAGGACTCGCGGCGCCCACACTCGGGCCACTGGAGCGCGCATCCAGTACAAGAACTGTCCCCTCTGTAGCAAGGAAGGGTTCATGACGTGGAAAAAGTTGATAATGAGACTGGCGATATGCACGCCATCCGTGTCTGCGTCCGTCAGGAGCACCACCTTGCCGTACCTCAGTCGCTGGAAGCCTGCAGATGCGGTGTAGTCGATATTTTTCTCCATGTTCAAAATGTCCATAAGATCCGACCATTCACGATTGGCGGATACAGCCTTGGCGGACGCGTTCCGGACGTTCAAACACTTGCCACGAAAGGGGTAGATCCCAAACACATCTCGCCCGCGACGTGATCCCCATCCCTTCTTGATACCCTGCACAGCAAAGGTCTTGGCGGACAGCCCCTCGCACAGAATCAAGACGCAGTCCGCAGAACGCCGACCACCCGCCCAGTTCGCGGCGTCGTACCCCTCCGCCTGCACCAGGCGTGAACGCGGGGCAGTCTTTCGCATCGTGGTCATTGCCTCTTGCACGCGCATCTTTTCCAGCCACTCTTTGCGAAACGCCTGCACGTGAGGCCACTTGCACAACTGTCGGGCGACGTCACCGACGGCTGCACTCCACCCTTGACCAGTCTCCAACTCTGCGTCACTTCGACTGAGGGAGGGTTGCGTGCACTGCGCCTTGCACTGGGAGTCGAACGTTGGGTTCGGTACGCGCGCCACCAGCACCATGCCAAAGAGCGCCTTGACATCCCGCACGCGGAAGGATGATGGACAAGTCCACTCCTGGATCATTCTTTTCCAAATGTCGTCGAGGAAGGGTTTCGCGAAATCGGCGCGAGCGTCCACTCCGTTGACGTAGGACACCACCACGGGCTCGTCTTTGGCCTGCGTGTGCGGAAAGAGGACGAGTTGAAACTGGAACTCGGGGCACTGCCTCTTGCAAACCGTCAGGTGCAGGGGCTTGCGCGCCATGTTGGGACAGACCATGGTGCAATAAGAGGCAACGTTTCGACACGTCAAGGAGGCAGTCCGCTTCTGCCCATCATGCGTGTAGTGAAACTTGACTGGCACGCCTAGAATCATGGCCAAGTCCTGGACATGTCGTAGCAACACTTGGAAGAAGGTGGCTGTGGGTGCATACACAGCATGGGGCTCGTGAACGCCAAACCTGTCCAGGTCGGGTTGGAACTCTAGACGCAACCGGTTGTGGGGTCGCGTCTTTTTAAGCTTGTCCAGGGACTTGATGATGGGTCGGCCGGGACGGCGCATGTTGTCTGTCCAGGTTTGCTGGTATGATTTGCGCTCGCTGGCGTTGTAAATGTCCACGGTGAAGCGCCGGGAAAAGACGTTGGTCAGTTTGACGCCCATGCCGTTCCGGCCTGACGAGTAGCGTTGCTCGGCGTCGTCGTAGTTGGTCGAACTGTGCAAGCTTCCAAACATGACGGCGGGCACGTACTCGTCATCCAGTTCTGTACATGTGCTCACGCACACGGGCGCGCCATCGTTCTCGCAAGAAAAGGTGCCTGAATCCGCGTCGAGCGCAAGCACCACTGCGGTCAGAGGCGTCTGTCCGTCCGCCTGTCTGCTCCGCCAGGCGTGGTCGACAATGTTGGCCAAAGGCTCCTTGAAAATTCGCAGTAATCCTTCAGAAAACGTTGCGTCCCGCATCATGGACAAGGTAACGGGGGGTGAACCGCTAACTTCCTGAAACAGCCCGACCAAAATGGCGTCTTCGTGCGTCGTTGGCGCTGTCGACCCAATGTACATGTCGGGTCGGTGCAGTACGTGTGAAATGGGGTCCAGCCGTTGACAAGTGGGTGCGCTTTTGGTGGACGACATGTCCAACAAGGTGGTGATATATAGATATAGATATAAATATAGAGATATACGATTGTTGTCACTTTTGAAATGATATAGTCATATCTATATATGTAGATCTCGTTTTCATCGATTGGCAAAAAAAAATTTCCGTCGTTTGTTTGAAGAAGACGACGCCTGTCTTTTTATTTTATCGCCACTACTAGCAGTAGTGGCGACAACTGATAATAGATAGAGACAAGAACGTTTAGCCACATCACTGACATGATTGGAATGACTGATACTTGTTTGCATCTCTCTGAGATTATCGACAGGCACGACACTGACAAGGGAAGCGTATATCACAACTATGGAAGACAGTATGACCCAATTCTAAGACGTTACAGAAATAAAAACATCTCATTGCTCGAGTTAGGAGTGTTTTACGGTGGTTCCGTTACTATGTGGAGAGAAGCATTCCCGAATGCTGTAAACATAGTAGGCGTAGATATCAACCAGCAATGCGCCCAATATCGTAATGAAGAACTCGGTATTCATATAGAGATTGGAAATGCAACAGACCCAGACTTTCTCGAGAAAGTTAATGACAAGTATGGCCCCTTTGATATTATCGTCGATGATGCCTCTCACACCAATACGGATGTCATAAAGTCTTTCGAACAACTATTTCCACTGTTGCAAGACGATGGTGTTTACATCGTCGAAGATACGAACACCTGGAAAAGTCCTCAGTATGTAGACCCTAAGTTTCCGAACCATCTGGACTATTTTGCAAGATTCCTACCCTTCCTGAATCAGTGGCGTTTCGACTCCGAAACTGGCCCCCTAGACACTTGCGCCGATCCCTTCAAGATTATGAAAAAAACAAACGATATATTCGAAGCGACTATCGACCAGATCGTATTTGGGTGCTCTTTCATCGCTATACACAAGAAAACGAGACATCACTGGTTGACAACTTAATTGACAAATTACCATGGTATCTTAAAGTGGTAAACGTATCATTCAACAGGATTTGAAAAAGTTGCGATTGATGACTGCCATGAAACTTCGACTTCGTCTGTAGTAAGCGCCTTGGGAGAAGCCCATCGGCATGGTTTGTTCCGCAAGTGGGGCCTCTCCAACTTTTCGCTAGCCCAGTGCTTGGAAATCACAGATGCGTGTGAAGAGCAAGGAGTTGTGAAACCTGCAATTTACCAAGGCATGTACAACGTTTTTTGCAGAAAGGTTGAAGAAGTGCTCCCTTCTTGCGTGCGGAGGACATGACCTTTTGGGCCTACAATCCATTAGTGGGCGGTTTCGTTTGTCGACATACGAAACAGAAAGACGAATCGCATGCGACAGTTCACACTTCAGGTAGATATGCAAACCCAATCTACCAAGCTTTGTTCTTGAAGCCAACAATTTCCCACGCCTCTTCGCTTCTGGCCAATACTGGCGCAGGGGCTAAATTGGCACTGACGTGGCTACGGGACGAGTCATTGCTGTCACTAAACGATTGCGTCATTATTGGTGCGTGTAGCCTTAAGCAACTGTCCATGAATTTGGAGTTGTGGACGTTTCCTTCCTTGACTGAAAAAGATAAAGAATGCATCGCCATAGCGCAATCCTTGGTGGACCCTGTGGAGATTCCACTAGCCCACTTTTCAGCTTTCGCACTTTGGTAGAGTCCGGTAGTCGCCAACGCTCGTTTGTCGTCGCGTCTTGGCACTATCCATACATAGGCATACATAGGCATACATAAGCAACACACACCTGTCATTTCATTCTGCCTATCAGAGAGATGTGCGTGGGCAGCGGAGTGTGGGCAATTCCAATATATCGCGTATGAATTTGATGTTGTTTTTCACGCTGTATCGGGGCCAAGAGAAACCGTTCTCGAAGCCCACGTGGCGAGCCAAGGCCACAGTGTTTTTGCGCTTGTCGGTGAAGAACAGGTAGACTTGGCCCCAGTCCTTGATGCCTTGTTTCCGCGCTATGTCTTTGAAGACTGTCACGTTGATAAAGTCCACCATCTGTGGCTCTCCTCGAAAGTCACTCCTCAAATCGACGAGGGAGTGTCTTGTTCGGTACATACTTTTCAGTTCAGTGTCCGTCTCGAGCGGATTGTGGAAGATCCACCCTTTCGGAGGAGGCTCGGACGGTGGCATGTGCCATTGTACGAGGTCGTCCACTAGGGTTTTCAACCTCATTTCACCCAAGACTCGATCAAGGGCAGGTTGACGAAAACTGGAATCATTAATGATATACACCCTGATGTCGTTCTGCTTCAGCCCCGTGAGAAAGTTAATGACCATCAGACGAGTATTTTGACTAAGATTGTTGTTTGCGTCCAATATTAAGTTGATATCAATGATAACAACTTTTGGGCACTTCCTCGCAACCTGTGTGACAGCAGGTGGTATCAGGGCGACCTGCGTGACAAACGCAGTTGTCGTAATGATCAAAAGCGTTGCGCAAAGTATCCAGGGGCTACCAAGGACCAACCAGTTGATGGCTGAGAATTCCCTCACAGGGCGTTTATTCAGGTATACCACCCAGATTGTGGCAGACATTTGTACAGACAGCATCAGTATCGCTAGTGTTGTGCATGCAAAAAAGATAGTACTGACCCATTTGTTCGGGTCATAGTGGGTTTCGGCCCAGTGACGGATAAAACTTAGGATTGCCCCCAGTGCTACAAGTCCAGCGAAGGTGTATAAACTGCGCATGATTAACATGTTGCGTCGGAAAGCGCTTGTCGCTCCTTGATAACAACTCAAAAGGGTGGTGACCAGGAGTGTCAAACCAAGCATTGTAAAGAGAGTGAGAGGTTCTCCGACCGCGCTCACGCATCGCAATAGTTCCTCGTCGTAAACCTGTGTTGCCGACATTGTACAAGTGATTTACCACTGTGCGGTAAAAAAATAGTTAATGACTGTGAATCAACACATTACGACAAAAGCCAAATTTTTTCAAAACATATTTACCTATGGTAGTAGTAGGGTTACGACAGTCATGATGATTGCCGATCAAGAGGATTATTCCATTAAATTTAACTACCATCCACAGGAACGTGATGACCGTGACTACCGCATCCTGTACGATCCGAGCATACCGTCTGAGTTGCTCTTGGCCACGAGTCGTAACAGTGCTGTCAAGTCCATCGTCGCACTCGATTGGTCACCACTCTTTGGATTCTTGTACCAACAGGGGCACATTGGTTGCTGTACCGCGTGCGCCACGAACAGCCTCTTTTGCTTCGTGGCCCGAAAGAATCGCTGGATACCTTCACCCCTGTTCACCTACTTTGGGTCTCGCGAGATGGAAGGAAGCACCGCCCGCGACGCTGGGTCCTCCATGCGGAACAGCATCAAATCACTAGCGAAGAACGGTGTATGCGCCGAGCCCACTTGGCCTCTCACGATGCCCGTATCCATGCGACCATCTGCCATTGCCTCGCAAGAGGCAACCGGAAACAGGGCTATCCAGTACGTGGCCGTCTCGGTGTCCGTCGAACAGTTTCGCCAGGCACTCCTGAATCGGCACTTGGTCGCGTGCGGTTTGCCCGTGCACGTCTCCTTCCTGAACGCCCCTGGAGGAAACGTTCCCGTTCCGCCCACGAATCGATGGGATCGCCTCGTGGGGTACCACGCCGTGCTCATTGTCGGATTCGACGATGCCAAGCAAAGGTTCAAGTTCCGTAACTCATGGGGCACGCGCTGGGGCCAAAGCGGGTACGGGACGATTCCCTACTCCATGGTCAGTAAATGCTTCGATGCCTGGACCATTTTGACCGTCTCCACCACCGTCCAAAGCACGAACGCTACCGTCATTCGGCCCAACGCCTAGATCCTTTTCTTTATTCACGATAGGGGTATTCACGATAGGAGTATTCATGATGCTCAAAAACTTGTTGCTGATCAGGCTCTGGTAGGGTGGGCACCTGAAAGCCGTGCGCATGTGTCTCCAATGCGGGTGCTGGTACAGCGAGAGCAACTGGGCGTCTCCGCGACCAATCCACATTTCAGGGTCGAGGTAGGCTCCGCCGATGGGGAGTGGCAGTGTCCGCAGATACTCCGAGGTCGCCCACCAAAAGTTGCCCGAATAATGGCGGGCGGGCCACGCCTGCACATTAGACCCCACGGCCCCATGCGCCCTGGGATCGCGCGACAGCGCTTTCAGACACAGAGGCCAGCACTTGACGACGAAGTGTAGCATCATTTCACGCCACTCATGGATTTTCGCGTGGTGCACGGGTGGCTTGCTCACTCCTTTGGAATGCACATACAAGACAAAGAACTCACCACCGTCTGTCAACGCTTGCTGGGCCATTTCCGCGAGGCGGTGCAAGGTCAGCCTCTCGTACTGACGCCGGTTGACCTGGCACGCCCACAGATGCAGGGGCACGCCGGAAGGCAAGAGGGGGCGGACGACGTCGTCCGCCGAACCCGAGACGCAGTAGTAGATGCCACTCAGGATAGCATTTAGCCCGCTGTCCACAACGGCGTCCATGATATGTCGGACAATTTCTCGGAAATGATTCATGGCACAAACGTGCAGGCACAGGTACACGCGCCTGCTCGGGCGGAAGGGCAACAGGGTCGTCGCAGTCATGGGCTCGGTGTCACTCATTTCATATATTTTGGTGTGCTGGGAATATTCTTTGCTCCTACTATCGCACAATATATGAAGAAATCTCATTATTGACGTCTTTACGCTTTACATGCTCATTTATGCTTTACGAAATCAATGTCCGTTGTGGGGTTGGGCTGGATCCGTGAGTGAAAGTCGACCTTGAAGACATCCAGCGTCGTCCAATCCCTGCCCACGAGCCCTCCCGTGTCGCGAGAGTCAGTGTTGAGACACCAGTAGAAAAAGTCGCGAATATCGTGATGGATCAGGTACGACTCGAGCAAATGATGCCAGACCCTGTCCTCGTCGATCGCCCACCCGCCAATCTCGCCAAGCACCACCGGGTTGGGGTATCGCTGCAGGAGAAAGCCGAACCAAGTATCCAACGTTTGGTACGTGTCCTGGAGGGCAACGTCTCCGCGAATGGAGTATCCGTACACGTGGGGTGAAAACACCACCTGCGAGTCAGGCAGGAGCGTTTCGAACGAGTGGTCCATGGAAGTGAAGCCCCCTCCCCACACGGACGAGGACTCCTGGATGCCTCCCACGAAAAAGAGGCCCTTGAAGGGTGGGCACTCCGCCTTGACAAAGGCGATGAACTGCGTCACAAACGCTGCCCAGACGGGCCAGTTGATGCTACCGTGGGGCTCGTTCTTGATATCGATGCCCAACAGGTTTACATATCGAGCAAACTCCCACACCACCTCTTTCCACGTGTTCAGAACGATATCGGTGGTGATCTGGTCCGACCAGGGGTACTGCGTCACTTCGTACGCAATCGTGTGAAAGTCCAACAGTATCACCATGTGTCGCTCCATTGCTTTTTGAAACAGGACGTGCATGGTGCTCCGAACGGACATGCCTGCGAGCCACTGGTTGGAGTCAGACAAGCACGCTCCGACGGGCGCCTGTTCCCAATTCAGAATGGTCTCGTAGCCAAAGGGCACGCGCAGGGCGTTGTACTTCAGACGTTGCAACATGTCCAGGTAGTAGTCTAGTTCATGGTACTCCAATCCGCCTAGTATAGTGCACTGCGTCTCATACCCGAACCAGTTGATGCCTTTCAGATGAAAGACTCGATTCTCTGGAACATAGACAATCTTGTGATCTTGATTGGTTGTCCACCAGGCCGTCTCCTTGGCAGCGCAAGAGGAGCCCACCAGCCAGAAAAGCAGTATTCGTGGCCACCAGATGCCCATATTGTCATCCCGCTTCTCTTTTTCCATTCTCTGACATAATAATATAATCCACTGCCTGAAAAGCGCGTCAAGGATGCAAACGCTACAGGAACTGTGGCATCAAACGCAATGTGAATACGGAGCGACGACTGGGGAAACCATACTTCGATTCATTCATGATCATCATGTTCATCATGCTCCACACCCCTCAGAACCCAAACGCACAATGCTACACATTTATTGTCACGACCACCAGCCAAACCAAGTGCTGACACCCCTCATGCGGGATGGTGCGCTCCTTGTGATTCCAAACGGACACGATGTCTGCGACGTGTCCCACGCATTTGCCCGCGTTGGCGACAGCATCGCCATCACCCACACTCACGTCACGATGGCCACGCTGGCCCCCTTGGTCAAAAAGTACTTGGGGGACAAACCCATCGAGACATGCATCTTGGACATGGACGGCAACGAATACTGGATCCTCAAGGCGCTACTGCGTGACACTCAGTCCTATCCCACCGTCATTGTCACCAAGTTCCAGGACATTTTGGGTCCCGTCGTCAGTCAAACCATTCCCTACCAAGAGCAGTTCCGTGCCTGCAAAGTGGCCCGTAATAAGGACACAAACGGCAACTTTGAATGCAATTTCGCAGGCGCATCCCTGGTGGCCTTTATGCGATTGCTCGAGCCCCTGGGATACCGTTTGGTCAGCCTCATCCCCCAGGGATACGTGGCGTTCTTCATCCACTGCCCTGGGCAACAAACCAACATCTTGCACGAGGAACAGTTGCCCAGCATTTTCGCTCAAATCCCCAAGGTCGCAGAGGGAATGCGCACGCGGTTTCCCTCCGTCCAGGACATGCCCTGGCAGACGGTGTAAATGTCGCGGTATATTATAAACTGATACAAGGACGATTCCCTCAATATGTGGCTGTCCGCGCTTTCATCGGGTATCGCCAACTTGCTTCAAAACACATGGACTGCGTGCCCCTGGTGGGTCCGGCTGGCAATCATAATCACTATCCTCATTACCGTCGTCTCGTTCGTTCGCCGCACATGGCGCGCTTTGCGCGGGCTGGGCGCGCAAGACACGACGACGCCACAAGACGTCACGCTGACCAGTATCGGGCAGCATTTTCTCCTGTCCTTTTTACGAAATCACCCTTCCAGCGTCCTCTCCACACCCAAACCACGAGATGCATCGTGGGGTGCGCTCCCTCCACCATCACCAGTATCACCCACGCCAGTCCCGCAGGCGCGCGCTATAGACAGCGGTCGCGCTGTAGAGAGCAAGCCCCCTTCCCAGTCGTCGACTGATCGGCGTAGCCGGGGAGAGATCCAGTGCAAGAGCATTGCGGAATCCTTCTTCAACAAACCCTTTAAGAAATGTCGTCCCGAGTTTCTGCGAAACCCCATCACCCAGGAACGACTAGAGTTGGACCTGTACAATGACGAATTGCGTCTGGCCATTGAGTTTCATGGACAACAGCACTATTTCTACAGCAAGTTCTACCACTCACAGTCCAAAGACAAATTCCAAAACCAGCAGTACCGAGACTTCCTGAAGCGAGACCTCTGCCGGCAACACCGCATCCACCTCATAGTCGTTCCATTCTCCATCGGCCCAGACGACATGGAGCCGTTTCTGCAACGAGAGTTCGACCGCTTCCTCCACCTGCGGAACGTCTACGTGCCTGACGAAGCGACATAGGCGCCACATAGGCGCGTTACAAGTGCAGAAAAGAGCAAAGTGGAAACTACTTCATCTATTTCCATTTTTTTCTGTCAAGATTAGAGTTTACGGAATCTGACTCTTCTCGCGTATCCACGCGTGGATACGCATCGCTACGCGTGGATACGCGACGATACGATCCGACTCGCAGCCACGAGTGGAGAAAAGAGACGAAATGGAAACTATTTCATCTATTTCCATTTTTTTCTGTCAAGATTAGAGTTTACGACAACTGACTCTTCCCGCGTTTCCCACGCGTGGATACGCATCGATACGCATCGATACGCATCGATACGCATCGATACGGTCCGACTCGCAGCTACGAGTGGATAAAAGAGAAGAAATGGAAACTATTTCATCTATTTCCATTTTTTTCTGTCAAGATTAGAGTTTACGGAATCTGACTCGTCTCACGCTTCGCCACGCTCCGATACGCAACGATACGCATCGATACGGTCCGACTCGCAGCTACGAGTGGAGAAAAGAGAAGAAATGGAAACTATTTCATCTATTTCCATTTTTTTCTGTCAAGAATAGAGTTTACGGAATCTGACTCGTCTCACGCATCGATACGG